GATTATTTAAAGAGAGAGATTATATTTTAGTTTGCGAGAGAAATAGTCAGGACGATTTTTACGTACATAAAAGATTACTTTAACAAATTATTTTCTACTAAATAATCATATGGCTGACGTAACAATATCTGGATTAACCTTAAATACTCCCAATAAAGATAGCGCAGTAATCCCTTATTCTGATGGCTCTACGACATATAAGACGAGTCCTAGCGGGATAGTAGCGGCAAGTCCAGGTTGTGTGTTACAGGTACAACAAGCAGTTTATAGTGATCAAATAGATTATAATACGGGAGGCTCAGGAATAACAACTTGGACAGATTTTCCTAATCTATCTGTTTCTATTACTCCAAAAGCACTTAATAGTAAGTTCCTCTTGAATGGAGTTGCTCATTTCTGTATGAACCCTACAACCTCATGTAATTTTAGATTTGTCAGAAATAACTCTCCTATAGGGGTAGGCTCATCCGGTGCAGGAGGACAAGCATCGTTTCGAAATAGTAATGGCAATTCTCAATGGGCAACATGTGCTTCAAACATATTTCTAGACAACACAATTTTAACAAATCTTAATCCTATAGTGTATAAATTACAATTCCATCCATTTACAGGAGATCCCAGACAAATTAGACTTAATAACTCTTTTTATATTGCAGGTAATAATACTGATGGATTTAGATGTATATCTACTCTAACAGTACAAGAAATAGCTGGATAAATACTAATATGGCCGATGTAACGATTTCTCAATTACAATCCAATACACCGAATAAGAATACAGCCGTAATCCCTTATTCTGATGGCACTACGACGTATAAAACCAGTCCTTCGGGTATAGTTGCGGCAAGTCCGGGTTGTGTTTTACAGGTAGTATTTGGTACCAACTCAACTGCTATATCACATACCTCAACATATGTTAATGTCATTTCACAAAGTATTACTACTATAGGTTCTAATAGTAGGATATTGGTATCTATAAATCAGCATTGTGCCACAGGACAAGATGCAGGTATAGGCTTTAGAATATTAAGAGATGCTACAACCCTAATAACATATGGAGGTAATTCCACTCAAGGAGGTATACAGCAAGTAGGAGGAACAGTCAATGTACAGATTAATAACCTTCTTAATTTTCAATATTTAGACACCGGACCATTAACTACAGGAACATCCTATACATACTATGGCCAAGCCAATAGGATAGCTGGGGGTAATTTTGTTACCACAAACGTGGGAGGTAATAGAATTAGCACAATTTCCTTAATGGAAATAGCTGGATAATTTATTTTGTCTAATAACAAGAAGGGTTATCCTTTAGCTTTAGCGCACGGTTCAGAATCGAATTTTCCCGTACTTAGACATTAAATATTCAATATGGCTGACGTAACTATAGGTCAATTAAACTCGGGAATTCCCAGTAAGAATAGCGCGATAATCCCGTTTTCTGATGGCTCTACGACGTATAAAACAGCTCCAAGTGGGATAGTAGCGGCTAGTCCGGGATCTGTTCTTAAAGTGGTTAACGCTGTATTAACATCTCCCGTGACAACAACATCTTCTTCATATGTAAGTACCGGTTTATCAGTATCCATTACTCCTACCTCTCTAAACAGCAAGATATTGGTGATGTTAACAGGAATAGCAACATCCTCAGATATTGGAGGATCACAAAGCTTGTTTAAAATAATAAGAAATAAACCTACTGCTAATACAGATGTTGACAATCAAAGTACTCAGTCCCTTGGAGGAGATGTGGCTTGTGCAGTTGTTGAGGGCAACTTACCTGGATATCCAGCCTATCCATCCAATAACCCTGGAACTAGTAGTAGAAATAGAGGCAGTATAAATTGTACTTTATTAGATTCACCTAATTCAGCATCTCTGGTAACATATACGCTAATGTTTAAAAATTATCAAGGAGCAGCTACAGCATTATTAGGAAGATGGAGTTGGGATACAAACTGGTCTACGCCAACAACGTTAACCTTAATGGAAATAGCTGGATAAATAGACAAAAAACACATAGAATTTCGGGTTTTTTCAGGGAAAATGCAGGATTTTTAATAGGACTGATAGAGCCGGGCCCCTAGAGCTACAATAGGTTATAGAAGAAATACAGAAATAATGGGGAAATACCATTAAATGCTTGACTATAATACGCGAGCATATACAATAAGAGAATGATAAATGTAACTAAACCTGACTTCTGGCCTCAGGAAAGAGTAGGGCTTCCTTTTGAGAAGTACGAAAAGCTCTCCGATGACGCCAAGAACATGTATAATAAGATCTATGATTACTGTACCTACTCCTCAGACCCACGTTACCAGACCCTCCATAAATTCCGTAAAGAGATTAATAGCTTTAACGGGCGTGATAAAGCTTTCTTAATTGAATATTTTAACTCTGATCCGGCTATTAACTGGCCGGGTATTTCTGACTTACCGTGGAAGTACTACGAGAAACCTTATTAAACCTTTTAGCAAATACACACAAGAATATTATACTCATTCCGACGGTGGCAGTTAAACCTTTTAATACAACTAAATTATCACCTATATGTATTATGGCTTCGAACATATATAGAAATATTTAATCAAGTATTATCCCTTTTTTTCTATTATACTTGGTTATATTTCAAACAAACTTAAACAACGATTATCCCCGCCCGAGGATAATAGACTTGCCTATTATCCTCCCCCCTCTATAATAATATCTTATGGCTAGATGGAAGAAAGGTCAATCTATATATACCAAGTTTATCGATAACTTGGTCGAACACGTTTCTACCCATTACGATGATATCATTAACCCCCGGTCCTCAGGAGTCATTGCATATGCAAAGGCCTGTGTACCCGATTTTATAGATGGTCTAACGGTTAAAGACCTCGCCCTCATCCACGAATACCTTATGTATATAACTGAGATGAGATCCGATATCCGCATACCCACCTACGTGTATATGGGCGGGGACCGGATTATGTCTGTTACCCGGCATATCCAAAAGAATATAGACCTAGAATTGGCCAAACAATATGCATAATTACGAAATGGCTTTAGGCTCTACCCTTATTGTAGAACATATAATAGATGCTTCTAACAAACACCTCAACCCTCTTCCTATCTGCTATTTTGGGATTCTAACCTTTACTATCTTTCTTATTGCAATTTCTTACTTTCTCTATTCCCAAATTACTAAAAGGTAAACTCCAAAAAACCCATATAGAATAAGCTTGACTGCCTTTTCATTTTATATTATAATACCACATCCCCTTCTCTATTTTTTTTATAAAGGTTCAGAGCTCCCCCCTCCGGCCGTAATCTTAAGGTGGTACATATAGTATAATGGAACTAGCAATTCTGTCAATAACAAAATAAAGCTTGTTTCAACCCAAAAAGCCCATATAATATAGGTATGTTAAATAAAGCAAAAGTCGAACAACTACATAACCAATACCTACAATTTGAAAAAGCTATTAGTAAGGTTAGCTATAATAAGCTTACAGAATTGTTGGATGTTAATGAAAGTAATTTAGATAGTTTTGATAAAGTGTATGGGGATAAGGTTTGTGAATTGTTAGAAGTGTATGCTACTATCAAATCTATAATTAAGGAACGCAATAAGCTTGCCAAACTAGTTGACTAAATTTTAATTTCAGCCATAATATAAAAATGAAAACAAGTTGTAAAGTGTGTAATAATAAAGTGGTAGGGGCTAAAATTAGAGAGCTCTTTAAAGAGGGTTGTATAAAGAATGGTGCTACAGTTGAAGATGCCTATTATGCTAATATGCATAATTGTAGCAGATATAATAATAAGCTAGTAGATGGTTATAAGATTGTCTATAAAAGTTTAAATTATGGAGCATTCAAAATGTTTAAAAATGATCGCATTAATGTGCAAAAGGTATGGAAGTATGTATTAGAGCATATTAATAAGATTGATAGTGGGTGGGTGTATAGGGAGTATAGTGGAGAGCATTATGGGATTAGTAAGGAGTTTAGGGTTGACTAAATCCAAACTTCCAATATAATAGGAGTATGATGAAAAGCAAAATTGAAAAAGTAGTTAGGGAGTTGAAAGCTGATTGTGAAACTGAATTTGAGGATAGTAATTATGAGGATGTAGTAACAGACTTATACCCCTATTTGAAGAGGATTAATGAGATTAGTGGGTTAAATGATAATAAGAAGCAAGATAAGATTTATGAGGAGTTGAAGGATTTTTGTGGTGAAGCCTATTTCCATGTTGCTGAATGTATGTGGGCAGATTTTAATGATAGTTATATTGAAAAGACTGTTAATAAGATTGAAGAGATTTTGGTTGACTAAATCTAAAATTCAGCCATAATAGGAGGTATGATGAAACTAGAAAGAAAGAAACAAATTAGTGAGCTTATTGAAGAGACATTCAATAATGTCACCAAACTAAATGACCTACTCAAGAAATCAGATTATGTGTGGGCCAGAAAGAATAGTGAATCTGAAAATGATGATGATTATGAATTGGCTGAATCCATTCTTGGGGTGGGAGAGAATCTTAAAGATTGGGGGAAGATGTTTGAATGAAAACAAAAAATAAGAAAAAGACATTTGAAGTTGATATTGCAGTCACTCTCTTTATCACAAAAGAAGTAGAAGCAGAAGATGAAGATGAAGCTCAATCTATTGCAGAGCATTCCATCAAGACAGGAACTGTTATGGATGCTTGGCAGAGTGGAGATTGTGAGATTGAAAGTCAAGGATGTACTGAAGTGGAGGTAGAGTGAATACATTCAAACCATACAATCAAACTAATGTGGTAGACTTCTATAAGGAGTTGGTGAAGAGGTGGGCAGATGATCAGTTAGATCAACTTCATGAATACCCCATCACTAATAGGAAAGAGGCATTAGAAAGGCTTCTAGATAGTTCTCTTGATGTGTTTAGGGATGATATTACTGAAGAGATCAGAAAAAGAAATTTATCTTTTTTGGTTGACTAAAATCCCAATTCAGATATAATAGGTGTATGATGAAAAACAAACAACAGTATCTATCAATTGACTTGTATAATGGCAAAAGCAAGTGGATCTCTCAAAAAGACTTCCTTGCATTTACTATTGGAGATGAATATGATGGTAAAGATAGTAAAGGGTACTATTATGAGTATAAGACTGATGTGGGGAAAACTGAAAAAGAGTACTATAATTGGAGGGACAATTTTGAAGACATTCAAAAGACTCCTACCCATACCATCTATAAAACTGAAGAGTGTATGTTAATTGACTTCACCAATCATGACTTTAAGGGTAGTTGGTTAAAGGAGAACAAATGAAAATCAATAAAGAACAAAAAGAGAAAGTACTAGAAGTACTAGAACAATTAGCTGAAGATGCAGGTTATGAGAGTTATGAGAGTGGTGGTATGGAGAATATTGATAATGTAAATCCATACTACAAGAAGATTTGTAGGGTTCTTAAACTCAACTCCTAACCCATCATAATGGAAAAGGCTTATTGTAAAAGATAAGTCTTTTCTGTTTTTATATAGAAAAATGTTCAGTCCAGTCCTCCCCCCTCCTGCCGTAACTTAAGGTGGTAGGTATATTGTATAGGGATTTAGGTTTTGGTCAATAACAAAATAGTATTTGACTTAAACCAAAATTCTACTATAATAGTTGTATGTTAAATAAAAACGAATTTGATAGTTTTGAGGAAATTGAAAAGTTTATTTATGAAATTGGGGATAGAGATTTAGAGATATATTTTGATAATTTGAAGGAAAGTTATGGGGTTAGTGAATGGGGGGAGGAAAGGATTATAGAGGAGTTTAGTAAGTATGTGGTTAAAAGTGGGATTTATTTTGTTTGAATAAAAAGTAATTTCCAATATAATATAAAAATGATGAATAAAGAAGTTAAAAATATATATGGTGGTGAATTGGTAAGTGAAAAGGATGTAATTTGGGATGATGATAAGGAGGTGTTTATTTGTAAGAAAGAATTGGAGGAGGGTAAGTATTATGGTTATTATTGTGATGTAAGTAATGAGGGGTTTGTATTTTGGAAGAAAGATGGGAAGGTAGATTATGATGTAGGAGATGTGGATGAATATGGTGATTGGATTTTAGTAGAGAAAGGAATTGTTAAATGAATAAAGGATTGAAAGTTAATAGAGGAGAGGATATGGATAGTTTGTATGAAAGTATGGAATATGATTTTGAGAATGGAGCGGGTATTATTGATAGTTTGAAGCGTATTAATAAAGTTCCGAAAAAGGATTGGGTAAAAGTATTAGAAGGGTTTAAGGAGTGGGAGTTAAGGGAGTTGGGAGAGAATAGTGAATGGGATAAAGATGAAATGGATAAAGAGAGTGTTGAGTTTATAGAGAAGAATAAGATTAAATGGAATTGGATGTATTGATTTTGGAGTTGACAAAAAAGTAAATTCCCGTATAATAGGAGTATGATGAAGAAAATATATTTGAATATTGATTGGATGAGTAGGAGTGTTAGTGTTAGTGATAAAGAGGGATTTGAGGATTGGAAAAAGTATTTGGTGGAAGAGAATAAATGTGGGGAGAATAAGGATGGGAATAGTTTGGAGATTTATAATGAGGATGATGAAGATGAGGGTGATAGTATGGTAGAGTTAGAGATTGAAGAGAAAGATTTGTATTGACCCAAATCTAAATTCCCCTATAATATGTGTATGATAAATGATACAGAGAAGAGTGAGAGGGAGTTGTTTATAGCTTATACAATTGAGAACATTATAAATGGGCTCAAATATATTGGCAATGAAGTGGATCCAGAGAATACCCCAGCCTGGAATAGTATTAGAAAGCAGTTAGAAACTATTGATAATCAGGTTGATAGGCTGGTAAACAGGACTAAATGGAAATGAAGTTCTCTTATAAGAAGCTGATTGATGAGCATACAAAAGCTCTCAAGTTAAGATGGGGGGATGATTGCCTCTCTAAAGGAAGTAAGACTGCTATCAATTATGGATGGGGGCAGACAGATAACTCTATCTGCTCTAAAATTTATTTGGAGAGTGGGCATCAAGTTTTAGATACTTGGTTTGATGAAGAGGATATGATTTACAGGTCAGCACAATCAGATTATTGAGTTGACTAAACTTAAAGTTCTTTCATAATAATAGCAGTTCCTTCCGCAGTACGGGTTTGACTAGCCCAATTGATGTACTGAAGCCCCAACGCCCAGAGTCTGAGGCGGGTAAAGGTGGGTATATTGTCCTAACTACTGTCGACGTTACTAGAGTAGGGGAGTCGGAAGGAGCTACTTTTTTAGTTGACGCAAACAGAAGTTCAGCCATAATAGTAGTATGATGAAATTCGAAACACAAAGACAGATTGAATATTGGTTGGAAGAAATGAATAACGGACATTTCGATAATATGTATGAGAATTGTTGTGATATGTATGATAGTGAGGTGTTGATTGTTGATGAGTTTAATAATCAAATCAATTTCTTCTTGAGTGAGGCTTGTCCATAATTTGGCTTGACCCAAACCTACATTCAGCCATAATAGTAGTATGATGACAATGACGATCAGAGAAGCGGTGAAGAAGTATAAGAAGAAGGATACGTGCAGGTACTTCTTGAAATGTACCAATAAAGCCACCACCACCATCCCCAGTCCTATTCTGGGTGAGGTGCCTGCTTGTAAGAGCTGTTCAGACTTCTATAAGAGACAATCATGACATACAGAGTTACTTGGTATTCAATGTGGGCCAGACCTCAGATATATGATGGGCTCACCAAGCAAGAAGCAGATACTTTAGTCTGGCAGGGTAGGGAGAGTCAGTATAAAGTAAAGGTAGAAGAGTTTGAGATAGATGGTGATAATCGAACTACACTCGAATAACGCCCCCCGAGCTTAAACTTTATAGTTGACCAACCCCCAAGAAGCACCTACAATAGTAGTATGATGAATAAAGAAGTTACTTACGAGATCTACGATACAATGATTGGTGATTGGCGCAAAGTCTCCGAGCCTGCTATCGGAGGTATTAAGTGGGAGAAGCGTGAGCAGATCGGGGATGAGGTCCAATCTGCCTATTACGATAACTCCTTCTACAAGGTACCCTTCTATGGCCCTTACGATCAGGGTCGTATCCATCGTGCTCTCAACAATTTATATCCCGCACGATTCAATAAGTTCGGTGGTTATACTACCGTTTCAAGCGTAGAGCAGCTTGATGATCAACACATTAAGGTAGAGCTCTGCTACCATATCGGAGACTAACTATGACAAGTAAGCTCAGAGCATTCGAAGACATCATATTAAACATACCAGAAACGTGCGAGCTTAAGGGAGCTCTAAGGGGCGCTATCAACGATAGTGATATTCGTACCGAAGATAAGCGTCGGTTACATATGCACATCAATCAATGTAACACTATCAACGACTTACAGAGGTTATTCTACAACGCTTTACTCAAGTATGAAGGACATGGAGTTGTATGAGTTGGGTGGCTCGTAAGATTTGTATGTCAGATGATGTTAATCAAGATCAAGTTATCAAAGAGTACTTTGATAAGAAGGAGATGAAACTACTTGAAGAACAAGAGATTAAGAAGTTCTGGGAAGAGTATGGTGATGAATACTATACAGGAGGCGAATAATGGATAAGCTTATACACTTCTGTTTGATGGTGTTAGCTAACCTCATTGCTCTGGCCATCTACGCACTTGTGAGTATTACTATCTGGAAGAGCATTTGGTAGTTGCCGTTAACCCAAGTTCCATTATAATAGGAGGATGATGAATAACACAGTAACCGTTGAATTGCCTCGGGCTGAGAAGGCTGAGGATAGTACAGGAGGTAAGGTAGGCTATTGCATCGGCACCCTTCTTAACCTCAAACAAATGATGCATATCAATTCTGGTAGGGGTGGTGAGGGAGTGTTCTCTCAGTCTGAGATGCTCCAACAGATCGATAAGGTTATCGACAAGCTAGATCAGATCACTTACCCTTACGCGGTTTAAATATGGCTAACCTAAACAAATACGCGGCTATTGAACAGCTCAAGGGATTGAAGTGTTGGGTGGAGAATAACTCTCTGGTAAAAGATCGCGACAAGAGCATTATTACTAACAATATCAAAAACGTGATCACATTACTGGAGCCGGTAACTAATAAATGAAAGAACCATATGATGGAAAGAACGAAGGTCTTACTAGTAGTGAATTGGATTGTAAAAAGATTAAATGGATGGTCGACCACTCTCCTGAGTGGGATTATGAGAACGTTAGCTTGGAAGATTACCTTGAAACCGTTCCTGACTATCCCACGGACGAACAGGTGGAAGGCTACAACCATCTCAGCGTGGCCGTTAAGCCTATCGTTAAGAAAGAGGAGTCTGTCTCATGAGTAACCAGGACGAACTTCGTGACATCTTCGCCGCTCTAGCCATGCACGCTTTAATCAACCAAGAGGCAGCTACCCCTAAGTGGGTGGCCCATCAAGCATACAAGTATGCAGACGCCATGTTAATTGAACGGATGTCTACCCTTGAAGAATATGACCAAGTCAGCCATAATAAGGAGAGTAAGAAATGAGTACTAACATTACCGGAGAGGTGACTCAAAAGCTTGTCGAGGCATTTGAGTTCTTTAATAAAGAGCTCGACACTAACCTGGATACGCCTGTCTTCACGCTCATCCCCAATCGTGGTCGTCAGAGTTATTATGGATGGTATTGGGCGGGACGCTGGAAGGATGGTAAGAAGACGTTACCCGAGATTAATATTACCGCTGATACTCTCAAGCGATCTGTTGAAGACGTCTGTGAGACTCTCATCCATGAGATGGCCCATTATAAGAACTCGGTTGAAGAGATCGTTGATTGTAATGTCAATCAGTATCATAACAAGGCATTCAAGAAGAGGGCTGAGGCTTTTGGTCTTAAAGTCGAACGCATGAAGAACAAAGGCTATGCGAAGACTTCTCTTGATGAGAAGGGTAACAACCTGGTCAAGAAGTATAAGAATAAGTTCTGTAAAGACGATAAGAATCCGTTTCATGTCTATCGGGTAAGTGAAGAGCGCATCAGTACAGTTAAGTCGAACAAGCGCTTCATTGCTGTAGACAAGAACCTAGCCGAAGAGGTAGAGCAATTGTATGGTGATCAGTCATTGAGGGCTACTGTTGAGAACTTAATGAGGTCAGCCATCAGTGAGCATCACATCTATGAGTCCAAGGCTAGTGGCAGTAGGTACTCGGAGTTGGAGCAAATGGCATGAGTATCGATATCTTCTTAGCCCTTGGTGTCACCCTGGTGATGTTGACATTCCTCTTGACGTATAGGTTCTAATCATATACAATATGGTAAGTAAGATGGTTAATATGTTTATGAGTTATGGGTTCAATGCTTTGGGCCTAGACAACATGGTAGACTTACTCTTCATCTTAATCATTCTAACCCCCCTGGTAACACTATCCTATGACACAAACAATTAACGGTATTGAGTATAAAGTAATCCCCACGGAGTTTAACAAGAAGGGCTTTCACTACAAGCAAGTCCGTAGAGATGGAATGAAGGCTATCTTTGAGCAGACCCGTAATGGTACCGAGCTAAAGAACTATGAGGTGGTAAAGCTAGGCAGACATAATGGGTATGTGATGGGTGGTGTGAAGATAGAGCCAGCCGAGACCTATCCAGGTAGTTCATTGTGGGGCATTACGGGATGGACTTGTCAGAGTATTGATAGAGCTCTCAATCGATACAATCAATTAGACTAATCCGATTGGGCGTATAGCTCAGCGGTCAGAGCAGGAAACTCATAATTTCTTGGTCCTAGGTTCAAATCCTAGTACGCCCAAGCCCTTTCATATACAATAGATCATAATGGACAATACAGACGTAAAGGTACTATCAGCTATGGAGTACTTCTTAACTAGAAAGAAGACTATAGAGCGTTACATTGAAGGTGAACATAAATGGTTTGGTGATGTGACTAGTAGTAAGACTATCACGTATGTGGACGAGCCTAGACCGTGGTACTTAGAAGAGAGTGGTGTGTCTAAAAACAAGTAGTGTGTCTAGAACCCCTTAGTGGGTCTAAAACCCCCCACGGGGATATATCCCCAGTACGGGAATTTATAGATATAGAAGAAAAGGTTTGTTTTCTATATAGGTGCATGCCAAAAATTTTTTAGCTAAATCTATATATAACTCTTATTAGGTTTTACATTATTGTGTTATTCGTACATAATGTTTACGCTTCCATTATTAAATTGATCTGTTCCATTAGTAGTAGTTACGCTAACACGATCAAGAGCTTGTCCAAGACTTATTCTTGACACTATATTGTAAAGAGCAGATGGAGAATCTAGATTGCTTCCTAAACCGGTGCCAATCCATGTGTTGTCAGAAAGATTATTAATTACAATTGTACCGGTACGCGTATCTGAGGATGAAGCGCCCCCTATTAAGATTCCTGTAGGAGAAGAAATTGGACTGGCACCAGTATGTGAAGTTCCACCAACATAGCCAGATGCAACAATACCGCTACTTGTCCCAACTCTTAATATTACACTTGCAGTTCCATTTGTTCTTAAGCTTGTCCACATAACAGTGATTCGTTTTGCTGTAGAAGGTATACCGGTAAAAAGAATAGCTGTTCCAGAAGCTGTAACCACACTCCGTTGTGTTATGGTTATATACCTACTATCATTAGTTAGTTGACTTACAGCAGTAGGTATAGTAGGCCTATTAATTAAATCATTATAACTACCTGTTGTAGCTACGGTGGCCAAACCTAGTGCCGTCTTAATCTGCGCTAATGATGCTTTATAAGTTGAAGGTGTAGCACCTGTTGTACTAAATGGAAATACATCATTATTAGTAGGCGCCTGTCCAGTTAAATTATTAATCGTTACGTCTGCCATATTAGTATTTAATTTCCATATATTACAATATATACAGGATTACAATCATAGTATGCACCTCTTACATTATCATAACCTGCACCGATAACAACAGATTCCACAGTAGGACTCTGTGCAAAATATACAGATATACCGGACCCTGTATTTGTATTAGCTGTTACATTTACAACATATTTGTTGTCTCTCATTGGTGTACTAAAGTAGATCGTGTATATACCGGTTCCATTTCTTACAACACTTTGAACATTATAAGAGGAATTAATTGTAGCCGAAGAGCCATTAAAGCTAACCCATGCCTTAGGTATAAAAGGTAACGAACTTAGCTGTGCCAACGTTGTTGAAAAAGTAACACCGTCTTTACTAATAGGTAGAATACTAGCAGAGGTAGGTACAGTATTGGTTAATTGGGATATTGTTACATCGGCCATATCAAATATTTAATAATCTGAACCGTGCTAATTCACTACGTTCGTAATTTATAATGCTAGCTCAACAGCAATAATATTTGAAGTTGTGGCGTGTCTATAACCTGATTCCCATCTACCAACGTTTTTGACCCACGGTTGACCACCGTTAGTTGTAGGGTTAATTAACCAGATTGAATAGGTCACCGGTAGTATGGTATTTGGACTATCTACATACATAAACGTATGTGGTATTTGATATGCATAAAACGAGTGTGACATAGCATTGCCCTCTGCATTTGGCGTATAAGATGTACTGCCTACTGTATACGGTGTAAGACTGGCAGAATATACACGCTGTCTTGTTTGGTTATCAATAGATCTATAGAGACGTGATACTACAGAGATATTTTCTGTAGCACCCTTTAGATCATACCAAACTAAAATTTGACTTGCTGTATATTTTGGAGTAATAGTTACAGTCATATTTGTTACCTGATATTCTGTAGTACCGTTTGCAAAATTAATTACTTGATGATCATTATTTGGTGATTGCACTATGTTAAATAGTGCTCCTAGAGGTATACATGAGGCAGTTAAACTAGATGCAAGCGTTTTAAAAGTATTGGTACCATTGCTGAAAGGTATTACGTTATCACCACTAGGTGTAGATGTATCTAGTTGCGATATTGTTACGTCTGCCATATTAGATATTTAATAATCTGAACCGTGCTAATTCGCTTCGCTCGTAAGGATAGCCCTACCCGGCAATTTCCATTAATGTAAGGGTAGATGCATATCTACCTTCAAAATCATTTGAAGAGCGATTAATATACCAGTTTGTAGCATTGCTAGCAAACTGTACTTTATATATATGCGTGCCTCCCCCGGGTGTATCTAAAAAATTCATTACATGCGCTCTTGCATGATTACCATCTCCAAAAAATGAACTTGGAGTTGATGCTTGTATTTTACCTGATGCCGCGTCACCCACACATATTGGTGTACTGCCTCTTACAAGCCTAGAAAATAGAGAACCTGCATTTGACCCACCATTACCGGTGAACATAACTAATACTTTATTATTTGACGAACGCATAGTAATAGAGGTGCTTAAACCTATATCTGTAAATGTAAGAGCTCCTGTTGTACCTTGAAATACATCTGTTTTAACACTTGATTGTACTTGTACAACAGAGCCAGAAGGTAGAGAGGATATATAACCATTAGGGTTTGTTGTACCGTTATAGGGAGTATAACCTAATGCAGTAGTAATCTGTGCTGATGTCATTACTCCACATACCTGGCTTAATGTTACCTTTCCTGTTGTAGATCCATCGGTAACCGGTAGAAATAAACCAGTAGAAGGTGCTAGAGGACTTAGATTATTAATCGTTACATCGGCCATATATTATATTTAATAATCTGAACCGTGCTAATTCGCTTCGCTCGTAAATTATAACTCTTATTAGGTTCTACTTTACAGTAAAGTTAACTATACTCTAGATATTGTAACTAATGATGTTGTCCAATAACCAGTAAATGCGTAAGTTGGACTAAAATACGAAGTACTCGAAGCATTAAAATCTATTAAATCTCCTGCAGTAAAAGAGCCTCCATAAACAAATACACCCGGACACCATCCGTCCCCCGTAGGTGCATACGAACGACGCTGACCAATTGAGCTACCATTTTTATTACACTGTATAATAACTCTATCACTATTTGTACCGCCATTTCTTATACTAACATTAAAATTAAATTCTATTACATATGTTCCAGTTGTAGGAATTGTATAACGATAATTAGTATTATCCCAAGAGCCCTCTCTAACGTATAAAGGGTTGTTTAATGCACATCTATAAAAAGTGCCAGGTGAGTTATTTGAAAATGTTTGATCTGTACCGTTTATTAAAGCAAGCGGATTGATATTTTTACCATATATTCCTACAGATGATATTTTTAACCTTTCTGTTAAAGTATGTGGTACATCTTCTGCCGCACAGTATATTTTAATTAAACCACCATCATTTGTAGTGTTGTTTGTATTTTCAGCCTGTATTCTTACTGCAGTATATTGGCCTACAGCAGCTTTTACGTCCAGATCTAAACTCGGACTTGTACCAGAGCTTCCTGTTTCCGGTGCTATTCTTAAGCCTGCAGTAGTATTACTAGCTATATCTAGTGCGTAAGTAGATGAAGTTGTTTTGTTAACATTTACATTTTTAGTATTTTGAAATATAGCCGATACCGGAACAGCCAAAGTATTTGAACCGGTACTAAATGGAATAGCTGCATTTCCTGACGGTGTGCCTTTCGGCAAAGAGGATATCGTTACGTCTGCCATATCAATTATTTAGGGGTGAAACACAACAAAGCTTCCAAATATATAATCTTGATATGCTGCATTAAAGCTCATTGTATAAAAATGAAATGCATCTACGGTAGGTGTCGGCATTGCAACATCAAAGCACGTCCCGCTCTGTACAACTATTAAATGATACCCATCACCATTACATGTATTTCTACCTTGACCTAGAACAGTATAATGAACAGATGGCATTGGTGTGTTGAATTCAACCCTATATTTACCTTGTCCCAGGCGTGTTAGTGTCTTTATGTTATAGCTATTGAGTATCACTGCATTTGGATTAACACTATAATTACAAATAGCCTTTGGTATAAAGGGTAGCGAACTGAGCTGTGCCAACGTCGTTGATTGGGTAACCCCACCTTGGCTAATTGGTATAATACCGCCAGTATTAGGCGTTGCATTGGCTAATTGTGATATTGTTACATCGGCCATAATCTTTACCTATAAATAACTACGTAAACTGAATTTGCATTATAAGCTACTGTCCACGGTAGCCCCGTCGTTATAGTTAAACTGCCTGCTGTTTGGCCTACTACGGAAGCTACATACTGACTATCACATGAACATGAAACAACATATTTGTTATCTAACATTGATTCACTAAAAAATACTGTATAGCTTCCTTGACTGTTTTTTGTAACACTAGAAACATTAAAAGAGGAATTTATTGGCGCGCTCCCTACCGCACCAGAACCATTAAAGTTAACCCATGCCTTAGGTATAAAAGGTAACGAACTTAGCTGTGCCAACGTAGTTGATAGGGTAACACCGTCTTTACTGATAGGCAAAATACTATTAGTAGTAGGTGTTGTGTTAGTTAATTGAGATATCGTTACATCGGCCATATTACCACCTCAATATTACTACTCCATTTTTACCGGGACCTGATCCCGACGTACCTCCTGATGCACCGCCGGTGCCTACGTTTATTGTCAGCACTTGTCCTGGTGTAACTGTTAAAAATCCCATTGCATAACCCCCGCCGGCACCAGCCCATCCTGTATTGCCTCCCGGATTGCCGGGAGTTCCAATACCGCCCCCTCCATAATATTTGAACCCCAATGGCCTATGTCCTTGACCTCCATATTGATACCAACCTCTACCATCAGTGTTAGACCCGGCCATGATCCAGCTATTATCCTGATTGCCTGCATTGTATCCAGTATCATTACCATTAATACTTAAAGATACTAAAGCACCGGTGCAGGTACCGCCTATTCCTGGTACGTTATCTCCGTTGCCTCTACCTCCATTTGCAACTATATCATAGCCGGTTATAGATGATGCGGTACCCGCGACACCTCTATTAAATCTTGCACCCCCGCCCCCTCCACCTCCTACAAGATGTGCTTCAATGCGAGTTGTATCAGCAGGTACTGTAAATGTACCTGAGGTCTCGAAAATCTGTATACCTCTCATACCGGCATTTAAAGGTATAGACGGCTTATTTGTCAGGCTATTATAATCTACTTGCAAAGCTGATAATTGTGCTTTACCGGTTGTACTTCCATTTGATATAGGGACATACAAAGGCCCGGTTGGGCTAAGATCACTTAACTCTGTTATAGATACATCGGCCATTTAAATATTTAATATATTGTTACTATAAATATTAATAGTGAATAAGGACTGTCATTTAATATATGAGGCATATACTAGCCCGGGTACTCCTACAGTACCTACTTCACCGACAACAACTAATATACCTTTAGCACAGGCTGTTAATAAACCTACCGGACCGGCTTCACCCTCTACGAAAGCAGAGGAGGCAGAAAAGAAGACAAAAGAAAAATCAATTACTCTAACAGATATAGATTCAGATAGAAAAGCAATACATGCTGCATACGATATTGTCGAAGCAATTTATAAGACGGTTGACAACTTTGATCGCGCTACTCAAGTTATTGCTGCAATAGCTTCTGTACACCGTAACGAACGTAAGAGGCAATCTACTCTCAAAAAATGAAATCTTTTAAAGAATATTTTTTGTTAGAAAAAAAGAGTAAACGTAAAAAAAGAAGACGTTATAAGTTTAAGCCATTGAGGCAATACTATGGATATCCGTTTTGGGGACCCGGTTATTATGCTGATACCCTAGGCGGGTTAGGTGGTGGTGATGGTGGTTCGGGGGGAGAATAATTAAAAAAACTTCTTACGACGCTTTGTATTTTTATCTGATCGAGTTGCTCTAAAACTTTTATATCCGTGGTCTTCTCTCATTTGCCGGGCATGTTCTTTTGAATAACTAACCCAAGGATTGCGACGGTCAAAAGTTTGTCTTGGCTTACTAGTATTCATTTAATGTAAGTGTTCTTTATTTTTACATCTGTTACTAGCTTATAGATTAGACTTTCGGTAATATTAAACCGGCTATAACCTATATCGCTTGTATTTTGCTCTCTACAAATACGTCTATGCTCACCTAACGCCTGCCAAAGCTCTTCAAATTCTTCTTTTGTAAGAACTGCATCCTTAACGTGGTATGTCATTAGTATTTGCTTCTCTTCTTACCTTTATCAGAGCGGGTTGCACGAATACTTGTACCACACCACTTTCTTGCATATGCAGCATAACTTTTTGTTACGCGGTAGGAAGGATTAGATCTGTTAAAAGATGATTTAACTTTGTATGCCATTTAATTATTATAAAGGCAAATTATTCTTTATCAAACTGTTTTTTAACTACTAACTGTTTTTGACGCTCTAACACCTGCTGTACGTATTGACACTGCAATTGACCGCCTAATTTTGCAATAATATCTTCACACTCTTTTAGAGTGAGTTGATTAACTTTACGACATTTCTTCTTTTTTCCGGCCATGTAATTATTTAGGCAACAGCGTAAATAACTCTATTTAAAACTTTACCGTCTGCAAAATAAATTATTACTTCTGCGTACCCCTCGTTTAATTTAATGAGTTTTTCATCAACTTTTATACCTTGTGAAAGGCTGTCGACATAAAGATTAGTAACTAAATCGTTAGCTTGCTCTTGTGTTAAATCAGTTCCATGGGTAACAGTAAATCCGGATGCAGAGTGTACTAGGGTATAGCGGGAAGTATCTAGCGTTTCTTTATAAAAAAGAATAACTTCTGTTAGCGCATTATTATTTTGATTGTCTGAATATATATTGCTATATTGGTCGTATATATCTACTCTCATATTATTATTTATTAATACTTATATATTCTCAAACTATTAAATCTCATATTTTGCAAGTCACCTCCAGAGGACCCCACGTTCTCAGTATATATTCTAAATTCTTTTAATACTCCTGACTTATTAACTGTGCTTGTTTCAGCACCTCGGGTAACTGTAATCTCTACATTATTGGATGAAGTTTGCTTTGCAACTATATCAAACACACTAGTCTGACTGTATCCCCACCCTAGAAGTGATCCATTAAAGTAATAATCATTACTGGTTACAGAGAAATTAACTAAAAAGTTTCCATTACTATCAAATAAGTTAACACCTTTACCACCATCTCTATATGCTAAGGCTACTTTAATAGATGCAGCATATCCAACAGCAAGATTACTACTAAATGGTCTATTAAAGTAACCAGTCCCCGGGTTACTAGACCATATACCGAACGCCTCACCATTGGTGTTAATATCACCAAACCCTTGTGTAGTAGAACTACCTATATAGCTACCTGCATTTGATGTTGTCACACTCCATGAGTTAAATCCTGTTCCTCCATTATCACCACCACTTATAGCATCGTCATCATAAGGGGAATTTGAAGCCACGTCCTCACCACCCGGAGACGTTGTTGGTGTGGGTGAGGGTGTCGCTGTTATTGTTACACTAGGGGTAACTGTTGTAGTTATCGTGGGTGTTTGGGTTACTGTAGGTGTAGGCGTTTCTGAGGCTGTATTTGAAGGTGTAGGTGTATTTGTTGGCGTATTAGTCGGTGTTAAAGATTGAGTAGGTGTTTGTGAAGGTACAAATGGTTCATTGGACGGTGTTTGTGTAATCGTGGGTGTTACTGTTGGTGTTATTGTAGGTGTTGGCGTTTCTGAGGATGTATTAGATGGTGTTAACGTTGGTGTAGGTGTCTCTGTTTCTGTAGGTGTAACTGTGGGTGTGGGTGTCTCTGTTTCTGTGGGTGTGTATGTAGGCGTTTCCGTTGGAGTAATAGTAGGTGTAGGTGTTGGTGTTTCTGTCTCAGATGATGTAATAGTAGGCGTAGGTGTTGGTGTATTTGTCGAAGTTACGGTTATTGAAGGTGTTGGTGTAGGGGTAGGTTGTATAAAAGGATATACCTTAAAGCTATTAAAGTATAAGTTATTCCTATCATCCCCTGCATTGGTATCAGATACATAAAGCTTGTGACCGCGAAGAACATTACTAATCGTTGTTATATTATAATCACCATTAGGCCTGCTCACTGTTATTTGCAGTGTATTTGAACCGGTTTGTGCTACTACTATTTCAAATACAGACGTTTGACTATAAGTCCACCCTTGGTCAACACCGTTAACCTGATATTGATTACTACCTACATTAAAGTTCCAAACTTCATTACTATACCCGGTATCACTAAACAGCGAAATACCCTTATTACCATTTCTAAATGCAATTGCAAGGATAGCTGAAAAAGCATAGCCAACAGTTAAATTAGAGGAGAGATTTCTCCTTAAGTCAATAAAGTTACTACCAGCTGGATTTGCATATGCGCCGAATGCTTTACTATTAGTTGTTATATCTCCAAAGCCTTGTGTAACGCTATCTGAGCCTATAAATGCACCGGCAGTACCGTTTAAAGCAAAACTCCAATCATCAAATCCCGGCCCTGCGTCAATACCGTTATTAAATCCAGAATTATAAACAGAGTTATTTGCATTATCTTCAAATATGGTTTGTGTGGAAGAAGGTGTAACTGTCGGTGTAGGTGTACCGGTTGGGGTTTCCGTAGGTGTAGGCGATTCAGTAGGTGTAAATGTAGGTGTTTCTGTAGGTGTAGGTGTTACCGTTGGAGTAGAAGTCTCTGTTTCTGTGGGTGTGTATGTAGGTGTTTCCGTTGGAGTAATAGTAGGCGTAGGTGTTGGTGTTTCTGTCTCAGATGATGTAATAGTAGGCGTAGGTGTTGGTGTTTCTGTCTCAGATGATGTAATAGTTGGTGTCACTGAAGACGTATTTGTTGGAGTAATAGAAGGTGTATTAGATGGCGTTACTGTTGATGTATTTGTTACAGTCGGCGATGGTGTAGATGTTTGTGTTGTAGTAGAAGTAGGCGTTGCAGTAGGTGAGCTTGTAGGTGTATTGGATATAGTTGGCGTTGTTGTGGGGGTTTTAGTCACCGTTGGCGTACTCGTTCTGGTTACTGTAGGTGTAATAGTTTGTGAAGGCGTTATTGACGGGGTAGGTGATGTTGTTGGTGTTACTGAAGGTGTAACTGCAGGCGCTTCTGTTTTTGTTAAAGTAAATATTGCTGACCCCGTGCTAGAATAAAACCAAGTATAATAAACATTTTGTGATGTTATTAAAGTAGTAGATTCTGAAATAAAGATTTTATCATCATTAGTAATTACATTTACTAAATTATATGCAGAAAGATAGCAGCTATTAAAATCATTTATATCAAAATTATTTTCTACCTCAAATGAGAACCCATCACCTTGAATAGTAAAATATGTTGTAGTGTTTGAAACCGTTACGTTTATAATGTTAGCTGTAGGTAGGATGTTTATTGTTTGACCGGTTGTATTGACATCAAAGCTTTGTACCGCACCAGCTACATCTCCCGCACAATAACTACCTGCAGATTCTTCTTCTAATTTTGTAAGCTCTACGGCTCTTTGCTCAAACAATATTCTTCTTTCGAGTTCAGTTTCTGCCATCGAATCAAACAACATTTTCTTTTGAATATTGTTTGGAACCGGTTTATCCCAAGTTGGTTTATCTGGAGGGAAGGTATAGCTTCTTCCATCCGATAAAGCATCTAAATATTCATCAAACCAGTCCATAGGATATATATTATTTATAACTATTTAGATTAAATATTTTAAATGCCCGATATTACAATAACAGGATTAGGGGACTTAGCTCCTGCAGCAAATACGTATATACCTATTTCTAACGGAACAGTTACCGGAAAAGTACTATATACTGGAAATGCTAACCCTACCGGTTCTATTATAATGTGGCCTACAGAAACCCCGCCAAGCGGGTATTTAGAATGCAATGGTGTTGCTGTCAGCAGAACAACTTATGCTAGCTTATTCACCGCTCTAGGTACAAGATACGGCATAGGGGATGGGTCTACAACTTTCAATTTACCTGATTTAAGAGGAGAATTTATTAGAGGGTTTGATAATGGTAGAGGTATAGATACAGGAAGAGCCTTAGGATCATCACAATTAGATCAATTCCAAGGTCATTACCATGCTAAATCTACAGCTGGATTGCAAGGTGGAACTGCTACTTTAGGTGCAAACTCCGGAGGAAACATTTACGCGGGGTCAAATGCTGAGATAAGGCAACCCACTACAGACGGAGTCAACGGCGCGCCGAGAACTGGTACAGAGACCCGTCCACGTAATATTGCTTTAATGTACTGTATTAAGACTTAGAAGCCTTACGAGCATTCTTTTCTTCCTGAACGCTCTTACGGGCCTCGCGAGCAAACTTAATTACTTCCTGAAGTGCCTTTCGAGCACGAGTTCCTGCGGCGTTATTGCCACCGGAGAACTTTTCGTATTCGGCAGTAAAAGTTGCAACATGTTCTTGTAATGTAAGAGGATTAATGTTTGACATATACAGATTTTATTATACTTGATTAAGAATGCAACTATATTAAGATTAAATATTAATATGAAAGCGGAAAGAAAAAAAATTACCGCCGATCAAATATTAGACCTATACGCTGAGGCTAAGAAAAGTAAAGGTACAAAAAAAGAAGAAATAATGAGAAAGGTAATTCTTCTCTCTCACTATTTAAATGATTATGTACCTTTAGATAAGATCAGAAGGTAGTACTGCAGTTCTTTCTCTTGTTGCAAGCGCGTTAACTGTTTTTTTTATTCTTTCAATATTAGTGTCGAATCTATACGCATCACATACCGGGCAAAATATACTTTCTACTAGTACAACTGACTCGCATCCTTCGCATACTTTGTAATAATCTGCATTTTCACAGATTCTTTTTGCGGCAGCTTTACGCTTTTTTATAGCATCTGACTCCTCTGCCATATAAATATTTAGGTGAATAGAGATATAAAAGCTTTATGTGAGTCATACAATCAAGGTATTAATCATACTACTAGAAATAGTGATTCATATAGTTATAAAGTTAAAGAGTATAGCCAGGTACGTAGCGAGAGTGAAGAAGAGCATACTCTTAAAAAAAGAATTGCACTTGAATTAAACAACATGACGCAAAGAGCTTCTAGAGGGTTAAAAGATGATCTACACTACATACTTACCAATCTTAATAAAATAAAAGAGGATGTTACTTCACTTTTAACTAAAATTTGAATTTTTTTATTTTTTATTTATAATATAAAAATGAGGCGTGTATCGCTATCGTGGGCGGATATAGAGCAAGACTGTGCATTATTAGCAGATCAAATAAAATTTTGTGATGTAATATTAGCTCTTGGCCGCGGTGGGCTTGTGCCAAGTGTTATGTTGTCTCATTTTTTGGATTGCAAAGTAGTTAATTTTGGCTTGAAGAGCTATTTAAATGAGCAGGCAGGCAATATTGCTGTTACTCAGCCACCAGGAATACATTTTAACTCAAAATTTAGAGACAAAAAAGTATTAGTTGTAGATGATTTATCAGATAAAGGAACTACTCTTGCCTATGTAAGAGAATATTTAGTTACCCATGAATTTGATTTTTATAGATTTGCAACACTTTACATTAAATCATCTACAAAATTTACTCCTACGTATTATGTTAAAGAATTTGATGACAATATTTGGCTTGACTTTCCTTGGGAAATATCTAAAATAGAATAAATATAAGAACAATATTTTATTGACCTAAATTAGGTCTTCGCCTTTAAGGCATTTATTTTTATGAAAACAAACAAACGAATACACAAGCTAGGAATAATAATCACAACACTTCTACTTTCATCAGCATCTATTTGCTTGACAGATTATGCTGATAAAAAGCTAACTATTAAAGATGTAAAGACAGAGCTTAAAGCTTTGCCTTATTTAGATGAAAAAGCAGCTGCTAAAAAATTAAAAATTAGAGCAGATGGCATAGTATATAAAGATGAATTTATTCCAAAAACTAATAATAGCGGATTTAAAATATTAACAGTCCGATTAACTGTATACTGGGCAAAAGGTGGAGGTACAGACTATTATAGTTCTAAGAAAAAGAGCTCTACAGGGTATACATTAAAGCAAGGTGAATCGATAGCAGTTGACCCTAAGATTATACCTTATAAAAAAGAAGTAATTATACCTAATATTGGTGTAGTGAAAGCTGTAGATACAGGATCTGCTGTAGTAGCAAAGAGTGCTTCTAGAGGTAAGTTACCCGTTATAGATGTCTTTTTTGAGCATAAGAAAGATGCTATAACATTTGCAAATAGATACCCTAAGGTTGTTAAAGTTGCAGTATTAAACTAAGGAATAAGTAGAATTATGGATTCTAAGACGTTAACTAAAAATCTCGAAACTGCGCTTGAGCTAGCAAATGATGATACAAAAAATACGCTTCCTTGGCAAATATTTGCCTTAGAAGGGATGAGCGGTAATAGATTTAGACAATTTTTAAACCACTTGCTCAGAATTAACGGTAAAGAGACAAGATATCTTGAGATAGGGATTTGCGGTGGATCAACATCTGTTTCTGCTCTTCATAATAATATTAATAATATAGATAAACACTGGCTTATTGATAATTGGGTTTGGTCTAATTTTAATTTGAATTTAATGGATTTGTTTTTACAGAATTTTAGAACAAACGTTAAACAAGAACCTAATTTTATACAAGCTGATTGTTTTGATCTAGATCTTACTAAAACGGACATAAGCAACGTAAACCTTTATTTTTACGACGGCGGTCATAGAAAAGACGAGCAGTTTAGAGCTTTAACTTATTATTATAATGTATTAGCAGATAATTTTATATTTATAGTTGACGATTGGATTGATGCTAATGCGAGGGAAGGTACAGATGAAGCTATTAAACAGCTTAATTTAAATGTAGATTATAAGCTTGAAATACATAAACATGATTACGGTAATCAAAGGTTAGAATGGTGGGAAGGTGTTGGGTTATTTGTTCTTAGTAAAAATAAATAATTTAGTGCGCTTTAATAAGCTTGTTAACTATATATTAGAGGTTGTAGCAGATATACCTCCTCCTGCTATTATTCATAAAGCAGAGGACACAAAGCTTACTTTTAATGAAATTTTTGAATTTGTAAAAAATCATGAAGGGTATAAAAATTTAGTTTATAAGGATAGTCTAGGTATTCCTACTATAGGAATAGGGTTTAACTTAACTAGGCCTGATGCAAAAAATATTATTAGTAGTGTAGGTGCTAACTATTTAAGTGTTTTAAAAGGTGAGCAAAAATTAACAGACGAACAGATAAGAGAAATATTTAAAATTACTATTCAAATTGCGTACAAAGATGCAAAGAAATGGATTTCTAATTTTGATGGGCTTCCCAAAAATATAAAATTAGCAATATTAGATTTATCTTTTAACATGGGATATCCTAGATTGAGTAAATTTATAAAGACAAAAGAAGCAATTATAGTTGGTGATTACAGTAAGGCAGCCGAAGAATTGACAAAGAGCAAGTGGGCCACGCAAGTAGGTAACAGGGCTAAAAGTATTATCGGGCTTTTTTTAGCTTCTTCTTAATTTTTTTAGGCAGTCTTAATGTTACTGTTTTCTGTTTACTAGGAAATGTATTTTGCTGATCACCGCTAGTTAAACCAATGTCAGGACCAGTTGACGGAGCTGCTTGCTGTTGAGGGTAAATATTAAAATCTTCTAGGATTTTTTTAAAGCAATCGTCAAATTTCATCCTTTTAATCGATTATGTTGCTTTAAAAAATCTACTTCTCTTTTTAATTCTTTAATACTTTCAATTAAAAACGGAATAATTTTAATATAGTTTAATCCCATAAACCCGTCTTCTCTTGTTTCCACTGCTTCCGGTATTACTAAATTTACTTCTTGTGCAATTAAGCCGTAATCACTTCCCTGTAAATGTGAATACTGAGGATAGTCAGATGCAACATTTTTCCAATCGAAAGAATATCCTGTCAACTTAACTATAGTGTCAAGACCTCCTCTTATTGGTTTAATATTTTCCTTTAAATCTTTATCTGAACTAAAAAACGCAATAACGTCACCGGTGCTTCTAACAGTGCCCGTTACTGTAGTGTTACCCTGTACATTTAATGTGCCTTGAATAATCGTTGGCGTTTTTAGTGTTATGGTTGTACCAACGGTAAATTTTGTTGTATCAAGTGCAAATACAGGTGGATTAACTGTCTGATTAATAGTAATACCGTTTTGAGCAGCAAATGTAGCTTCCTGTAGAATGGTAGAAAAGGAGAAGCATGTTAAATTAGAAGTAGCAGTTCTCCCTAATACCGTGCTTGGTAATACAGCCAGGTCTTGAGGATTATTAGTAACGTTTAAAAAATTACATTTAAACGTGTTAGCCGGTACTTCTTGAAGAAATCGATTTTCAACAGAATCTTCTATTAACCCTATTGGTGCATTTAGAGAAGGCTTGCCGATGGTGTAATTATCGACAACAGCAAAACTTAATTGCCTCGGGCCTACACCTTGATCTTTAATTTGCAGTTGGTCTAAAGTATTATATTCAAGCTGGGTATCGTTTATTAAAGTAACAAAATCATATTTTACGAATTCTGATGACAAAGGAGGAAATGTATTAACGCTAGTTAAAGAATATAATCCTCTTGTTTCTTCATCGTAAACAATATCACCGGTAGCCGCTCCTTTATTAAGAATAGCGGTTATAGCTTCAAAGGAAAGTCCGTTTTGATAATTACCAAAAAGGTTATCAAGTGTTCCTAAATTTTGAATCCCAATAGCATTGCCTCCAGATGTACTGCCATCACCTATATAAAGTCTTTTTGTATCGACACAATAGCCTGGCTCACCACTACTAAATACTATACCAGTAAGATTAGCAGTACGTCTTTGAATATCGGTGCCCTGACGAATTAGAATTTTTGTTATTGTATCTGCCATATTTTATTATATTTATTCTAAAATTATAAATACCAACGATAAATACTTAATATGGATAAGCTTTATTCTGCTGTTTTAGCGGGAAAAAATACTATAAATGTTTTTGACGTAAGGAAGGGTATAAAAACCTATTCATTAAATTTAGGCTCTGTTGAAATCGTTAATGGACCAGTGGTTACAAAAGATAAGATGACTATTGTAACAAAAGAAGCGTCAGGTAAAATGAGGGGGAAAGTTTATAGCTTACCTAAAGGTATTCTATCATATTCTTTTCAAGTAAACTAATGGCTAAAAAAAGTTCAACATCTACTCATCATTTAAGAAAACTTCAACAGGATGTTGATACAGTTTTTAAGACTGTATATCATGGCAATGGTAAGCCCTCTATTGTAACTCAATTGTCAGGTTTAGATCAAAGAATAAAATCACTAGAAAATAATTTTGATACAAAAATTAATTCTTTAGAAAAAGAAATGGAGCTAAAATTTAAGCATATTGCCGACGTAGTAACAGAGAAATTTAATAATATTTCAACCCAAATTACACATGAATTTGGAAAGAAAAAAATAGATGCAGAAGGTCTCTGGAATTTTAAAACAGCTATTACTACCTCATTACTAGCTGCATTAACATCCATTTTTATATTATTAGTTAAAGAATTAGTTACGCGTCTAGCTAGTTGATATAGATATACTTGTTTATATAATGGGGGTATGACGATGTTAGATATTAATCTAATAGATGAACCACTAGATATAGATTCTTTTTCTTATCTTAGCGACTTAGATTATCCTTATTGTTTATTAGGATTTCAATTGAAAAATCTATATGATCAAAAGCGATTAGTAATAAACAAAGATTATTCTCCTAAAGATATTATACATTTAATTCCTGGAGAAACAGTTATGCCTAAATTTTTTAGAGGTATCAAGCTTTCAGTAAATCCGAGGTTTAATTATTTAATTACAAAGCTAGAATCATTAGGGTCCATACCTTCCAATGAAATAGATAAAAAATTTTATGTTGAAACATTAAACGAATATGAGTTAAGCTGTAATAATTGTTTTGCGTATTTACGTAAAGGTATTTACCCCATTGATAGTGAACATTTAGAATATTTTACAGATCTAAAAATTTCGCAAGAAGAATTATATTCAAAAGTTTTAGATTCGAGCAATTTAAATGCTTTTCAATCTTTAGGATATTTTGTTATTTATGTTCTAAGTAATAAAAATATATTCAAAAGTACAACAAATAATTTTCTTCATGCAGTGGTAAAAAAATATTCAAAAAGTTAGTTTTTTTATAAAAAATCTTTATAAATATTTTTTTATTTTTTACAAACAATGAGTGCAATTATGGTTAAAAAGAGGGATGGGGAATTAGAGAAATTTAATATAGACAAGATTCATAAAGTAATTAACTGGGCCATAGATAGTATTTCAGAGGTAAGTTTGTCCGAAATAGAAATAAATGCCAAGCTTAATATTATAGAAAATATTTCTACAAGAGAAATACATCAGGTATTAATTGAATCTGCAGCTAATTTAATATCCATAGACAAGCCTAACTATCAATTTGTAGCTAGTAGACTTCTTAATTATCAACTTCGGAAAGATGTATGGGGTGGAAAGCATGCTCCGAGATTAATTGATGTTATATATCACGGTATTCGTAATAAGGTTTATGACGATCAAATTTTAACAAAATACTCAGAAGATGAAATTAATAAGATAGGGGAATTTATTGATCACGATAGGGATTTTAACTTTACTTATGCGGGTATAAAGCAGCTATGCGACAAGTATTTAATTAAAAACAGAATAACAAATAAAATTTTTGAAACTCCACAGTTTGCTTATATTTTAATTTCAGCTTACGCTTTTATAAATTATCCAAAAGAAAATAGGCTTGAGTATGTAAGAAGGTTTTATAATGCTATTTCTAGACATAAAATAAATCTACCTACCCCCATAATGGCAGGTGTAAGGACAAATTCTAAGAGCTATGCAAGCTGTTGCTTAATTGGAGTTGATGATAATAAGGAATCAATCACCGCATCTGGCACTGCAGTATCGATAGCTACAGCTAGTAGGTGTGGAATAGGCATTGACATCTCAAAGATACGTGCAATAGGCTCTTCAGTGAATAACGGTGAAGTCGTGCATACAGGTGTCATACCATTTTTAAAAATATTCGAAGCTTCTGTTAAAGCTTGGCAGCAAAATGGCCTTAGAGGTGGATCTGCTACAACAAATATTCAGTGGTGGCACTATGAGATAGACGATGTTGTTGTTTTAAAAAATAATGCTGGTACAGACGACAATAGAGTCAGAAAGCTAGATTATACAGTAGGTATGTCTAAGCTTTTTTATGATAGAGTTATAAAAAATGAGAATGTTACATTGTTTAGTCCACATGAAGTCCCCCATCTTTATGATGCATGGGGTACGTCTAAATTTAATAAAATATATGAAGAATGTGAAGAAGATAGGAAAATAAAAATAAAGAAAAAAATTTCTGCAAGAAAATTATTTTCTTTGATAGTAAAAGAAAGAGTAGAAACAGGAAGAATTTATATTCTTAATGTTGATACCGCTAACGAACATACATCATGGCAAGATAAAGTTACAATGAGTAATTTATGTACAGAAGTTATACATCCCACTATCCCATTAAAGGATTACCATGATCATGAAGCTGAGATCGGTATGTGTATTTTGTCAGCTATTAATATGCTGGAGATTAAAGATTGGAAAGACCTGGAAAAAACTACTGATCTTGCAGTAAGATTTTTAGAGGAAATAATAGATATTCAAACTTATTTCAATAAAGCAGCAGAAAATTTTGCTAAAAAAAGACGCAGTTTAGGTATCGGTATTACAAATTTAGCAGCATTTTTAGCAAAAAATAATGCTTCTTATAGTTCAAAGCAGGCTTTAAATTTGGTTGATGAGTACATGGAGCATTTTCAATATTACTTACTTTTATCAAGTGTTAATCTTTCAAGAGAAAAAGGTAAGTGCGAAAAGTTTGATAGAACAAAATATTCTAAAGGAATATTACCTATAGACACCTACAAGAAAAAGGTTGATGAAATAGTAAAAAGAAAACTTTCTCTTGATTGGGAGCATTTAAGAGATGAAATTAAAAAACATGGATTAAGACATTCTACACTTTCTTGCTGTATGCCTTGTGAGAGTAGTTCTGTTATTCAGAGCTCAACTAACGGTATTGAACCTGTAAGATCACTTATAACTTTTAAAACCTCTAAGATGGGTAAACTACCGGTACTAGTGCCTGGGGTTGGTAAATACCATGAAAATTATGAATTTGCTTTTGATTTTGAAGATAACGTCGGGATAATAAATCTTAACGCTGTTATTCAAAAGTATATAGACATGGCTATTTCTACAAATATCTATTACAATTATAATCATTATCAAAGCAATGTTCTGCCCGACTCAAAAGTAATGAAAGAAATTATGTATGCGTATAGCATGGGATTAATCAGTCTTTATTACAATAATACAGATGATGGAGATAAGGAACAATTAAAAGAAAAAGAACCTGATTGCTCTAGCGGAGCTTGTAAGCTATAATCACTAGCTATGAAATCTGTTTTAAATTTAAAATTAGTAGACCATACAAAACAGCCTTTGTTTTTTGGCGAAGATTTAAATTTACAACGATACGATAAATTTAAATACCCTGTATTTTTTGAATTGTTTAAAAAGCAAGAAGAGTTTTTTTGGTGGCCTCACGAAATAGCTTTAGGGAAAGATAGAAGTGATTATAAAGATCTTTCTAAAGAAGAAAGATTTGTTTTTGATCAAAATTTAAGATTTCAAACGTTGGGTGATAGTATGTTATCGAGATCAATACATTCATTAAAGGATTATGTTTCTAATCCGGAATTAGAGATATGTATGAATACTTGGCAGCGATTTGAAGGTATACACAGTTATAGTTATTCATACCTTTTAAATAATGTGCACCCTGATGCGTCCGCATTCTTTGATAGCATAATGGAAGACAGGGAAATTGTTAGGAGAGCCGAATTAATACGTGAAAATTATGATAAAATTTTAGGTGATGATGAGAAGAAAGATTTGAAGCAAAAAATATTTGACTGCATACTTTCGGTTAATGTTATGGAAGGGTTAGTTTTTTATGTTAGCTTTGCATGTAGCTTTTATTTTGGGTACAGAGGTAAAATGGAAGGTAATGCAAAGATTATAAAATTTATTCAACGAGATGAGGCTCAACATTTTGCTATTACACAAAATTTAATAAAAATTTTACGTGAAGAGGAAAAAGAAGGTTTTGTTACAATAGCAAAGAAGAGTGAAGATAAAATATATGCTATATATGAGCAAGCAGTAAAGAATGAAATTGAATGGGCAGAATATCTTTTTAGTAAAGGCTCATTGCTCGGTCTTAACGTTGATGTACTTGGAGGCTATGCTAAATGGTTATGTGATAATAGATTAAGATCTCTCGGTTATAAGAAAATTTATAATCAAAAAACTAATCCAATTTCAGGATGGCTTGACAGTTATTTAGATAGTAGTAAAGTGCAGGTCGCTCCTCAAGAAACAGAGATATCATCTTATAAAATTGGAGCACGAGATACAAATATCGACGACGAAGCTTTTAGTGATATAAAATTATGATATATGAGCAAACATTACGCTCTTTAAGTGAAGAGGAGCTTTCTATTCTTTTTTTAATATGTGATAAAATGCTAGAGCCTTTAAGTATACGCGCAAAATTTCAATATTTAAAAATGCTAAGATTAAATGTTGTAGGTAAAATTATAGATGTACTACAAGCTCAAGCTTTAGAAGAAAAAAAAGAAATATTTAATTCACTTAAAAAAAAGCTGTCTGAATAATATAAATAAATTTTAGAAGGAGCAAAGCATATTATGCACTAGGGGCGGGACGGTGGGCGCCTTTTGAGGCGACTAGTGTTTTTTATAAAAAAAGAATAAATAATAATATGACGAACTCTTTGTCGTCAGCAGATATTGTTTTAAGAAATTCATCTTTATACAGAGATTTCTTAAAAGAGCGTGATGAGATTTTGAGGCATAAATGGTTTATGTCTGAAAAAGAAGGAAGAGATGTAGGTTTTGAGAGAGCATTGATAGATTGGAACATACACCACAGAACGAAGTGGCGAGGCTATGGTTTTTAAGCTTCTATTGAGTTAATACTATTCATCTTACCGCCATGTGGTCCGTTGAGTTGAGGATCAGCAGGCATACGTGCAGGGCCAGTTTGTATTACCTTTTCACGCACTTCGCTTTGTGTATCTTTTTGATCTGTAGCAATCCCGTAATACGTATGCGTATGGGGATAAGATAATATAGAGTTAGGATCTGCGCCAGATCCATATACAATAATAGGCATTTTTTCTGGATTTTTACCGTCTTTACCAGTATCTGAGCCTTTTACGCTGCCTCTAACAGTACCATTTCTAAGATCATTATCATCCCCAGGTCCTGATCCATACACCGGAATATCTTTTGCATCGCTTTGCTCGCCAACGTCAGATGCGTAAACTGTAACATCTCCAACGTTATTTGGATTTTTAGATGCGTAAATAGGAATTCTCTCAGAACCTGAACATGGACCGCCTGTGTCAGGCGCAAATATTTTACTGTAATCAGAAGGATTAATATATCCTATAATGTCATTTTGTTTTAAATATCCTATTTTAGAATTTTTCTTTATTCTACCCCCCACAACAGATGCATCTGTAAACCCTAAATATGGTTCGCCTGTATCCTTAGCTTCACCTTCTTTAAAGGTTTTATCTTTTGCATCCTTTATAGCAGCATAGTTAGACATTGGAACTGCAAAACCTATTACATAACCATTTTTATTTTGTTCATCAGTATTTGGTGATGCATAGACGTTTGCCTCTCCTGTTTCATAAGCATCCATTGGTGCAGTTATATGGTTACACGTAAGTTCTCCTTCTACATGAAGCCCGCCTTCTACCCTGACGTTATGTGTAATGCCTAGCGATCCTTCAACTACAACTTGTTCTTGTTCTCTTTGATTAATTCTAACAACATCACCAGTAATATTAACCACTTTACCGCCATCAATATTTACTTCATGCTGACTACCAATATTAACCTGCAGTCCAGTAATGTTTGTCATTGCTCCAGAAATATTAACTACACCAAAGCTTTTCATGTTTAACCCCCCAGCTCCTACTAGTATATTGAATTTATTACAAACGTTTAGTGAATATGTTCCTCCAGGTAAATCGTCGACCTGAACTTGCTCGATATAAGGTGTAGGTTTTCTTGCACTGTAGGCTCCGTATTTTGATACAGCTACTTCTGATATCAACAATCTACCCTCTAGGTCAACTCTTAATGGTGAAAAATCATTCATCACTGTACCAATAGTTTCAGTTTTATTTTTTGTAATGTCTATTATCTCGCTTCCTCCTAGTCCCATTTGTCTTTCAAGTTCAGTTAATTCTCCTATTTTCGATCGAATTAAATCCGGGATTTGTGATTTTTCAGGTGTTTGTGAGAAATTGCCTCCAGCAGAACTAGGACTCGAGCCACTACCACCGCATGTTTCACATGGACTGCCAAATGCATCACCTGGACCTGATATATATGTACTTCCGTCTGCTGTACCGCCAATTGTATCCATCGGGCTTATATAAACTGGTTCTCCCTGATGTCCTATGCCATTTTCAATATTTGGTGTTAAGCCCCCGGGGCCTGGGCTTTTTAGCCAAGAAGTATTTCCTCTATTAAATGCAGTAGTCCAATTCATAACTTGCTTAAAGGCCTGACCGTTACCGCCGCTACCAACTGAAGAATTAACAGTAAATCTTTTTTCAAATGGCTTGTTACAAGATGGACATGTGTCTCTACCTGCTCCTGATGCCCTATCAATATTAAACAAAGTTTTTATTTGATTTATAAGAGAAACCTTTTCTTTCCATTGCTGATGTACTTCTGTATCTAGTTTTCCTATTTTTTTATAAAAATCACCAATTACTATATTATCATAGTCAAAAGCAGTAAATTCATTTCTGTATCCTCTTACTGTTAAATATTGATCTTTTAAAACTAATTTCTGATCGTTTCCTGTAGCTAGCTCTATACTTACGCTATTATTAAATTCTTTAAATGACCCCGAATAATGAGTAAATTTTAATACTTCCTTGTTATCTGTATTAACAAAAGCTATTGTGCCGCCTTTTTGATTTATAACATACTTATTTCTATATGTTTCGGTATTAATATCTTCTGTTTCATTTTCTTTCTTGGAAACATTTTCGTAAGTACCTGGATAATCTATACCCTCGTCTAGTTCGCTATTGTCAATAGAATCTTCATCAACTATATCATGTATTCCTTTCCAATCTTCACTTCCAAAAGATGCAGCAAATACTACCGGTTTTAAAGGGTCTCCATCATTAAAGAATACCCATACATGCGCTCCAACTCTTATAAGAGGAAATGCTCCCTTAGCACAATTGCTATAAGCCTCAGGCTTATACATAAATGAAAACTCGTTAGCAGAATTTGCATTTATTTCTGCAGGGTCGCTAAAAGCATCTTTTAATTTGTAGTAACTTATATCGTAAAGATTGGCAGGCTTTTCCCCTATTCCATCAACATTTTGTGAATCCTCTGTTACTTCGTCTTGATTAGGCTCACATGAGCTTAGATTAACAAAAGCTGTTTTTATATCATTACTGTCGCTTATTGTTGATGCGTTTTTAGAAGCGTTGAATCTACCACTAGCGCTCTCACCAGCAAGAGGAGCAGCAAGTTCTGCCCAAGGTAAAATTAATTTTAAATCTTCTAATATTTCAGTAATATCGCTACAAACATTAGCTCCTATAAATTTAAATTTTTTATCCTTAGATACCTCATTCCATTTATTATAAACTGTTGGTGATATATGGGGTACAAAAACTTTAACTCTACCTCTTTTTGCCGGGTCATTATTTTGAACGACAATACCTAGATAATTCCCGTAATATTTTGGATGATTCATGTTGATCTTATTATTATTTACATTTATAATAGTATTATGCTAATGAAAGTATCCCATGAATCTCCTGTGTCTATTCTAGAATATTCAAAGGAATATAATGATTTTGACTACTGCTTAGTACATCTATTACATCAAAACGCAGGTTCTCCGCAACAATTAGCATATAATAATTATTATTCCCATGCCAGATCACTCTATAATAGAGAGGTATTATTAGATAACTCTATTTTCGAGCTCGGAAAAGCTTTCGATCCAGAACAATTTTATAAATCTGCAATGCTCATCAAACCGAATATGTTTATTGTTCCCGATGTTTTAGAGGATGCAGACGGTACTGTTGAGAGTTGGAACAATTTTGAAGCTAAGACCGATGATTTAAAGAAAAGTTTTTATACAAAATCGATAGGAGCTGTGCAAGGTAAAACATGGAAAGACTTAGTAGATTGTTATAAGTTTATGTCAGATAACGCTGATATGATTGCTATTAGCTTTGATTTTAGTTATTATCAAGCTATAGGGTATGGTAAAACGGAGCTTGAAAGATTCTGCTCAGGTCGTCAGCGCTTTATTGCGGATTTAATAAATAGTAATGTATGGGATTGGAATAAGCCTCATCATCTTTTAGGATGTTCCCTAGCTAAAGAATTTAGATATTATGTCGATAGAAACGTTTACAATATTGTCTCTTGTGATACTAGTAATCCTATTGTATGTGCAATATTCGGATTAAAGTATGATGCAGATTACGGTTTAAGTAATAAACCGAAAGTTAAGTTAGCTGATCTTATTTCTCACGAATTTACTGATGAGCAACTTGATTTAGTAAAATACAATACATCGATGTTTAAAAAAATTATTAGAAGATGAGACCCTGGGTAACATTTTTTTCGCAAACTGGTACAGAGATTAATAATTTATGTAATGCTTTAGGTATATATCCGGACGCAATTATTACAAACAAACAGACTACTGATGATATTAATAAGGATTTTTTAACCATTACAACCTTTAGAACACAAAAGCTTAATAGAACAATTTTGTTCACTCTCCCTCACAAACCTAGCTTAGAGAATTATTTTGAGGTTTTAAGTAAATTTAATAACCCAGTTATAACGTTACATGGCTATTTGAGAATAATACCTAAAGAGATTTGTGAGAAGTATGAAATCTATAACCTACATCCCGGTTTAATTGACAAATACCCGTCTTTAAAAGGATTTAATCCTCAAGAGAGAGCTTTTATTGGTGGCTATAAGCATGCAGGATGTGTTATTCACAAAGTAGTACCTGAAGTTGATGCGGGTGAAATTCTCTTAAGCCAGGGAACAAGTATAGAGGGGTTGACACTTCCACAAGTATACAGCAAATTACATAATGTTGCATTTGACTTGTGGAAAAGCTTATTTCAAGGGTATAAAATTTTAGGAAAATAATGGATATATCTTTACATTACGAAAACGTTTTTTTAAAACCTAATTTTAATAATGTTAAAACTAGGGCAGAGATAAACACTGAAGTAAATTTTTTAGGTAAAGTTTTTCGCTTGCCTGTAATTCCTGCAAATATGAAATGCTGTGTTGATTTTGATATTTGTAACATTTTAGACTCTAGAAATTATTTTTACGTGATGCATCGGTTTGATCATGATATCTTTGGTTTTGTAAAAGATGCTAATGAAGTGTCATTTAACAATGTTTCAATAAGTGTAGGAATACAAAATAAAGATAAAGCATTAATAACTAATTTAGCTAATAGTAAGTTTAGAGTAGATTTTATTACTATTGATGTTGCGCACGGTCATCATTCAAAAGTTGCTGATCAAGTAAAATTTATTAAAGATACTCTTCCTAAGACAAGAGTTATTGCAGGTAATGTTGCTACGCGAAATGGTGTTGAATATTTAGCTGTTGCAGGAGCTGATGCTGTTAAGGTGGGTATTGGTGGGGGGTATGCCTGCACTACAAAGGATAAAACAGGATTTACCTATCCCATGTTTAGTTGTGTTATGGAATGCGCTAGCACTGAGGCGTCAAATTTTGACATACCTGTTATAGCAGATGGCGGTGTAAGATGTAACGGAGATATAGCTAAAGCTTTAGTAGCCGGTGCTAAGATGGTTATGTGTGGCTCTATATTTGCAGCCTGCTCTGATAGCCCTGCACCGGTTGTTAAGGATGTTTCTGGAAGGCGCTTTAAGCAGTACTATGGTTCTGCTAGCGTACATAATAAGATGGATAAAAAGAATATAGAAGGTACAATGAAGCTTATGGAAACAGATTCATTTACTTATGAAGAAAAAATATTAGAAATAACTCAAGACCTGCAAAGCGCTATAAGTTACGCCGGAGGTTGCAATCTTAATGTTCTTAATTTAAGTAAAGTTGGTTACGGGGTAAGATTATGAATCCAGACGATGTAGTTAAAGCAGTTGAATCAGCTTACCCTGAGACTTGCGAAGAGTTTAAAAAGATTCAACAAGAGCAATATGAAGTATTTTGTAAAAAACAATTTGACTACGGTCCTCATAATATTAGCTTGGGGTCAGATTTACATAAAAAAGAGGACATTAATGCCTCTATTTCAGCAATAGTCGTACGTCTTAATGATAAGATACAGAGATTGATTAACTTAGTTTTGCGCAAAAAAACTTTTGAATCTGCAAATGAACCGATTTTTGACGCTTTTGGTGACACATCAGTTTATTGTATTATAGCAGAAATTGTTAAGAGAAAGAAATGGTGTAAGTAATGTCGTTATTAGATATTTTTAGAAATAAAGTAGATAAAATACGTGAGTTAGAAGAAGAAAATGAAATATTGAGACATGAAGTTTATGTCTTGAAAAACTTACTTTTTAATATAGAATTAGATGAGCTAGTTAAGAAGAAAAAATGAATATAACATTTACTGGGCCGCAATGTTCAGGCAAGACTACTTTACTTAAATTAATGAGAAGTAGTGGAGGTATATTTGATAAGTTTTTTTATATTGACGAAGTTACTAGAAAGATAAGAGATGAATGTAATATACCTATTAATGAAGAGGGTGCAAACGATGTAACCCAATTACTAATTATAAACGAGGAACTAAAGAATTTGTTTAATAATAGTAGTATGGATAGTTGGTGTAAAGGTACAGTGCATGATAGGTGTCTGCTAGACGGTTTAGTTTATACAGAATACTTTTATAGCAAGAAGCTAGTCAGTTATCAGGTTTGGACACAAGCGCACTGGTATTGGCAGAGATTTTTTAGTAAGTATGATATAATTTTCTATCCATGTCCTCATGATGTTCAACTAATAGATGATGGTGAAAGAAGTGTTGATACAGAATTTAGAAATTCAATAATTAAACTATATGAGGATCACTGGTTAAAACAATTTGAGTGGAAAGATAGGATAACTATTTTAAAGGGAACAGTTGAAGAACGCTTAGAACAGATTAAAATTAAACTACATGAACAAGGTATTAGATAACAGTAATATTTCGAAACACTTAGGTAAAGTAACCGGTTATAAGTCAACTTACGACCCTTCTCTTTTAGTCAGAGAACCGAGAATTAATAATCGTAAGCATTTAGGTATTACTGATGAAGATGCACCTTTTGGTGGTTATGATATTTGGAACGCATATGAGGTGTCTTGTTTAACAGCTGAAGGTATGCCTATTGCTGCTATTGCTAAGATTGTATATCCATGCAAAAACCATTATATTGTTGAGTCAAAATCAATTAAACTGTATATGAATTCTTTTAATATGCAAATATTTAAAGGTAATATGATTCAAGTATTAAACGAATTACAAAATACTATTGCAAATGACTTATCTAATTTACTTGAAGCTACTGTTAAGGTATATGTAAGGTCAGCTGCAGCGGTATCAGATGACATATATTATCCTCCAGTCTTTAATAATAAAGACTACCCTACCCTTGAAAATAATATTGATGTTACGATGATACAATCAAAATCTTACGTAGAGGATCCATCTATTTTATCCGCAATAGAGATCCCTGAAGCTAGGATACAAAGATTTCATTCTGCTTTACTAAAAAGCAATTGTAGAGTTACATCGCAACCAGATTGGGGCGACGTTTATATACATTATAAAGGTAAGTACGAAATCAATCAAACATCGCTACTACAATATATCGTTTCCTTCAGAGACGAATGCCATTTTCATGAAGAGATATGTGAGACCATTTATATGCGCTTATTTAGATTATTTAAGCCTGAAGAGCTTGTTGTAAGTTGTTTATATGTAAGGCGTGGTGGTATTGATATTAATCCTACTAGAGCTAGTAATTATAGCTTATTAGACAAAGCTCTAATAGATGAGTTTAAATATTTTACTAAGACGGTAAGGCAGTAATTAACCGTTTAAATTCCAGAGTCTCTGTTTTTCAGGGCCTACTGATTCGTAACCATTGAGAGTTAATGTTTGCGCAGTTGTACCGGTATCTACCGTGAACGTATAGGATGTACCGTCATTTAATAATAATGCCATTACTGTACCATCATAATTATCGGCAACATTTAAATTTGCAGTATTTCCGCCTACTGATAATGTAATATTAACATCAGCTAATGTAGGGGTGACAGCATTGAAAAGAACACCCTTTACATTGGTGCTTAATGAATTAGCTGTAACACCGTTATTAACCGTTGACAGGTTAAATGATGTCGGAAATGTATCAGCCGGATCGGCTACTATATTTGAAAATACTTGTAAAGGCATATAATTATTTATTCTTTGCAGGCAATTTTTTTGTATGAGAACAATAAAAAAGGGCACCGCAAGATGCCCTTTTTTAAAGATCCTGGGACTTACCAGGTGAAAATTGACTTTCTTTTTGTCATCCGATGTACTTCTTAGAAGTAAACCGACTGTGTTCCAGGAACGAACGGAGTACCGAGGTTCTTGAGAATAATGACGTGGTAGTAAAGATTTGCACCAAAGATGTTGTCTACTACACCATAACGTGTTAGTAAGCCAACGCGAGGAGCAAAATCATTAGGACCAATTGTTCTCTGAACCATTACCGGGATGTACGGACAATAGATGATACCAGTGTCGTAGAATTCCGGGCCCTTGTAACCAAGGAGTGCATACTCGAGGCGTACTTGACGCGAGAAGTTCTGGGTGCCATAAGCTGTTGGCCAGCCCTGACCCTGGAAATTACCAGGAGGGATGCCACCAGTATTATAAGCTTCAGCCTGAGCTTCTGTGCGAGTATCACGGTAAACGTTGAACCTGCCACCCAGCGAACCTACTTTTGCAACACCGACGGGCTGTGTATTAACATTACCCTGTACTGGTACCCACTGGAATTCAGGGAGCATTTCTAGGATAGCGCAAACGCGAGGTGTAGCAACAACGAAGTTGGCAGAACCACGGCGATTACGTACTGCAATACGATTAGCTTCGACGATTAGTCTCTGATAGAAGTCACGATTACGTTCAACGAGCCAGCGACCGTCTGCTGATACGGGCGACCAGATTGAATAACCTGTGCCGTAGCCAGCATTGAGTGCTGTCTGGATCATGCGAATGATCATTTCACGGTCGATTTCGGCCTGTAGCTCATACGACATAGCGTTTGTGAGCTCAGTATCGATATCGATACCGTTCATGTTCTTAAGATCCTGCTCGAGCTCAACTGACCAGCGAGCGGCGAGACGGCGTGTGCCGGCCTCGACTGCTGTCTTCTCAAAGCTTACAACGACCTGAGGAATGTTTGCATTCAACTCAAACTGGCTGAGTAGCTGTGCAACACCCTGATCCTGTGTTAGCATTGTGAAGTCGGAATTACCCGACAATTGTGGCTGCTGCGTTCCGGTAAAGCCGGAAGCGAGGAACTGATACCCTAGCTCAGGGTTTGTCGACAATGACTGTAAGAACGAGCTAGCATACTTTGTTGTAGAGTTGCTTGCGTCGATCTTGCCATCGGGATTGTAACCTAAGCTGGTGGGTTCGTACTTATAACGGAGGGCAAAAGCAAGACCTACTGGACCGCTCATGGGCTGAACACCAACGATTTCGTTAGTGATCAACTCAGGGAACGTACGGCGAATCATCGGGATGAGGATCTTCGGTAGACGCGCATCGCCTTGGGCGTAAGCAGCATCATTCTGTGAAGGGAACTGGTTACCGTAAGCGCCATTATTAATAGAGCCTCCGAATACGCCAGTGTTTCCACCGACTGTGTTGCTAGCCTCAAAGCACCACTTCTCTTGGTTTTCCAAAAGGATAGCGGTGTTTAAGCGTGTGTGATCGTCTTCGATAGCGCGGACGTTATCGGAAGAGTAATCCAGAACTGGACCCCACTTCTCGAGAAGTACCTTAGCGCGTGACTCATCAATGTAAGCCTGTGTAGGACGAATTTGTTTAGCCATATAAATTATATTTCTCCAATATAATATGTCGACCTTTTATAAACTATTCAGGGGTTAAACCCTCAACAAAAGCAAAATTAATATTTCGAAAGCTCGCCCATGTAAGTATTAAACATTGGATCTGTTTCATTTACTTCTTGGGGCTGTACAGCTTCTTCAATTACTGGTCTATCAACTTGTGCAGATACAGTTTCAGAAACCGCTTCCGTTTTTAATGCTTTTAGCCGCTCTTCTTCTGTCTTTTCAAACAGCTTTAAAGTGTAGTCAAAGTTCTCTTTAATGAACTCTGCAGACTTACCATTAAGCATTTTCTTCATGTAAGTCTTTTTAGCCTCATCGAGATCAGAAACTTTCTCTTCAAGCATTGCTTTAGCGGAGAGCTTCTTATTTTCATCGGCGAGTCTTGCTACTTCTTTGGTAGCGGCTTCAAGCTGGCTAGCAGCTTCATCTAGTCTTGTCTTCCCGTCTACTACAGCTTCGCGAATATTATCTTTCGCTAAAGCCATATCAACAGAAAGAACTTGGCGTAAATTCTCTAATAGAGAAATAGCCTTTTTATTTTGTACAGCTTCATTTACAGAAGCTGTTGGTAGTTTTTCTTCTAGATATATATCTAGATATTTACTAATTTCATCAACTAGTGTATTTTTGAAAGATGCTGCTTCGTTATTCAACTCTGCTTCATACTTTTCAACTACCGTTTTTAATTTAGCAGCGCGATCAGTATCAATTGCTTCAACAACCTTTTTGAGCTTGTTGGTATGATCTGTATCGATTGCTTCAATTAAAGTCTCTAATTTCTTGGAATAATCTGCATCTTGTTCAGCAAGAGCTTTTTCAACATGAATCTGTACCTTTTCATTTACAGATGATTCAAATGCTGATTCTAATTCCTTAAGAACGTCCTCAGTTAGGATATCCTTTGTTGCTTCCTTAAGGGTCTTGCTTATGTTTGTTTCCATAAATTAAAAAATTTTTTCTTTTAGAGAATCATTGATCTTTGATTTAATCTTAGAGTCAATGACGCTCTGTAAGTATTTATTAGCTTCAGAATAATTTTTCTGAGAAATTGACTTTAAAAACCCAATAATTTCTTTATTTTCATTTATTTTTGAGTTTTTGTTAGCCTTTGTCATAGAATTATTTATTTTGCTCTTGTTATTTTTTTTAATACTTTTCATAATTAAGCACTTCTTAGAAACTTAAAAAACGACAAAATTTGCTCTTTGAGATAGGATTGAACGTCCTTTCTAGGAAGATTTTTAATTGAGTTTTCGAATGCATCAAATATTTCTTCAAGCTCACCCCTAGTATTAAGAATAAATTGCTTGCTCTCAAGAATTCCATTTACAAAAGCCTTTGGACACGACGGATCAGCTACACAATCAATAGCTATTAATCTCATATCTGTTACTCTATTAACACCATTATTCTCTTCATTTAACTTACCTAAAGCTCTGCTTGACATACCAACCTTTACACCGTCATTGATAAGATTGCGAACTATTTGACCCATGGGGGTCGAGAGAACTTGTGATTTACCAAATACGTGGTTACCTTCGAATTTAAGATTTGTTACTAAATGGCATGCTCTTTCGAGATTAACTTCTGCTGATGTAGGATGATTTAACTCTCCCATAGCTCTATTTGTTGTGACCATTTCTTTTACATATCTATCGACTTCACGGTGCATATCTTCTTTTTCATAGATGCGTTGATTTTTATTAACTTCATTACAAACCATATACGGGCCTTGAATAAAAAGCTTTGCAGGTTCTTTAGGGTTTTTTTCCTCTAAAATATATTCAAACTGCTCCTCAGAAGCAGGTGTTTCGACTAAAAGACGAAGCGCCATATTAATATTTATTTAGACCAAGTTCTTTTTCTGTTAATATTAAGAACTTATAATTCCTTTGGTCGCACCATTTTTTAGCAGCAGCCCACTTAGCCATATTTTGTATATATCTCTTGTTTTCGTAAATTAAAGTACTATTTTTCTTTTTTCCTGGAACCGGTGCAACTACTTGTGTTGATGGTTTAATTTCTATTATATATTTGTTTATATTATTATTTTCTTTAATTGCAATAATACCATCTGTATAGTATCTATGAACTTTGCTATCAAGAGGGTTTAAATACGGGATTACCACAGCTTCGCTTGCCCATTCAACTACATTTTCATTTTCATCGCACCATCTAAAAAATCTCAGCTCCCACCCAGATCTATAAACCGGTGGAGTTCTCCCAACATATTTGTTACTATTTCTTGGACGAAACAACCCTTGTCTAAATTTATCGTTTTTATTGAGAGGTATCATTATCCAACAAAGAACTGTGGAGGGGCAGCATCACCGAACCCAGGTGCACTTTCGTATAATTTTTTTTCTAGTTCTTCTTTTTCTCTCAATCCTTGGGAGAGCAAATCATTATAGTTTATAGAACCACCACCAAACATTGTTGTCCCCGTATATTTACCTCTAACGTTACCTATAGCTATTTTACTTAAAGCTAAAGCATATTGATAGACCCAAGGCTCTTTAATAATATCTTTAAGTCGTTTTTCTACGTAACAGCCAATGATACCATAAAATCTTGATCCTGAACCCGGAGTGCGGGGTTGGGGGTAAAAGGTTAGGTATTGAGTTCTATCGTCGAACGTAAAGTATCTTCTAATAGCTAAAAGCTTTTCTCTTGTTTCTAGCCAATCTTTAAGCACATACCAGCTTATTAAATCAAACCCATAATTACCCATTGCATAGCTAAAATATGTTTGTTGAGCTAATGTTTGCTCGATAGTGAATAGCGTGTTAACACCGGTAGAGGAGCCTTCTTCAAAATCAATTATGTCTACTACTTTTCTATAATCCATTACATCGTAATCAAAACTATTATTAAATTTTACCTGTGAATTAGAAGATGGTTTAAAATAATCACCTAAAACACCATTAAAATTAATAACTGAAAGATAATTTGTTTGTGTTAATATTTGATTTTCAAAAATACCATCTTTATATGTTGATGACAGGGTTGTCGATGTTGTAAAGTAGCTAGAGGGTATAGATGATGTTGCAACAAAAACGGTTGGTGAAGGTTCAATTGTTTTATTAAAATACGGTGTAATAGTATAAAGCAGATCTAATTTTAAGCCTTTGTTAGATTCATACAAATCAGAATCAAATACAAGATATTCTTCTGTATACCCTGCAAATTTAGCAAACATTTCACAGGCTATAGAAATATTTTCAAATAGTTGATCATGATGAATTTCTAAATTCACCATTGGTGCACCTAGTGCTCTAGAAATTCTATCACCTAATCTATTGAATGAATCTATTTTACTGTTAAGATTAGTGCTTTGAAAAGCTGTAATTGGTGTTATAGCAGAGCAATCCATAATAATATTTATGTTATGCTGCTAATTAAGCTGCAGGTGCAGCTCCGGCGGCACCTCCTTGAGCTGGCGTACCGCCTGCGGTGGCTTCACCGCCCCCGGCGGCAGGGGCTTCAGCAGCACCACCTCCAGCCGCAGCAGGGCCTGGGCCAAACTCCGGAGGAGTTCTAGTAGCAGAAGCACCACCACCCATACCACCTCCGCCCCCAGCTTCTTGACCGGCTGCTCCTGGTGTTGTCGCGCCAAGCTCTCTCCAATTTGGCCCATTATTAGTAATTTGATCTAATTCCCATAAAAATTCTCTATCTTTTCTTAAAAATTGTCTATTAGCCATAATATCTACCTCTGACCAGCCAAGATATTTCTTCTGTGCGAACGTTTTTGAAACTAAATCACTCTGAGTAATGTTATTAAAGTTCTCTGCTTTAAGCTGGAATTTTTGATTTTCTCTTAATTCATAGAAATTAGTAGGTACATTAAACATTAAATCAATGTCTGTTTCGCGGAGCTTATATTCTTCCCAAATTTTTCTTAATTTAAGATGAGTAATAAATCCATTTTTTAATCCAGCCGCAAAACGTTGCTGCTGGCGAATTATAAATCTTGCAAATTTAAGCTCTTCTCTAAGAATATCTGCACCATCTTTAAATACGTCTTCAACATTTAATCGGGTAACTGGAACTTTTAAAGACTTATAAAGCTTTTGTACAAAGTACATAAGGTCGGTTAGCTCGCCCAAATTTTGACCTCCAGGTAATTGAACCACTTCAGTACCGGTAGAGCCGGTGCGCTTTGCAAACCAAAAACTATCTAACATACTTTGAGGATTAAATTTTTGTACAGAAGCACCTTGGTCTGCATCATAAGTTCTTCGTGACCAATAATTTTGCATTAGCTTACGGAGGTATGCTTCTGCTTTAGGAGGAGCCATATTACCAACATCAACATTGAATACAAGTCTTTCTGGGGCTCTTACAAGCCTATAAATAACAATTGCATCTTCTATTAGAGATAGTTGTCTGTAAGCTCTACGAGCGTTTTCAATAAAAGGTAATCTGACTGTTTTTGTTTCATTCCAAATACCAGAGTTAATATAAGTAACTTGATTTATATCCATCGGAACTAATTCAACCTTAGCAATTTTTCCAGGATTCTTAGCATCATAAATATTTTTTCTTAAAAGATAACCTCTTACAATTTGATTTTGTACATTTTCAAAAACAGGGTCTATAACATCTGAAGGAACAGTTACCACACCTAAAATACCTTCTTCAGGATATTTTTTATGAATAATATGTTCCCAATATAGCTCAGCATCAACTAATAATTGTCTAAGATATTCCCACCCTTTGTTTTCTAAATCAAAAAAGCCAATATATTTTTGAAATTCTTTTTTTAATTTCTCTTTTTGATCTTCTGATATTGTAGCGGTTTTAAAAAATATTTTTACTATATCACCATTATCATCTTTATTAATAAATTCATCGCAAATCTCATCCAACGCATCAGCTACTTCAGCAAACGCAGCCATTACTCTATAGTCCATTAACCTACGGCCTTTATCAGGCTGAAGATTAGCGTACATAAAGTTGTGGTAATCTTTATTTTGCACTACATTAGCATAAAGATCATCAGTAAAGCTTAAAGATGAAGAAACCGACTGACGAGCAAGGGCCTCTTCTCTTTGTGTTCCTTTATTAAAGAATTCAGCGTACTTAGGATTAAGCTTGTTTATTTGATCTTCAATACCAAGAGACTGGTAAGGCAGTTTTGAAGATATAAACTTTACCAGCTCTCTTCCGAACGTACTCTCTCTATTTGGGTCTGCCATAAATTAATAATTATTTACAAATCACTATTAGTATAATCTACATTAGTTATTTGAGGATTGCCTGAAAGTGATATTGTCTCTATTTCTGTAATTAACCCAGTACTGACAGGCCAAGAGTACGTGTTGTCAGAAAGTGAATCGTAAGTTGTTATTAACGAAGATGCAATAAAGTTTGCATCTATATAATAGATATTACCAGCAGGGTTTTGAACATATGGAAATAACCATCCCTTAATAACAAAGCTAGTATCTCCTACTATTCTGTATTTTTCAGTCGCCCCTATATCAGTTGGATAGCTTAGCGCGATATTGCCATCCCATAATACTTCGCTCCTTATTTCTTGTAAAGGCGAAAATGGGCCAGAAGCGAGATCTTCAGGAATTTTCCATGAAATAATTATATATGGGTTAGTATAAGGTACAAAATTAGAAATAATTTGATCCATGTCTGTTTGAAATTTTGTTAAAATAGACATAGATACATTGATGTTAACGGGAACAGGAGTTCTATAAAAATCTGAATAAAGTCTATAATTATTTTCCTTACCCCCTCTTGTTATATAAAATCCTGCGTTTTTATTAAAAACTCTTGTCTCGTCTCTGCCTACACCCGTTATGTTAACGGCTACGCAAGGTACTGTTAAGTTCTGCGCTTTATTAACCAAATCATATATGACCCTTTGTTTTGGGGCATAAACATACCTAACTTGTACTCTATTTTGCGGTACTCTATTTTTATCATATCTTTTAATAATAATATTATCAAACGCTGCTACAAATTGCGTTAGAACATCTTTTATTTCAAAGTGAAACGTTTGATTCTTCACTATATTATTTATTAGCAAATACGCTCAATAAAAGATTTTGGAAGCTTATCTTTTGTTCTCTTTAAAACGCTAACTACATTGCCATCAAGAATGTAGGTTGTAGAAAAGTCATTCTTACTTCTAGTTGCTCTACCGCATGCTTGTACTAAAGCATTTAACATTTTATTTTCATACCAATTTTTATCATTCTCAAACATTTTTTTAACCCGCTTATTAGATAAAGATGGGTAAGGAAGCTTTACAATAACTTGAAATCTTGCTAGGTGATCTTTTAAATCAACACCGAATGCAAGAGAAGGTGATACTAAGACACTTGGTGCATCGGTATCATAATGCTCTTTTAATATATCTTCATTATTGAATAATTCGTCTCTAAATAAAAACCTACTATCTGATAGTTTATTTTTTAAAAATTTTGTAATTTCGTTTGAATGGGTATGAATAATTCCCTTTTCAGTTTTATGATGTTCAGCAATAGTTTTTATTTGTTCACAAATATAAGGCAGCACATTAGTTTGGTTTTTATAGTTTAACTTATTTTTTGATGAGACGTAGATGGGTGACTTTTGTGGGTCGAAATCGCTATCTACTTCAACATATTCATAATCTTTAATACCTAAAGTCTTTGCAAAGTTTTTATGATCAATAATCGTTGCAGACATCAATAATACGTTATCTGCGTAATCAAAAATAAATTTTGTTAATTTTTCAGCTTTAAGAGGTGTAAGGATTACTTTTTTAGAGTCTTTATCAGTTACATACTCCACATCTCTCCACAAACCATCAACAGACGTTAGTGAGTTGTGCATTGTCTTAAGATACTGCATCTTTATCTTTTCAGGCTGTGATAACGTTCTATGTTTTTTATTTGCTCTGTTTATTAGAGTGTTTATTTGCTCGCTTATATTAAACAATAATTCATACATCCATGCACGAATTTTCGTACGATCCTCCGTTAGTAATGTCTTACACTCTACCCCGTAATTACGGAGTTTATCGTATGTAATTTCTGCAGAAAATCTTTTAATCAGTTCATCTTCTAATTCTGACGCCTCGTCACAAATGATAAAATTCTTACGCTTGACATGGCTTGGTAACGACATAAACATCTTATAATTTAAAACTGCAAATTTTGAAAGCAGTGATTTGTTACGCGCATTATAGTATGGACATCTATTTTTCTCCCAACAATCATCTTTTATTTTTGAAACTAAAACACAAGGAGCCGTTTCAACATCAAAATTATTGTCTATGTCGCACAAATAATTTGTTTTGCCTTTAAGAATATCTGTGTCTGGAAAGAGATTTAAGTATTGATCTTGTAATGATTTTGTTATAGTTAGAGCAAAGGTACCAAACGGCGGCTGTGATAAACAATCAACTTCATTTATATAGTTGCCAGCGAAATCTTGCTTATAAGCAGCATACGTATCAATATTATGTTTAAATCGTTCAGTAGGCCCAGAGCTTAAACCAGATAGTGTTTTTGCAAGAAAACTTTTACCGGTACCGGTAGGCGCGCAGCAAATAACAAATTTCTTTCCATTATTAAATGCTCTCTCGACACCCTTTATAAGTTTAACTTGCTGATTACTAGGATTATATTCTTTTGGAAAATGCGATAAATATCTACTAAACACAGCTATATTATAATATCTTTTTTGTAAATTTAAAGCGGTGTCAGTGTTATTTTTTTATTAAAAATTTTGGCCGGTTTTTTAAGCGCTAATTTGTTTATTGGTTTGCTCAATTCGTTGTTTAATTTACAAAATGTGTTTATTGTGTAGTCAAAAATCAGTTTGTCGTTGTTTATATGTAAGTCAAACGGGTAAGGTATTTCATAAACTATTTTTTTATTTTTCTTTTCTTCACAGAGAAGAGTAAAAACGCAAAAAAAGTCTTTTATACAAAACAAAATTAGCTTACCTTTCTTTAAAATTTTTGCTTCAATAGAAAAAGTAATCGTTTTTTGAAGATGAGCACTTATAGCCTTTTCTATCTCTAATGGTGATGTCATGAATTCATAAACCTCGTTTTTTCATTAGCTGACATAAGAGCTAAACGTTGATTAAAAAAATTCCAAAACTGCTTTACAGGAATTACGCTTATTAAATCACACGCAGCCATATTAATACACCTGTAATCTTGCATTAATATATCCCAAGTAATTAAAACGTTTTTTGCCTCAGGATTAAATTTAGGTCTATTAATAGCTCTCTTGTAATTTAATGCTATTCTCCCTTCCGGGCTATTTAGCAGCGGTAAAGAGTTTGTACATAGCATTCGTCTGGTAGGAGGCAGCCCAGGCTTGGGTCTTTTCCTAATAAACTTAATTTCCGCCACGTTGTTTAGAAGAAGATTTTTTAATGTGGCTAGCGACGCTTTCATTATCTTTTCTTAATGAGCAAATACCAAAAATACGCTGCTCATTTAAAAATAATCCCTTTTTAAGTGTTCCATAACCATCTATATCTAAATTTGCTACCGGCACGCCTAAATTATTTGGAAAGCAAACATAATCGCCTTTTTTAACATGCTTAGCTGTTGGTCCGCATAAAATTACCTCTCCTATTCTCCAAGCACGTGTATCTGCATTAATAGGTACTACTATACCATTTCTTACTATAGAAGAGCCATCCTCCGTTTCATCAACATACTTTACTAACAAAACATCATCTAATACTGTTTTTAAATTATAACCAAAAAAAACAGAATTAAATGAGTTTTTTGGTAGTTCTGATAAATCAATTAAGCTTTTTTGTGTCGGCAGAGTATCTATATCTAGAGGCATGTAGTAATTTAATTACCTGTTTAACGTTTTCAATGTCTCTATATTCTCTAATATTTCACGCTTAGATATTTCTTTAGATTTTGCTAGAAGATCAATGTTTGATTCATTCTCCTTTTCATCTACTTTTTTGCGTTTGAAATATGTTATTTTTTTATTTGGCACTTTCGGAAAAACAGCTACAAATAAATTATAAAGATCTTTTTTTGATTCAAAAACCGATAGGTATTTGTTTATTGTGTTACATGCTTGAATTAAAGAGGGTGAGTACATACTTGCCCATCTATTAACTAGATAAGGAGAGAACTCAGATTCCTCCTCTACAGTATTAAGAGTCTTTTTTTTTGTGTATAAAATACTGCCTATAAAATCAAATATTGTCATTTACAAATTACTTTTGATGTAGCAATAAAAATATTATCATTCATTGCATAGAATAAATTAATTACATCCTTCATAAATTCTTCTGCATCCTTATCAGAGAGATTTGTAGAATATGCAAAAGCAGGAGCTTTTTTACCTGCGATGATATTAATACCGGTATGGCCTAAAGCAATACCGTTATTCGTATATGTAATGCTAACAGAACATTTACCTTTTGTTTGAGTAATACCCCCCTGATTATGTTCCTTATGAACAATGAGATCATCGCCATCAACCTCAATAGGAGACTTTAAATATTTTGAACTTAAAATATTGGCAATTTGTGTATTAAAAAGCCTTTGCCAGGCTACTGCTCCAAATGGATCAAGATAAGGTATTTCCCAGCAAAAATTAATTGCATCCTCGCTATATATAAAGTCGTTGTTTATAATATCTTCACTGTCTATCATGCCTGCTGCCTCCACTTTCATAGGGGCGCGAAAAGCAACAATATTGCCAATAGGAAGTGTTCTTTCTTTAAAAAATTTGTATGCAAAGCGTGAATGAATTAGATCGCCGTCATAAACTTTAATATCTTTTAAAATCATTAAGTAATTATATATTAACTAAATATTAGTTCCAGAGATTATTCTAAGCAAATATTTACATCTCTCATCATACGTATGCTTACTCAAAGCTGTTTTATGCCCGTGCTCCTCAATTTCTTTTCGTTTGACGGGGTTGTCTAAATAATATTTTATTTTTTCTTTTAATTCCGGAATGCTATCCCACGTAACCAAGTCTTTATCTATCTCAAATAATTTTTCTAAGCCTGGTGTGTTGCTGGTAATTAAAAATGTCTTACATCCTAATGTTTCGAAATTTCTATAGTTAATATCTTTGTTTACATCGCTCCAACTTCTATTAAAATGAATTTTATATGAATTTATAGCCTTGACCATATCATTACCCAAAACAAAACTATCTATTTTTGGATTAAATTCTTTAAGGTGATTTGTTAATATGTCTACTCTTTCTGGATGCATATTACCGCAAAACCCTAAATCGTATTTTTTCTCAACATTATCTATCGGCTGAATAAGGTCTTTTGGATATGCGTTTGGAAACCAATATAAATATTTCGAAAATTCATTAAAATAAGGAAGATAAAATTCTGTAGAATTTAAATGAATATGAGGCTTAATAGATTTGTTTAGTCCAATATGGTGTGGTAAAGTGCAGTGACTGTCTATACTCCAATATATTTTAATTTTTTTACTGTTTAATATTTTTTCTACTGGCAACCAATTAAATGAATAGTTTTCTAGAACAAAAATGACATCGGCCCATTTTTCTAATTCATCGAACTCATCAAATAAAGGATAATTTAATCCCCACACTTCTGCAGAATGACCGTCAATTCTGTTCATTGCATTTTTTAGACAAAGATTTTCTCTAAATAACCTATTTTCGCCATGCGCACCAGCTTCTTGAATAAACAAAAAATTCATTTAGAAACTATTTATTGTGTTTAAATTATTTTCAACTTATGCTAACCAATAGCTTTTAGTATCATCATAGTCATTGAAATTTCTAAGATATTGGTATACACCGTTATTATTTCCACGGTAGTAGACCGCCCAAATACCACAATTACCTGAATGTGTTAAAATAGAATTTGTTTTGCTAATAATATTACTTACAGCTAAAATATTAATACCCAATTCTTCGCGTTGACTTGGATCAATACAGTGATGAATAACTTTACTTCTATCATCATTTACTGTAGGTAATTCCTCAAAATAAAAGGAATTTTTAAATGTTGAAGAAAAAATGTCTCGAAATTCACGAGTATCAGTTTGTATAAAGAACTTTTTATCCTTTATGGTATCTGCTTTTCTTAAAAAATCTTCATAGCTTCCTATACGCGTTTCTCTTATTTTATCTAACCCACGGTAGTAGATTGATACAGTATTTTCAAAGTCTATCTTGTATGTATCATTAAAAAAAGCTATCTTTTCCATAACTCTATCACTAGGAGAAAAATATTTTTTTATAAAAGGTGCTACGCCCTCAAAATCTAAAGTTTTATAGTCATGTACTTGATACTCATGACAAGCTCGTACGTCACGCACATAAGGTATGTCACCATCAAGAGTTTTAAAAAAAATAGAGGTAACATCTGTATGTGTAGTCTTATACCCCCAAAACTGTGATGTAGCGTCTATACTTTTAGGTAAGCGCTTGTACGTATTAAAGAAGCTAACAATGTTATCTAGCTTTACGGAGCAGCAAGAAAAAAAGCCCGCATCATGCTCTATTATTAAGTTATCTTCTACAACTTGCATTTTAATATTTATTTTTCTTGAGATGATCGTTTAAAATTTTTAAATGATCAGCATGAATAGGCTTATCATTCTCATCATACTGACACCCTACAAATTTTAATCCGTCTCTCTTGACAGGAAAAGGTTTCATCTCAAAAAATTCATCATGAACGAACATATCATTTAAAAATAGAGGATAGATTTGTTGTGTTATTATAACTTGATCTGTTCCCCATTTATCGTATTTTGGATATTTAAAAATAATATCTTGTATATTTCTTAACTTAGATGCCTTTATACCCCACATTCCGCCTAGCATCATTGCATAAGGGCTAGGACCATGCCAAGGATGATCTCTCATTATATGAAGACTCTTGCCACTTTTTACCCATTCGTTCACCGCAGCAGCTTCGCGTACATCTACTCGCGAATCAGTATCTCTAAATATGGCGTATTCAACCTCACTATCTGCGCAAGGAAAATAACGATAATTCATAAAAAAAGCGGAATCATTATCATCAACGTACATTACTTTTGCTCCTAAGTTTTTTAATTCACGAGCTATATCTTTTTCTATAGAAGGTGAAAGATAAAACCAAGGCTTCCAATCAGGATAAACAGTTTTACAAAGCTCTGCATTTTTAAGTGCACCGACCTTATAAAAGTTTTTAGTACCGTATAGGCAAAAGCTTATTACTTTCATGAAGTTATTTTAGTTCTATCACATTTTATTCCTAAGATATTTTCCCACATGTCTGCTTCTTTTAAGCGCTCGTCTTTAAGCTTAGGCCACAGCAAATCAGAATTTTCTTTATCTTTACCTTCGTGTTCGCGTAGTTGGCTGGCTACTCTATCGAATTTACTAGCACCAAATACCCAGTGATTATGTGTTATAGTAATATCTTCTCTATAAACTTTTCTATTAAATGCAGAGTACATATTATCAAGCCATTGATCAATCCAATTTCTAGAAAATTCTTCTCTCATAAAATATCCAGTCTTTTCCATGTAAAACCTATGAATAAATAACCAAGACGCGAATTTATCTTGCCTATGCCCATCAAAGCCACAGACAAGCTTAAATTTATCCGAACAGTTTTTAAACTCTTCAATAATCTTTTCATCCCAATTATCTGTAGTAAATACCATATCGTCGCCTAGCATTGAAATAATCTCTTCACTACTATTTCTAGCTAAAGTATTCCAAAAATATCCTAAGCTAAATTTACCAGTCGGATTAGGAGGTATGATTGTAATTTTTAAATTATTAAAACCTTTAGCAATAGTTTCACATCTTGCGAGAGTAGGATCATCAGGATCTAAACCTAAATACAGGGTATAGTTTTTAGGATCCTTACATCTCGCAAGTGCTGACATTATAAAACTAATTTTATTATTTAACCGTTCACGGGTAGGTAAAAGTAGGGCTATTTTCATGGTTTAATTTCTTTTAAAAAGCTTATTATATCTTCTTGCTTCGTATCAGGCACGGCACCTTGCCATGCTGGTGAATAAACATGCTTCTTTTTAAATAATTCAGCGCCTTTAATAATATTATCTCGCCAGTCCTCTCTAGGTCTAATAGAACTACTGTTTTCTGAGCATTCTATTTCTTCTAAAAGCTCGTAGCTGTTAGCTAAATCCGGCCAATTCCAGTAAGGAGTACAAAGTTTGGCTTTTGAAATTCTATAGCTGTGTTCAACATGCTCAAATGCATTAAGAAAATCTTCATCTATTAAGCCTACTTTTTGTAGTGCGTTTTTTGAATAGTAACAAAAAGCCCCAACACTATTGGCATTAAAAGCAATTTTTAGTTTTTTGTAATCAATAATAAACCTAGGTGTTGGCTCGCCTTTGGAAATGCCTCCTCTATTTGCAGGCCCGTGATAACCAAAACAAAAATGCTCTAAACCGGTTAACTTGCTTGCTTCAATATATTTTTTAAAAACATTCTTATCTTTTACTATAATATCATCCTCTATAATAAAAATATGATCACAATTATTATCTAGCAAATACCTAAACAAAATGTTTTTTGATTTGCCGACACCTAAATTCATTTTATTGTGAAAATATTGAAACTCTCTTTTTGACTTAAGCTTATCTATATCTTCAAAATCCGAACCATCATTAACAACAACCAATAGATAATCTTCAGGTATTGAGTCAAAACACTTTAAAAAGAATTTAGGTCTATTACATGTAACTATACCTATGCCTATTTTATCCATATAATTTTAATATTTTAATATAAATAATAACGATGGCAATTAATACATCCAATAGCAACTACGTAAATATTAGCAATTTACCTCAAATTCAGCAAGTTTTTGAGGAAGATTTACTTTTAGTACAAACAGAAAACGGTACAACCACTATTACTTTTGATAATTTTAATGTTGTTAAAACTGATGCTGCGGGTAATGCAACTGTTGTAGGTAATATTTCAGGAGCAGGTACATCACAATTTACTACACTATCTGCATCAGATGATGTAAGAGCTGTAAATTATTTTGCAAACGGTGTAAAGGGTTATTATGGTGCAAATAATTTTTATAATAAGTTTACTCTTAATGGCGGATTAGTTACTACAGCGTCTTATGTTTTAGGTTCGCCTGAATATGTTAATATTACACAAACGCTTCTACCGAACTTAACATCATGGCAAAATACACAATACAAGAGAATTTTTGATATTGATGGTACTAGTACTATTGATTTAGGAACTCCTTATAAGGTTGTTATTTTTAGTAATTTTTATCAAACAAATACGCAATTTAACTCATCATCATTAAGACCTATACATTTCCTTTGCACCGCTACATCACGCGTTTCTTCCGCTCCATTTGTTTCAGATATTAATGTAGATAGAACTTCAAGCAATGATCTTTCATTTAGAGTAAATTTAGGATATAATGTGCCGGTAGCTACTATTATTAACTGGCGAATACTTTATACGTATTAACGTACGTGAAACATTAAAGCTTTATTAATTCTTGCTAAAGCTAATTTAGGGTGTAACCCTTCACCAACTAATCTCTTATATTCTGATTTAAATGATTTTACAAACTCTTCAGATAGTTTAAAATTTTTAGGATAAAATTCCTTTTTAACAGTTCTTAAATAACCAAAGCTTTCTAAAACTTTGTCGTATTCGTTATTAAATCTCATTACATTATTATTTATTTGCCTGTAATGATTTTTTTACGTATACGATCCTCCTGTTTTTCTTCAAACAATGCACTTTTCTGTGCTTTTAAAAGTCTTTCCATATCATCTAGATTTTCTTGATCTAAAACACTAGTCTCATCTTCGATTAATTCACCTTTATCATTTAAGTAAAATTTTATCATTTCAATTCTTTGCTCGGGATTACCAAAAATTTCTATAATAGGAGGTCTATCATCTTTAGCTAGAAAAGGGCATATACCATTTCTCATAAGATTTTTTTCTATTACTTTAAAAATGTTATCTATTTCTTGAATAAACAATATGTCTATTTCACGGCTTTTCTTTTCTTCTATTTTAACAGGTGCAACTTTTGTAATAGGTAAGAAAAAAACAATATCAATCGATTTCATACTTTCCTGAACTAAAGGAATGCATTTTTCTATAAATTTTTTATCAATATCTGAAGAACCTTTTTCTTCAGCCCAAAGAGAATATACCAGGTTATCTAGGGGACATCTATCAAAAATAATTTTATCTCCTTTTTGTGTGCTTTGAATATCATCAATAAGGCAGTTTAAAATCTTCCATTGACTTTCTTGATCAACCTCCTTATTAATTTTTATATTTTCTTCTTTAATAAGCTTTCTATATGATTCATTTGATCTGCTATATGTAGGCCAGTATTTTAAAAAATCTTTTACTAGAGTGGTTTTACCTTGACAAGCACTACCAGAAATAGCTATTCTCATATTATACTTTAAGCGCTTTATCCCAAATAACAAGCTGTAACCTAGGGCTAAACTTTAAACAATGTTTTTTAGCTAACTCTGCTACAAACGATGCTTTTTCAACATGCTCGGCTCTACTACCACAGCATGGCATAAGCCATACTCTTTCACGAGGTACTTGTATATCTTTATTATTAATATACTTTGTAAAAACTTCTTCTAAGTCACGCTCTTCATTTATGACAAATTTAAATCCAGAATTGTTTTTAACATGCCATTTTAAAACTTCTGGCTTATATCTTTTTTCTTCCGGGTCACCATTATTAGAAAGTTTAGGTGACGTTGTAAAAGTTGCTTTCCAGTCTAACCACTGAAAATCAGGAATAATAGTAGCGTTGGTTTCGAAGTCTATCCTCGGAACAAAGCCAAATCTAAAAATAAATTGATCAACAAGCTCGAGTAGCGCTTTTTGCTGTATTAGCGGTTCACCGCCTGTAATTTTCCATATTGCTCCGTCCTTTAGATTACAGTTAAAACTATTTTGCGCCATATATTCAAAAATCTGTTCATATGTCATTCTATTTTTAACCGACCAGCTGATAAAGCTATCACAACCATGAGGTGAATCTGATGAAGCAAAACCTTTACATGTTAAATTACACATAGAAAGACGCATAAAAACAGAGGGGCAGCCAACGTATTCCCCTTCGCCTTCGATTGTATAAAAAATCTTATCATCACTAAGAAATATAGTTTTTTCACTCATAAAAGTATTATTATATGACATAATTTAGTATATTCAAGAATAAATATTAATAGATGTCTAAGAAAGACAGACAGCTAAAAAAGGCTGCCAGAGACAATAAAGAGCTAATTAAATCTGATATTTTTCTCAATTTTAAAGTAGAGCAGAAATTTCATTTTAACGAGCATCATAAAGCTTTTGTCGATAAAGCATTTGAAGATAATTCCCATATAATATTTTGTGACGGCCCTGCAGGTTCATCAAAAACCTACTGCGCAACATATGTTGCTCTGTCCATGTTAAGAGATAAAAAAATAGATGAAATAATCTATATAAGAAGTATTGTAGAGTCTGCTACGCGTAAGCTGGGAAGCCTTCCCGGTGAAGTAGATGATAAATTTAAGCCTTGGAGTATCCCATTAATAGAAAAATGTGATGAGTTAGTTGGTAAACAAATAACAAATATGTTATTTGAGAATGAATATCTAAAATGCACACCTGTCAATTTTCTTAGAGGCGCAACTTTTTCAAATAGCGTTGTAATAGTAGATGAAGCTCAAAACCTAGAGCATAGTGAATTAGTTACTATTTTAACCAGATTTGGAAGAAACTGTAAGCTGTTTGTAATAGGTGATTCTTTGCAATCTGACATTCAAAAATCCGGGTTTAAAAATATAATGGGTGGTTTTGATTCACAAGACAGTAAAGATCACGGAATAAGCGTTTTTCATTTTACTGAAGATGATATTACGAGAAGTAAGTTACTTAAGTTTATCGTTAAGGTTATTGCTACTATTAAGCCTAAGCTTTGACTTTAAAATGCGGTCGTAAATATCACCTAACGAAGGTCTGTTTTCTTTTTTTATTTCCTTGTAATAGTCAGAAATTTCACCACCATAAAGCTGCTGCCTTATTTCTGGATGATTTTTGTCCAATTATGACCCCCAGCTTGTACCGCCAAACAAATTCGAATAGCCTTCAGACTTCGGGCTCTTTAGGGGTGCGGGCCTCGCACCAGCTTGTGTATTACTCACTGGTATTTGTTTTAAAACATTTGATATAGGTATACCTGTTTCCTTTTCAATTTCATTTATTGTTTCTCTTATTGGGTTAACCGGTGGTTGAAAAGAAGGGCCTGGTGTTGAGGATGTCTCTACAGTTACTATGCCAGAATTCTTTTCATGCTCCCATACTTCAACTCTTTCTACCCAACATCTCTCATTTGTAAGTTTTCTAATGTAAGAGTCTGCTGCATTAAAACACCACTCTGCAGTTTTCTCAATACCCACACCTTCTGGCATTATTCTTAAATCACAACCACCGGCTGTATGTAGCGTTTTAAACCCTTCTAGTAAAGGGTCATCACCTGCAACACATAATGTATGATCAAACTGTTTTTCTAATATATTCTTTAAATCTTTTAAACCACCGAAATCAACAACCCAATTACGCTCGTCTAATGAATGACATGCAAACCAGAATTTAGCTATTAATCTATAACCGTGAATAAATTTGCAATGGCTATCAGCTTTCCATTGTCTAAATGCACAAGAACCTAATTCAATAATTTTAGTACTTTTATACGTCATATTTCTGGTAGTAATCTTTTCTATTACCTAAAATATTATAAGGTTTAATTTTTAAAAATCAACTAGTTATTTTACTATTCCGTCAATTTTTTCTTTTTTAATATATTTTTCTGCTTCTTCTTTTGATTTAAAAAATATGATATTGCCTGATGAATCGGTATAAGCAGTATTATTCTCTAATAAAATATAGTTAAGCGGTTTTTTTATTTTGTCGATTGCTGACATTATTCAGAAGGCTTAAAGTATTCAGAAAGTATACTATTTACCGTGTCATTAAAAGATTCTTTTTTAAGAAACTTTTTAATTTCTTTTTTAGGCATCTCTTTGGCGGCTTTTTTTGCTGCGCCAGTTACACTTTTTTGACCTTTTTTAGCGCCCATTACTGCGCCAAAGAATCTTTTCTGTTTTTCGGATTTTGCAGGCATATAGTTATTTATTAAACTGTTATTGTTTTTAAACCTGAAACGCGTAAACTGTATCATTATCTACAGCAGATATCTTATATTTTTTAATTTTGCCATACCTATCTTCAATATTAAATACATCATTTACCTTAGGTGCAACATTAGCAGCGGAGGGTTGTGAAGGAGTAGGTGCACCTGCTGTTGTAGGAGCAGTTGTAGCAGCTGATGCCGTACCTGAAGCACTAGCCGGGGTTGCGGTGCCACCGGTAACAGCACCTGGAGCTGAAACCGTACCTGAAGCTGGGGTACCCGGAGCAGGAGGTGCTGTAGGTGTAACTGTGGTTTGTTGTGCTTGTTGTTGCTGTGCTGCCATTTTTTGCATAGCTTGCTTAACCTTAGCAAGACTAAACTCTTCAATACCAGGTGGTTCTTTATCAGTAATTTTCCATCCATTTACTTTATTACTATAGTTTAAAACTGCAGCTGAAGGTAATCCTAGAGCTCTACCATCAACTTTTTGATTATTTTGATCAAAATAATAAAGCTGTACATTAGGATCCTTAGGATCACCAACACCTACTTTTATTAAACCTATATTTCTATTATTATTAATTTGTACATCATATATTGTCATGTTCTGGAATTTTGATGTTTTACCAAATTTAGTTCCCACATTACCGGAAACAGGTATTTTTATACCTACCCCTGCAGTAGGGTTGCGACCTATTTCAATAGAAAGATTATCACCAGACTTTGGATTTTCTGTTCTTAGCCCTAAAGACTTAGCTGTTCTATCTTGCATTTTTTTATCAATACCTGCTTGTAACTTACCCAATGCACCAGCAATTTGCTGACTCGGCCTGTCGCCGGTGAAGAAATCTGTTACACCGCGTATTGCCCCCGGTGCTGCTGCAAGGGCCCCTGGTATTTTTGTAGCTGCTTTACCTATGCCTCTAGCTGCAGCTCCTGCAGCTCCTAAAGCAGCACCTCCCAGTACATCTGCGCCTTTAGCAACTCCTTTTGCTGCTCCGGTAACTGCAGCTTTAGCAACTTTTTCAGGATCATTAATAATATCCCTTCCAAGCTTTCGGGCTCCAATTCTCGCTTTTTGTACAGCTCTTTTTAAGGGTTTACCCGCTTTTTGTTTAGCTGTTTGTGCTAGTTTCATAGCATCTTTCATATAATCAGAAAACAGCTTTTCGTTTAAAGCAAGGTTAGCTAAATTATCAAAATTATTCATCATTAGTAATAAAGTTTTTATACAGATCTGCCAGTCTATCCCCTGTATATCCTTTTTGATTAATTATTCTCTCAATATCGTTTAAACAATTACTGTTAGATATTTGAAATAAAATAGGATCATTTTCGACAACACCATCTTTTAAGAGAGTTTTAACAACATATTCTTTTAAACTACAAAATGAATCATAATCTGCTTCATCTGCTATAGCTTCAATAAATTCAATAGGTATATCCTCTATACCCAATTCAGGGTTTATAACTAAAATCTTTAAATGACCTTTACCCTCTTCTAGAACATAACCTTCATAACCATCACACTTTGAAAAATCAGCCTCTTTAGTCACTAGAGCAGGATCGACCTTTATTCTAATACGCTTTAAAGCTGTTTTTTTTAAGCTTTCTAGAACTAAGTCATTATACTTCACACTATTATTTATGTTGATCTCGTTACATCTTATCATATAATAGTTAATATGTTTAAGAAGAAGTTAGCTTTTGCAAATCATAATCACCCTCATACTCAAGAAGAAAGAGAACAAATAATTGAACGGGCAGCTAAAGCATATGAAGCTTACATGGATGCTTTAGGATATGATTGGAGAAACGATCCTAATAGTGATAATACCCCGCATAGAGTTGCTAAGGCGTTTGTAGAGGATTTTGCTTGGGGCTGCTATAGTAATCCACCTAAAGTAACAGCTTTTGATAATGTAGATAAGTATGATGGAATTGTAGCGCAGACTAATATTAAAGTTACTTCACTTTGCTCGCATCACCATGCTCCATTTATGGGGTTTGCTCATGTCGCATATATACCTTCTAAGGATGGAAAGGTCATTGGTCTAAGTAAGCTCAATCGAATTGTTGATTGGTTTGCTCGCCGTCCGCAGGTTCAAGAAAACCTTACAATGCAGATTCACAAGTATATTGATGAGGTCTGTGAAAAGAATAAGGGTGTTGCCGTAATGATTGAAGCCGCACATACTTGTTGTTCAAATCGTGGTATTAGACATGATTCAACAATGCGTACCGCTAGAATGTCCGGTGCATTTTTAGATGATAAAGATAATTCTAGAAACGAGTTTTATAAGTTCATTGAGTTTGCGCAAAATAGAAAACTTATTTAAAAACGACTAAATATTTATGTGAGTCGGTCGCTATTAATAAATGGCGATTTAATTAACCCTCCGTCATCAATATCGTGCGTGAGGGATATAACTTTTATTGCACATGAATATCTTGATTTAGACGTAATAATTGAATGTATAGCTGAGAAAGATTTTTATCATCGTTATCTTAAAAACTTCGGTGCTATGGATTACATAGATGAGTTAACAGCATTCGGTGAAGAGGAAGGTATGAGAATTGATAACGACTTTCATTATGACCCAACAATCTATGTTACCGATATAATTGATGCAAGAAACGTACAGTTAATTTTGAGGTGTATTGGGTTCAGAGGATTCTGAGTTTTTATTAACATCGATAACTGCATTTAATTTCTTAAGAAACGGCTCTCCAACTAAAATAGGATCTTCATTCTCTGTTCTATCTGCTATACTAAAAGTGACACCGCTATATTGTTTACCATCAACTTTAATATCAAATTCAACAGTTGGCCTTTCTTCTTTTACACCACTTCCAATATGTATCGTAATTGAACCAGTCTTTGGTTTTGTTATTCTCTTATCGTTAACAGTCGTAAAAGTAACATTTTCACCTTCCTCAGATATATTTACCCCATGTAAAACATTGTAAGCCTCATTACCACTATCTACCTTTGCCTTTATTTTGCCAATACCATCTATTTCGATGAGTTCATTTACTCCGAATACTGGTTTATTATAAAAATCTTTGAACGATTGCACAAAGATATTTATTGATTAATAAGAGGTTTTCATGATAATAGTATTATGGATAACCTATTTAGAAAGTGTACCGAAATTTCTTATGCTTTACTAAAAAAGCATGGTAATTATCGTTGTAAGCATTTCTCTTTTATTTTTCATAAAAATCGGCTTATTTCTATAGGTATTAATAATCCGAATAAAACACATCCAAAAAATTTAGAAATAGGGTTTTATAATAGGCGCGGTGAAGACATATCTCATACAATAGGTGTTCATTCTGAGCTTTCAGCAATACTAAAACTCGGAGAAGAAGATTGTTCTAAATTTACACTAGTCAATACACGTATTAACCGTAATCACCAATTAGATTTATCTAAGCCTTGTGACGGCTGTACTTCGTTGTTAGAACAGCTTAATTTTAAAAAAGTTTACTATTCAACAATTAAAGGTTACCAGTTCTTACAGCTATAATATTTTGCAGTACCGGGTTTTGCAGAAGAGCATTTATGGCGGGCTCTAAACGATTTACGTTTTTTAGGGTTAGATTTTTTTATTCTTAAATTTGGATCTCCGTAATGTACACGTTTTAACTTACCATCAACTTTAGCACAACGCATATATTTTTTATCTGATCTAGTAGAGGCTTGCTGCCCGGTAACTTTAGTACAGCGAGAACCTTTCTTTTCTTCAATTATATCTTGTTCTAATGCATTTAAAAACGCTTGTTCGAATAACATAAAATTATTTATATTTTGAATAAATATTTATATGTTCGCTAAGGACTATCATTTACTAAATGAAATTTATTCTCAAAAAATAAATGAGATGAATATAGGTCCAAAAGGTGATAATGAAGGAGTTACACCTACACCAAATCAAATTACAAGAGTTCAATTACCTCCTAAAAGAAAGTGCGGTGAACAAGCAGAAGAGCCTTCTGAAGATTGTGAAGGACATAACCCCGAAACTTATGACAGTAACGGTACTATGTCTAGACAGCTACTGTTTAGAATTTTTAAACTTTCAGCAATGCTACATGATATTTTAAATGGTAAAGACAATGTTGAAGCTTGGGTTTTGAGTAAAATAACCAATGCACATGATCAATTAGAATCTGTTTTCGGTTATGAAGATTATGAAGCTGCAAAAAACCCTGCACATGGAGCTTGCGGTGCTAATAACTTCGAAGAAAGCAATGAGGAAGACATTTATTCAGCTATTGCAAAGGGTGGGGATGATATTTTACATCATATTCAAAAAATATTACGTAGAGAATCAAAAGACACTTTAGAAAAAGTTCTGCTTGAAACTATTTCTTTATTAGAGAAGAAAAATTAACCTAATTTTTTATTAAACAAATTATAGATACTCTCGTCATATTTACCTAACACCTGTGTAATAATTTGTTTTCTTTTTTCTGGAGTACTAGTTTTGTACAAATTTCTAAGTTCAGATGCACTAGTAATGTTTTTACCCCCTACACTAAATTTAATAGTACCAGGAGAATAAATGTAGCCGTGACCTCCTTCTTCTTTGAAAGGCTGCAATTCATTTAAACTCTTAAATGGTTGAAAATATGTTGGTGTACCTTTTTTTGTCATACCAAAAGCAAATCTTGGATCATCTTTCATATCTTTTTCACCGACAATATAAATTACCTTTGCAACGTTTTGATCGTAATTTTGTAAAATTTCTACAGGTTTGTACGGCTGCCTTACCAAAGCAATCTCTTTTTCTGGTATACCCGCAGCTAGCATAATTTGTTTTTTCTCATTATAATTAAAAGGATATCTTTCCGGTTCTTTTAAAGATGCTTTTTCAGGTATATCGGATGTTGCTATAAAAAAATCTGCACCTGGAAATTTTCTTTTAGCTAAATCGAAAAACTCTTTATGACCTTTATGAAACGGTTGAAACCGTCCTGGAAAAATAACAATTAAGTTATTTTTTTGCGGCATTAAAATTTCATTTACTAGATCGTCAAATCTCATAACTGTACTCCAGGAGTTTGCATTAATTTAGCACCTTCCTTACCATAGGGAGGGTTCGTCTCATAATTATTTGTATTATTAACACGGTTGACATTATTTAAAAATCCCTTAATACCCTCTTCGTTTTCTTGTTTTCTGAACTTACTTGCCTCTTTACCAGTTATAAAACTACCAGTTATTTTAACAGGATTGCTAGATAAAGAAGGATCTCTTATAACAATACCTTCTTGTGTAGTAAGAGACCCTAAAACAGACGATGCTACGTTTTTAATTGCATCACCCATTAAAATTGTAGCTTGATAAAAAACAGCTCCATTGATTGCTTTTTCTATATCTTTTTTATTATTACCTAAATAATGATCCATAGGAACACCTGCAGAAATATTTTTAAAATTTTCTAGACTCATAGCGCTTATAGTTTTTCCAGAAGAAAGCTTTATTTTTTCAGCACGAGGATTTTTTGCTTTTAAGAGCCATGTTTTTAATGGTTGTGTAACGCCGTTTTTTGTATCATAATTTACAGTAAAATTAGAACTTAATGCATCGTTAAAATTAACTTTTTCTTTTAAATTGATAGTAAATTCATGCTCTACATCAAATCCTTGTTTTTTAGCTATAGGGTTAACTTTTTCTATTAAATTTTGTAATGCAGTTTTATCGTAAGCAATCTCTCTAGAAGCTCTGCTTTCAGAACCTCTTACCGGGCTTTTGATTTTTATAATTTCATTTAAACCATGAATTGCTAAGAAATTACTAGCATAACCTATAACATTTGTTGATCCTTTAACAAATTCCATATTAAAAAGAATATTGGGATTATCCCACATTTTTAATTTTTTTAAATCCTTTTCTATACTTGGTAATGCAGAATTAAATATAGAAAGCACTATCTTACCGGTTTCGAGCATACCATGGCCTTGTGGAAATCTTTGTCCTAGCCTTTCAATTGTAACGCCTTCTATATCTTCAAGTTTATTTGAGCCCCTATCCATAGCAAACTCTTTTTTACCTTCTTTATTAGTAATTAACTTAATAGAAGCATTTACACCATCTATTTTTACTGCAGCTGATTTTTTTGTCAAACTATTAACAGCTTTATTAAAAAAATTAATAAGATCCTTTCCAGTATTAACGTTAGGCAAATCAAATGGGTGGGCCATATGGCCTGCTACTCCACCTTCAAGTAAGAATTGTTTAAAAGTTATCATACTATTACGTTAAACCCGCCCCTGGCTACGGTTCCTCCTGTACCCGGGTCAACTCGCTCAAATTCAGCCGATTTAGTTATACACATTTTAAGATTATAGTTATAATCATTAGTAAATTCACCTATAACTATTTGCTTGTTTGTTATACTATTAAAAAATATAATATAGCTAAATTTTTCTTTAAATTGATAATCTGCAATTTGAATACCCGAAACTATCTTAGCAGCGTAATCAGAATTGAAAGCCTGGCCTATACTGGTAATGTAACTTAATATAAACTTTTTATCTACACTATCAGGATAAACTGAAAATTGTGAAATTTTTTCTGCTAAAACCTTAGGATCCTTTTCATAATTAAAATAATTTCTAAATGTTTTAACCTCTTTACCTTCACTACTTTTCTTATATTCATTAATTTTATCTACAAATTGTGTACCAATTTTAGTACCGGTAAGCTTATCACCAGCTAATGCAAAAGCTTTAGTCGCTGTATTTTTGCTAACTATGGAATTTAAATCAAAATTACCTGAATTTATTAAATTAGATAAATCAATAAATCGCTTTTGATTTTGTGTTAATCTTGCCCCGGAAAAAGATAATTTATCTTTTAAAGGTTTAAACAAATCTATAAAATCTCTCTTTAAATTAAAATCCATTTGCGCTCTAAACTTACCATATTCTGCTCTTAATGATGCCATCACTCTACTAGCTGCATCAACAACATCTTTTTTCCCCGGTCTTCCCCCTGTATCCTCTTTAGTAGAGCCCTTTAATTCAACTTTTTTTCCGTCTTGAAAAGCTAAATCTCCTACATCAGGATTAACCATTTCACTGTACAAGGTAGCTAGCACTTCACCCGGTCCTAACGAAACATTACCTTCCGAAAAAACTAAATTTTTTTCTATATCTTTTACTAAGTTATTACTACTTAATTGTTTTAGTTTAACAGGAAAATTTGTAATAAAACTATTAAAAGTTTTACTAGATAAATTATCTTTAAAGTTATGTAGCGTTTTTTTGAGTTTTAAAATAGTATTAATATCTTCAATAATTTCTTTTACCACACCTGTATTATTTGTTTTTAAATTTCTCTCTAGTATTGTTATTAATAATGGTACACCTATGCTAATAGCTACCTGACTCCATCCGCCTGCTTGAAACCATTTACTAACTTCTTGATTAAGATTAGAAGATATTTTTTGCTCTGCTCCTAAAAGCTTGCTAGCAGTATAATCACTGGTTACTAATTCTTTTACTCTACCATCATCAAAAGTAATCTTTACTTTTGCTTCCCCTAGTATGTTTTGTCTCGGTAAAAGAGGTATTGGTTTGGCAAACGATTCCTTTAGATAGATATCTGTAAGCGGCTTATACGGCTTCTTATTTTGCTGCTTCGACATATCATCCTAGTTTTGGATCATTACTAAATTTTTTCATAGTATTTAAAAGCTGCTTATATTTTGCCATAAAATTATTTTCGTTAATTGAACCGATAAAAGATTTAAAATGAGGATTTTCTAGTCTAATAATGTTATCTTCTGATGTCTCACTAGTACGTATAGCCGATTGCAATCCCTCTCTTACTGTTGTTGCATTTTCTTTAGTTATTGGTGTGGTAAAAAGCGTGTCTATTGAGCCTGTAGGTATATTCATTACTAATGCTTTAGCTAGCATTCTAACCATATCAACATAACCCTCTGGGGGAATAGCAGCGGTTTCTGCTGGCTGAGGTGCAGGAGCAGGTTGCTCTTGGGCAGGTGCTGGGGCTGCAGCATCTTGCGGTTGGTCTTGTTCATTAAACAGACTCATATACTTAGAAATTTTGTCGTTAAATCTCATATAGATATACTACGTATTTAAATATTTAATAATTTTTACACTAAAATAAGCTGTTTTGATTTTAATTGATTAAAGTAATCTTTATTAAGAAATAACAATCCAAATTTTTTAGTAAACGTCTTTACTTTGCTAAATGTATAATTCTCAAGGCTCACGGTGTCTAAATATGCTCTTATGCTATTAATTAATTCTGTGCTTCTACCGTCATTTTTGTGTAACAAATGAGTTAAGAAGTCAAAGGAAATAGTGGAAATAAAGATTTTAATAGGTAATAGCTTTTTTAATTGCTTAAAAATAACATTTAAAAGGTTTAAAATGTCTTCTTCTTTAAAATATTTTAAAATTTGATAGTTACCCAGTTGGTTATTATTAAAGTAGATTATACTTTTCTCTTTAATTTTGTTTTGAAGTAATGATTCACAAATTCCTAAAATTATATGATGATAAAAAAACTTCTTTGCATTAGAAGAGATTCTTTCAGTGAGCAAGCCATGCTTGTGCAAATCATTAATTATATTAAGCTCTATATCTCTAAAAAGATAATTAAAATTAATGATTCTAAAATTATATTGCTTAAACTCTAAGAACCCTATCATTAATAAATTATGGCTTCAATCTAAATCTTTTCAAGAAAATTCTTAGGCGGACGTCCTATTCTTACGTTGATAATACCATTATAATAGTCATCTCTCATTAATACATTATTTTGTATTTGCTCCGAGATTTCAAAATATGCTAATTCCCATTTTGAACCGCATGTTTTTAAAATTTTAAAAATAAACTTATCTTTACCATATTTTTTAATATCTTCGTTTAGCTCAGTTGATGAACTTGTATATTCCTTCCAATCAGATTCCTTTATTTCAACACGTTTATTTTTTCTGCCTTTTAAAGGCTTGCGCTTTAATTTTGATTTACATTGCTTTTTACCAATGTATTTTCTACCATTAACAGTGTTTATTATTTCATAAATAAATCCAAAAGTATCTTTATTTATAGAAACACCTTCTTTTAAAATCCAGTGACCTAAATCCATATTATACTTAACAAAATTACATTTCTAATCCAGGAAGCGGGCGTCTTTGAACTTTTAAAGTTATTTTTTTCTTTTTTTTCTTTGCACCTAAAATTTTAGGAATTCTAGCATCGCCCGGTGCATATGCTTTGTCGTTCTGTGAGGGAAATTGATTACCGAATTCCCCGGGAGCACCGCTTGTTCCCGCGCCAAAAACACTAGCAGGTCCGCCTGCAACATTTGATTCTAATAATTCTAAAAACTTTGCTTTAAATGAAACAATTGATTTCATATAACTTTATACTATTATTTAAGTTAATGCAGCTAGAAGATTACATAAAAGAGTTAGAATTAGACTTAAAAATCAATGAGCTTGAGTTAAAAGATTATCAGCTTAAACTACCCGGAATAAAGCATAAATGGGCAGGGAGATGCATTCGTCACAAGTTGGAGCTTAACGATTTACGTAAAAAAAGAGAATTTTTAAAACGAACTTTGGTTGAAAAGCTTCAAGAGCAGAGCCCAGTAAAACTAAACCTACCTGTCGCAGAGAGAACAGTAGAAAAGCATAGTGAGTTGGCAGAGATGGACGAGCGTATGAAACAATTAGAACTTATAGTAGAACTGCTTGAAAAGTCTGAAAAAACTTTGAGCGCAACGTCTTATGATTTAAAAAATATTATTGACATAATAAAGCTTGAGACGACATGATTTCATTTACACTCGACGCCAAGAAAGGTATGGGGATTATTTCTGGTGATATGCTAGAAGATGTACGTGAATTTTTTTCAGTTAAAAATGAAGCTGCTTTTTTTATGCGTAAAAAATATGGCCGGTTTTTACCTCAGCGTACTTATGCAATAACGCCTGCAGGTAAATTTGAGCCCGGGCTTTATTTTGAAATTAGAAAATACCTAACTAACAATCAATATGTAGGTAATGTTACTACCGATGAACAGCTATTTAACACTATTAGCCCATCTAGAAAATGGACAGACAATCCTCAATTTTCTTCTGACATTATTTCTCTTTCATTACCCCTAAGAGATTATCAAGAGGAAATAGTTAAGAAAGCTTTTAATATTGGTAGAGGTACAATTATATTAGCAACTGCAGGGGGCAAGACATTAACTGCTGCATCTCTTTTAACCAAGCTCTTTATTTTGTTTGGTACTTCCTTCAAATGTCTTTACATAGTACCTGATCTAGGCCTTGTCGAGCAAACATCTAACGATTTTAAAACCTACAACGTACCTTTCTCAGTAGGCAAATGGACAGGTAATTCTCCACTAGATAGCGAGATTAAGAATGTTACAGTAGCTAATTTAGGAATTTTACAAAGTAAAAATACAGATTTAACTTGGATAGAAAATATAGATGCTCTTATTGTTGATGAGGTTCATAAAATTCGTAGAGGTAATGAAGTTAATAAAATTATTAAAAGAATTAAAACTCCAGTGCGATTTGGCTTTACTGGTACTATGCCAGAAAATCCTCTAGATCAGTGGAATATTATAGGTAAGATAGGGCCTATAATATATGAAAAAAACAGTTATGAATTAAGATTAGAAAATTTTGTAAGCAATGTACAAGTACAAATTATAAAAATATTATACAAAGAGGATCCCTTTAAAGATTCAATTATCTCTTCTTCTAATTTATATAGAGAAGAACTTAGGTTTTTAATGCGTAATAGATTTAGAAATAATGTTATTGGAAAGCTTGGATGTAAATTATCAAACAATTCATTAATACTCGTCGACTACATAGAGCATGGTGAAGCTCTTTATAAGACAATTAAAGAAATGTGCCCTGAAAAGCAATGTTATTTTATTAGAGGTGAAGTTGAAGTCACTGAAAGAGAAAAAATTAGAAAGTTAATGGAAGATCACCATGATGTTGTGGTGGTAGCGATTTCTAAAATATTTTCTACCGGTATTAACATTAAGAATTTACATTATATTATTTTTGCATGCGGTGGAAAAGCAAAAATTAAAATAGTACAATCAATAGGCAGAGGCCTTCGCTTGCATAAGGATAAAGATAAGCTTATAATATTCGACATTGCAGATGACTTAAAATATAGTCTTTTGCATGCTGACAAAAGAATACTTTTATATGAAAAAGAAAAAATCAACTACACAATTAAAGAAGTCCAAGAAAATTAAATCTAAGGGAACTAAGGAGGCTCTAACAGAGGAAAATACTGGCTCTGTTGAAAATGATCCTCAGCTTCAAAAGCTCTTAAAAGAAGGGAAGATACCTCTTGCTGCCGAGCCGGTTAAGAAAGGTAAAGACAAGGTACATTATGTTAACGGTAAAGAATTTGAAGAAGAGATAAGAAGATATTATAAATCAGGCAACGTTACACAGAAATTAGGCGAAAGCATTACAAAGATTGCACACGGACTATCTTACGCGCCTAACTTTATCAATTATAGTTATAAAGATGATATGATTGGAGACGCTATAGTAAAAATGTTCTCTGCTTTAAGAAATAAAAAGTTTAAGCTTGATACTGGATTTAGTCCTTTTTCTTATTTTACTACAATTGCTTTCCACGCATTTATTAATCGTATTAAAAAAGAAAATAAGCATCACGCAGTATTAAATGAATACAGAGAAAAGGTGTATACCGACTTAATGTTAGATCCTGATGTCGCAGGAAATGCGCATATCTATGTTGAACCGACAGATGATAATTATAACTCTACTGGGTGAAAGAATTTACATTAAAAACAAATAAAGTATGTTGTATAGCTGATTTGCACATAGGTGTACATCAGAACAGTATTTTTTGGCATGAAACTGCCTTAAGATGGGCTGAATGGATAAAGGAAGAATTAAACAAAAAGAAAATAAAAGATATTTTTATACTCGGAGATCTTTATCATTACAGGGATGAAATTGCTGTTAATACAATTCATGTAGTTAATCAAATTTTAAAGTTATGGTCAGAATTTAATGTTGTAATTTTAGTAGGCAATCATGATTCATTTTATAAAGATAGGTCAGATGTAAATTCGTTATCTATTCTCGATGGCTGGAAGAACATCCTTGTTATTAGCGAGCCAACTACTTATACTATATTAGGTAAAACCGCTACGTTTTTACCATGGGGTGCTTCTTTAAAAGATATAGAAAAATCGGATATTTTATTTGGTCATTTAGAAATTGAGAGCTTTAAAATGAATAGTCATAAGCATTGTGATCACGGAATAAAAACATCTGACCTACTTAAAAAAGCAGATTTAATTATGACCGGCCATTTTCATTTACGCGATGAAAGAAAATATGATAAAAAAACTATTTTGTATGTAGGCAATCCTTTTGAAATGGATTTTGGTGATACCGGATCAACTAAAGGCTATTATGTGCTTGATGCCTCGAATTTAACGTATGAATTTTTTGAAAACCCCGTTTCGCCAAAACACAAAAAGCTTACTATTACTGAGCTTTTAAACTTCAAATCTTTGAGCGCTACGGAAGTCAAGGAGTTTGTAAATAATAATATCGTCAAACTGCAAGTAGATAAAAAAATATCTAGTGATAATATTGAACTTCTAATACAAAAAATATCAACATATAAACCTTTTAATCTATCCGTTGATTATTCATTATACGATAATTCTATTACTATTAGTGATGATCAAGCTTATGATTTATCAGGCGTTGATATGAGTAAAGCAATTGAAGAATTTATCTCTCTTTTAGACATAGAAAAGAAGAATGATATATCAAAATATTGTTTAGATCTCTACAAGAAAGCATTACAGAAATGAAATATATTACGTTTAATAAGATTAGTATAAAGAATTTTCTTTCTGTAGGCAATCAACCGGTAACCGTAGACTTTAAAAAAGGCATTCACATTATTACGGGTATTAATAAAGATAAAGAGGATAGGAGAAATGGGGTAGGTAAGTCAACTGTAGCAGATGCTATATATTTTGCGGTGTTTGGTGAAACATTACGCGATCTTAAAAAAGAAAATATAATTAACAACATCAATAAAAAAAATTGTGAAATTATTCTTGATGCAACTATTTCGAATCTAGATAATAAAGAAGAAATACAAATTATTCGTACTCTAGAACCGTCTAAATGTTACGTTTATATTAACGGTGAAGATAAAACAAGGGATAGTATATCTAATACAAATGCGTTTATAGCATCAAAATTTAATAGCAATACCGAGGTATTTCAAAATTGCGTTATTATGACTATTAATAATGTAATACCATTCATGGCTAAGAAGAAGCAGGAAAAGAGAAAGTTTATTGAAGATATTTTTAATCTAGGTGTATTTGGTGAAATGTTAGATATTTTAAAAAGTGATATTAATGAGAATAAAAAAGTTTTTGATTTAGAAGCAACCAAACACGATGAAATCACTAAGAATATTTTATCTCTTGTAAAACAGCAGGAAAATCTCTCACAAGAGAGATTGCGCAAAAAAGAAAAATACCTTACCAGACAAACTAGTAATGCTAGCGAAATAAATGATATTGTAAAAAAACTAAATGTATTTGTATTACCGGATATTCAGGAAATTAAAAAGAATATCTCTGAACAGGAAGCTAATAGCGCAAAAGCTGATAAAAAGCTTCAAGAAATTAGGCATTCTATATCTGAAAATACTACGTTAATATCACAAGCTAACAAGAAGCTTTCTTCTGTAGGAACAGACAAAGACGTTTGTCCTACATGCCTGAGAAGCATTCAAGATGTAGATAGAAATCATATTAAAAATGAAAAGAAAAAGGTTAATTTAGAAATTGAGAGCTGTGAAGATACTATTTTAAAGCTTAAAGAGGATGAAAAGCAATTTATTTCAGTGCAAAATAAAATAGATGAAAAAATACAAAAGCTTCGAGATAGCCTTATCTCTTATCAACATAAAGTAAAGGAAAAAGATAATTTAACTTCTCGACTTAATCAACTTAATACATGGCAAAAAGAATTAGAGCAGGATTTAAAAGAATTAGAAAATGACGGGCTGTCTTTTGATAATGTTATTAAAGAGCAAAAAGATAGACTAGAGCAGGTTAAACTGCAAATTGAAAGTATAAAGGATAAACTTGGAATGCTTGATGTAGCTAAATTTGTTGTCTCAGAAGAAGGAGTTAAATCATATATTGTCAAAAAGATGCTTCAACTCTTTAATAGTAAACTTGCATATTATCTCAAAAAAATGGACGCCAATTGTATATGCACTTTTAACGAGTATTTTGAAGAAGAAATTATTGATAGCAGAGGTAAGCCCTGCTCATACTTTAATTTTAGCGGTGCGGAAAGAAAAAATATTGATTTAGCTTGCTTGTTTACATTTATGGATATAAGAAGATTGCAAGGAGATGTAACTTTTAACTTCAGTATTTATGATGAGCTTTTTGATTCGAGTTTAGATGAAAAGGGTGTAGAGCTTGTAATAGGTATTTTGAAAGAAAGAGTTGAGAAATATAACGAGTGTATTATGGTAATTAGTCATAGAAAAGAAAGTATTAAAGCTGCGACCGGCGATATTATCTTTTTAGAAAAGTCTAACGGTATTACTAAGAGAGTTGATTATAAAGAGTATAGCAGTTAATATTAGTTATGCAGTCTCTTCCCTTTGCCTCTCCTTTTGTCTCACCCTTTGCAAATCCGATTGTTTCTCCTTTTGGTAATTTAAACGTACCTAGAGAGCAAAGTCTTCCCCGCCCACCTGAAATGGATTTAAAGAGGGCTATGAACTACTACGCAGATTACAGTGGTTGCGGTTTCTGGAGAATGATATGGCCGGAGCACGTTTTAAATGCTCATCAAAAGCTAGTTATGCACGGAAGCACGGTAATGTGTTTTGATCCTAATTATTATCGAGGAACAGAGTGTATTCGAATTCAAAGACAAGCAACTGTTAGCCAATTAAGATTTGTAAAATTTTTAAAAGAATTAAGCTCTAAAGTCGGATTTAGAATGGTTTATGAAATAGACGATCTGGTTTTTAGCGAAGATATCCCAGAATACAATAAGTTTAAGCCAGCATTTACTGATCCAGAGATAAGAAAAACTGCACAAACTATTATGGAGATGTGTGATGAAATTACTGTAACATGTGATTTCATGAAAGAGTATTATTTAGATAAAACTGCAAACAAAAATATAACGGTAATACCAAACTATCCACCGAAGTTTTGGATGGGTAATTACTATGATGAAAAAAGGATCTCATCTAATTTTGATGAGTTTTCTAGCAAGCCAAGAATTCTTTATGCGGGCTCCGGCGCACATTTTGATGTTGATAACCGAGTAGGCCAGAATGATGACTTTTATCATGTAATTGATGCAATAATTAAAACAAGAAAAAAATATCAATGGGTATTTTTAGGAGCGTTTCCTCTCCCCTTGAAGCCGTATGTTCAAAACGGTGATCTAGAATTTCACACCTGGCAACAGCTTTATTCTTACCCGGAGAAGATTTTTAACCTAAAAGTTAATATGATGGTCGCGCCCTTACAAAACAATACCTTTAATAAAGCAAAAAGCGATTTAAAGTATATTGAAGCATGCTGCTACGGGCTACCTATTGCTTGTCAAGATTTAGTAACATACAGTAACGCACCTATAAAATTTAATACAGGAGACGAAATGATAGGTCAGATAGAAGAAACCTTAGCCAAAAAAGGTAAATATATGAATATGTGTGCAAGATATCGTAAGGTTGCAGAAGATCGTTGGCTTGAAAATGAAGATAATATAAACAAATATGTAGAACTTTATACCTTGCCTTTTGGGCATCCTAATAGAAGTTTATTAAACAAAATTAATAATTTATGAGAAAGCTGTCAAAAAAAGAGATTAAAAGGTTAGAAGAAGAGGGGCGCTTAAGAGATTTAGTAGAAATTTGGGTCGATCGACATAATCATAAATTAGAATTGTTAAGAACCTTTACAAGTCTAGTAGCTGCTATTTGTTCAGCTATAGTACTTTTTAAGATTGTTCTACATTTGTAATTGTACTTTTTATTAATGTAGTTATAATAGTATTGTGTATAGAAATGTTGCATATCTTCCTAGAGAGCAGCTTATGCGGCTATTTACTTGGGATAATGAGGGTAAAAGAGTAGCCCTTGATACAACCTATGAGCCGTACATTTATCTCGAAACAAATAATCATCCTGACTGTACTAGTATCTTTAACACCAAATTAAAGAAAAAAAGATTTAAAAATCAAGCTGAACGCTCTAGATATTTAAAAGACAATAAAATTGTAAGAGTATTTGAAAATCTTAATATTCAACAGCAATTTTTAATTGATAATTTCTGGGAGCACAATGAAAAAGAGGATTTTACTAAACATCAAATAAGAGTTTTGTTTATTGATATTGAGACTTACAGTCCCGATGAGTTTCCTAAACCCGACGATCCCACCCATCCCATTAATATTATTACAGTTTATGATACACTAAGAAATAAGTTTATTACCTGGGGACTAAAAGCATATCATAAAAATATTGAAAACGGGCTATATATTTATTGTAAAACTGAGAAAGAGTTGTTATCAAAATTTTTAAGTTTTTTTACTTCTGATTATCCCGATATACTCTCAGGCTGGAATAGTGAATTTTTTGACGTACCTTATATTATTAATAGAATAACCCGAATTCTTGGTGAGGATGAGACAAAAAAATTATCACCAGTTGGTTATATTAGACCTATTATGTTCAAAGGTAAGTTTGGTAGAGAACAGGTGCACTGGCACATAGAGGGCGTTTCATGTGTAGATTACCTAGACATTTATAAAAGATTTTGCCCTACATTACGCGAATCATATAAACTTGATTCTATTGGTGAGATTGAATTGGGTGAAAATAAGATTGATTACGGTGATACTAATCTTACTAGCCTTGCAGATGATAATTGGGAATTGTTTGTAGAGTATAATATCCAGGACGTTAATTTGCTGGTAAGGTTAGAGCAAAAACTTCAATATCTTGAATTATTAAGGATGATTGCTTATGCGGGGTTAACTACATTTGAAGGCGCTCTTGGTTCATTATCAGTAATTACGGGTTTATGTGCTATTAGAGCGAGGTCTCGTAATCAAAGAATCCCTACTTTTAATAAGGAAGTTCACAGCGATGAACAAAATGCTGGTGCGTATGTTGGTGAACCACGCAAAGGGTTTCAGGAGAATATAGTTTCATTTGACGCTAATAGTCTATATCCAAATGTTATGATAACATTAAACCTCTCTCCTGAAACAAAGGTAGGGGTAATCACAGATAAAAATGATAAAGAAATAACTATACAGCATGTAAACGGACAAGAATTTAAATTATCACATCAAAGCTTTGTTGATTTTGTAAAGAAAGAAAAGATAGCTATTTCAAAAGCAAAAGTTTTATTTACTCAGAAAGAAAAAGGAATTATACCGGTAACTGTAGATCATTTTTACAAGAAGAGAGTAGAGATTAAAAGACAGCTTAAACTTTTACAAAAGAAAATTATTTCTATAGAGAAAAACACAGATGAGTATAAGCAACTCAAATTGCAGATAGATAATTTAAATATTACTCAACATACTATAAAAATCTTAATTAATACCATATACGGTTATTTCGGTAATAAGCACAGTCCCTTAGGCGATGATCAGCTAGCTGAGAGTATTACTCTTACAGGCCAAGCTGTAATTAAAGAATCTAATAGATTATTAGAAGAGTATGTAAAAAGTAAGACAGGAATGAGTAATGAAGATATCATAAAAGATACGCCTATAATTTACAATGATACTGATAGTTCGTACATTTCTATTAAACATATCGTACAAAAAACAGGATTAAAAATGCTTGATAGTAAGGGTAAAATTACTTCTGAATACTATAAAGAGGTACAGTCAATAGAGGACTATCTTAATAAAAATATTGTTGTCTGGGGTCAAACTGCGCTTGGTTCGCAAGATTGTAGGTTAAATTTTAAGAGAGAAGCTATAGCAGATGCAGGGATTTTTCTACAGAAAAAGAGATATGTACTTCACGTATTAGATGAGGAAGGCATACCATGCAATAAGTTTAAGTATACAGGGGTAGAAGTGGTTAGGACTACTATGCCTGCGCCTATAAAGCCCCACGTTAAAAAGATTATTGAGACAATGTTATTAACAAAAGACCTAGCAGCTACTAATAAAATTTTTAATGAAACTTATGAAATATTTAAAAACCTTAGCGTAGAAGATATAGCTTTTGTAATGGGCATTAAGGGGTATGAGAAATATTCATCGATGTGTGACGGCTTTAAGACAGCAAAACATATGCCTATTCACGTAAAAGCTGCATATTTTTATAATATTTTGCTCGATAGGTTTAATACAGGTAAAAAGTATGAAAAGATATCATCTGGAGATAAAGTAAGATATTTTTATGCTAAACAGCCCAACAAATTCGGTATATCTACTATCGGCTATAAGTATTCCTTTCCTAAAGAATTTAATGATGTGTTCGAACCTGATCACGAATTAATGTTTGAGAAAATTATTTTCTCAGTTATTGAGAGATTTTATGATGCAGTTAATTGGAAGCTTCAATCCCCAGGGACACAGGTTCAAACTGACCTTTTTGATCTACTAAAAGAAAGTTGATTTTAAATTACTATAACATAATATATCTACATGAGTAAAGAAAATATTGTCACTTTTATCGATCACATTGGTAGAACTATTATTGCAACACATGTTGACCAAGATAAGTCACATTTAACTGTTAAAAACCCTGCCATTATCCATGTTCAACCTACGCAGAACGGTCAGCTAAATGTGCAGACAATTCCTTTATTTTTTAGAGAATTTGTTGGTGAAAAATCTAAAGCTACAGGAACTACATGGAAGTTTAATTTACAAAATATTGTTCTAGGTATTGACATTGACAATGATCCTCGTCTGTTAGAACAATATAATAAGCTTTTTACTTTTGTAGCTCCATCCCCTGCAAAAGAATCAGCTCCTGTAATTAAGTTGTTCGACGAATAATATTTTACTTGTTTTTTATTTTTCAGTCTTTATACTAGTTTTATGAGTAAAGACCTTAATAAAATATTTGCGTCACTAGATAAGCTTAATAGCGAAGCTTCTTTTTTAAACGAAAATGCACTTAGTAAAGTTGATGAGTGGTTTGATACTGGATGCTATGCTCTTAACGCTATTCTTGGCGGGAGTTGTCGCAACGGTGGCGTACCTAAGGGAAGAATAACAGGATTCTCTGGACCTAGTCAAACTGGTAAGACTTTTATTGTAAATAAGATTTTAGCTACTGCTCAAAAAAAAGGTATTACTCCCGTTATATTTGATACTGAAATAGCTATTGATGAAAATAGTACAAAAGGTGTAGGTTTGGATCCCGAAAATGTAAAATATGTGCCTGTTGACACCATTGATCAGTGTCGTAATCAAGTTAGTGCACTACTCGATAGTATTATAGAAAATGATGCTAGAGGTAAATTTATACTTAGTATTGACAGTTTAGGCAATCTTGCTTCACAGAAAGAGCTCGATGACGTAGCTAAAGATAAATCTGCAGCGGATATGGGTCTTCGTGCAAAGTCTTTAAAGAGTATGTTTCGCACTTTAACCTTTAAGGCTGCAAAGGCTGGCGTTACAATTCTTTTTACCAATCATACGTATGATGATCCAGCTGCAATGTTCCCAAGTCTTGTGAAGAATCAAGCCGGTGGCTCAGGCCCTGTATATATGGCAAGTATACTTGTACAGCTTGCCAAGCGCCACGAGAAGGAGGGCGAAGGTGATTCTATGGATGTAGAGGACAAGAAGCTAGCAGAAGCCAATAAATACAGCGGTACAACACTTCGTGCATTGACTGTAAAGAATCGCTTCTTGCCTCCGTTTTTAGAGACTGAAATGTATCTTTCTTTTAAAACCGGTCTTAACAAGTACAGTGGATTGCTTGGTATGGCTGCAGTGAGAGGTATCGTTGAACAAAACGGTGCCACATACACAGTGGGGATTACAAGCGGTAAGTACAAGAAGGGTGATAAACTAGGGTATGCAAAGACTTTTGCAAAAGATCCTGCTTTCTACGAGGAATTTATTATTCCTGAGTTAGATAAGAGATTAATAGAGGAATACAAATATAATGCCAACGAAGAAGGTAAAGAAGAAGAACCTATCGAGTAGGGCTGTAGTCCCTGTTAGTGGTGGCATGGACAGCTCAGTACTGCTTCATTTAGCAGCTGAACGGTATGATAAGATAGTTGCTGTAAGCTTTGCATATGGTCAAAAGCACGGGGTAGAAATAATTTATGCTACACGACAGCTAGGCCAAGTACTTAAAAAAGTGGGCGAAAAAAATATAGTACATAAAATTATTAATTTACCGTTTTTTAAGGATGTTTGTCAGGTTTCTTCACTTCTTAACAATAAGATTGCAGTAGCTAAAGCCAAGGACGTAATGGGAGATCCGCAAACAGTAAACTATGTACCTTACAGAAATACGATGCTGCTAAGTATTGCATTAGCAATAGCTGAAAACTGCGGTGCTTCTACTGTTTTTCATGGTGCTGCGCAGGCTGATAGTGTTGCGGGATTTTGGGATGGGAGTGAGGAATTTTTAGAACAAATTAACAAACTTTCATCACTCAATAGACGGAACAAGATAACCGTTCAAGCTCCTTTAATCAAAAAATCTAAATCAGATATTATTAAATTAGGTATAAAGTTGGGAGTAGATTTTAGTCAAACATGGACTTGTTATGAGGGCGGAGAACAGGCCTGCGGTGAATGTACTGCGTGTTCTTTGAGAATAAAAGGCTTTATTGACGCTGGTTATATAGACCCGGTAAATTATAAAACATTAATACCTTGGGAAAAATATAAGTGTAAGTTAATCTATAACTCTGCAAAATAATATAATTTACCGCTTGTTGTCTTAAAATTAGCAGGGGTATGTGTCCAAGTAAAACCGTCTTCAGAAGTTAAAATTTGATCAAAATTTGAATATCCGGCAGTAGAAACGTTAGTGACCAGAAGCACAAATTTACCTTGACCATAAGTAAAGCTTCTAATTCCTCCAGAAAATAGATTAGTTGTTACATTTCCAGGAATCATATTAAATGTAGCTCCATTATCAGTAGAATATACTGCTTTCATAGAATCGCCCAACACTACCCATTTACCGTTTCCATAAGCTATAGATTGAGGATAGGAAAAGGTACTAGTATTAGGCCCACTTGAAGCGGCCCAGGATATCCCATCAGAAGAATAGCAAATACCATAAGCAGTGGGATTTACACTGTAACCTGCAGCTAAATATCTATTATTTGCAAATAAAGCTTGAATGTACCACAGGGTAAAAGGAAGAGAGGTTGTTGCCCAACTAATACCATCATTTGAGTAGACAGCTGTATTTGTTCTAGTAGCCCCTCTACCCGGGCTTGAAGCTACAAATCTATTATTTCCGTAAGTAATAGAAGAATAATGTGATACTGTAGAGCTTGTTGGTAAAGTTGTCTGTATCCAAGAAGCAGCATTATTATTACTGTATGCGCCTCTTCCTAATTGTGTTGTACTGCCACCTACAGCTGAAAAAATTCCGTTACCGTAAACAACATCAACTAGATTTGCTCCTGAATAAAAAACGCCCCCGTTAGACCATGTAATTCCTTTATCAGCGCTGTAAATTGATTTAGTAGAGCTTATTAGAACTAAAATATTGTTAACACTATTATAAGCTAAAGATCTCCAAGTATCTGACACTGGTAAGGATCTGCTAGTCCAGTTGGTACCGTCATCAGAAAAATAAATTAAATTTTGGGTAGAACCAACATATATAAATTTACCTACATTTTTGTTATAAACATTTTTCCATACACCTTCATTTTTTACATATCCTTTTTGAACATCTCTCCATTGACCATTATTCTTTACAAATATATTTTTTACAGCTTTCCATGTACCAGAAGATTTAATATATGCAGGCATATATTAATATTAAGTTACTTGATAGTATATATCTCCGTCGTTGCCAGTAGTATTTAATGGCGGACCGGCTGCAGTAGATACAGTTATATTTGGCTTGCCGGTTATACTTGCAAATGAAACAGGTAAGCTTGATATTTCAGCTTTACTAGTAGCAACTCCATTAGAAAAAGGTATTACGCTAGTACTATCTGGAATAGCAGGGCTTAATTCTGATATAGTAACATCACCCATATAAATCTCTTTTTAAGCAGTACTGTACTTGTCAAATTCGTCGAAGCTTCTTCCACCTTTATAACCTAGCTCTCTTGCGATTGAAGTAGGCTCGTCTTCTTCAGGATATTCTTCTACCGTTTCCACTTCACCGGTACCTTCGCCTTCTTTTTTCTCAGATGAAGGTGAAAAACTATTTTTAAATTTTAATGAATCAATAAAGTCCTGTACCATTTCGCTGTCTTTAGCCATCTTTTCATCATAGGCGCGAATAATAGCCTCTTCTACTTCTTTTTTAAGCTCAGGTGAATTATAAATATCGCTACCACTAGATACAGTTATTTCATCAGGCAATTCATTAAAGATTGGCATCCATTCTTTAATAAATCTAACATCGTTTTTTATAAAGGTATTTGTTGTAGAAGCTGGTGTTGCAGGTGATGTACCAGGTGCACCGGGAGCAACTACTTTCTTACCCTCTACCCCAGAGGTAACAGCTTGCTTGACTTGTGCTGGGCTAGCTGCTGCACCACCTTCTACATCTACTCTTAAAACGTTTAACAAATTGTCAACTATTCTAGCAGTGTATCTAGCTTCAGTACCGCCGAGTTTAAGTTCGTTTTTAATTAAATTTTCTAAATCTGTTCTAAATTTCATCTTAGATCCCGGATAATAAAGCTTATATTCTTTACCATCTATAGTATGAATTGCGGGTTTAAAGAGCTTTGTCTGTATTGCTTGAAGTAAACGATTTGCAATTTCTGCTTTTGTTTTACCTTCCTTTGCAGCTGTTTTACCAATACCATACCCCTTGCCAGGCGCTTTTTCAATATCACCGGTATATCCTAGCTCGTCAGCATATATAGGTGCTTCTTTTAAAACCCTAGGTTTTTTAGTTAAATAAGCTTCGAAAATAAGCTTTGTATCTTTGTTCATCTTGAATTATTTATTCTTTATATTATAATAAATCAGGAGGTTATAGCTATTTGCGGTATATTTGGTTCTAAAGACTTTACAACTTATGTAAAGCTTTATAAGAGCAACAAGAAACGTGGTACGTTTTCTTACGGTGGTCTACTGATCGGCTCACATATTCACGCTGTTCTCAAGACACCAGGCACTGCCAACCTATCCAATAAGCTAGTTATAGAGTACGGTAAAAAGAGGAGAAACATTACAGATTTTGATGTTTTTTTAGGACACACTCAAGCCCCTACATCTGAAAAAAGAACATTTTCACCAAATACATCTCATCCTTTTCAACATAAAGAATGGTTAATTGCACATAACGGGGTTTTAACAAACGATAAGGAATTAAAAAAGCTTATTAAAGATAAAAAATCTTATAACGTTGTAGATTCATCTGTTATTGCACCGCTTATAGCTATGTTTGTTAAAGAGCTAGATGATGAGGTTGCAGGTGTTTGCAAAGCACTATCGCTACTTAAAGGTACGTTTGGCCTTTGGATATATAATCAAAAAACTGGTAATATTTTTCTCGCACGATCCGGCAGTACAGTATTCGCAGATTTTCTATCAAACGACTTTTCTTCTTTAAAGGAAAGCGGGTTTGTCCCTCTTGACGAAGGTACACTATACCTATTAACTAAGGAAGGGTTAACCTCCGTAGGCGTATTTAAGACTAACTCTCCGTTTTTTACACAATGAAAACAGCATTTTATTTTTGTACAAGAAATTCTAAAGCGCAAGATACTTTTGCATTTAAATCTCTTCAAAGAATTAAACTAGCTACTCTATGGGAGTTTACTATAATTTATAAGGAAAATAATAATGACGGATTAAGCTTAAATTATAATAGTGTTTTAGAAAAGCATGGTAAAGATTATGATAACATAGTTTTTATACACGATGATGTTTATATTGACGATCTTGGAGTGGTAAATAAGCTAGAAAAAGCTCATAATGATTTTGATATTGTAGGTCTTGCTGGGGGGTTAAATCCTGAAATTAAAGCACCCGCCCTTTGGCATTTAATGTGTGGGGGGTTTAACAGCGGTAATTTGAGAGGAGCAGTAGCCCATAAATTTAATAATGATCAAATTTTTATGACCAATTTTGGCCCCACACCCGCTAGAGTTGCTATTTTAGATGGACTATTCCTAAGCGTTAAAACCGAATGTTTTTTAAAAAAGGAATTTAAATTTAATGAAAATTATAACTTCCATCATTATGATATTGCCACCTGTATTGATGCTAATAAAAACAAATTAAAGTTAGGGGTCGTCCCTATATGGGTAGTACATAATTCACCCGGTCTTCTTAATATCAACGATGCTACATTTAGCGCTAGTCAATCTATATTTTTAAGAGAGTATAGCAGTATTGATTCTGTATAATTTTAATATATCATAAGAGAATGGTTAAATTAGATCTAGATTTTTTTGAGCTTATTATTGCTTATAAATCATTAACTGATGAAACCTATTTAGCTTCTGTTGTCGACCATATAAAGCCTATTTTCTTTAAAAATAAAGATATTAAAGTTATTTTTACAATAATAAGAGATTTTTATGAAAAAAGAAATGCATGTCCTACCTTAACAGAAATAAAATCGTATTTAACTAACGATGAGCTTAAAAATTCATTTAAGAATGTTGTAACACAGTTTAATAATTTAGATAAAAATTTTAACACAGATGAATTATCTGCTAATACAGAAACTTTTATAAAAGAAAAATCCGTATACCATACAATGATGGATGTAGTAGATGATATCAACAAAAATAGTGTCGACACTTCTAAAATTTTAGCTAAATTTGAAAAAGCTTGTAGTATATCTTTAACCACTGAAATAGGGTTAGATTTGTATGCTAATTTAGATAGAGTAATTGAAGACCTGCATTCTTCAGAAAAATATATTCCTTCTAAATGGAAATGGCTTGATGATAAAATAGGAGGTGGGTTTCTAGAATCTGGTAGAGCACTCTATTTGTTTGCAGGCGAAACAAATATTGGTAAAAGTATATTTTTAGGAAATGTAGCTATTAACATAGCTGAGCAAGGAAAGACTGTATTGCTTGTTTCTTTAGAAATGCCAGAAATAATTTATGCTAAAAGACTCGTTTCAAGTGTATCTAAAATACCATTAAGCCAATTAAAAATAGAGTCTGATTCTTTAAAAAATCAAATTAGCGAGTATTGTATTGAAAATCCAAACGCAAAAATTATTATAAAGGAGTTTCCTCCCGCAACAATTACGCCCAACCATTTAAAGGCTTTTATTAAAAAATTAATACAAAAAGGTATTAAGATAGATGCCATAGTTTTGGATTACGTAAATCTATTACATTCGTCTATGGGTGATTCAAGCTATGAGCGTGTTAAGATTTGTACTGAACAATTAAGAGCTTTATCATATGGGTTTAATTGCCCTGTTATATCCGCTACTCAGTTAAACCGTGAGGGGTATGAAATAACTGACCCAGGTTTAAAGACAATATCAGAAAGTATAGGGTTGGCTATGACAGGTGACGTTATTATGAGTATTTGGCAAGAAGATACAGATAAAGAACTTGGCATTATTAAAATGGGATTAATGAAAAACAGGTTTGGACCTAATTACGGTCATTGTGCAATGAGGATAGATTATTCAACACTTACTATTACAGAAGACGAGCATATAAATGACACAGAAGCAAGCACTTCTTCAATTAGTACGTTGACAAAATTAGCTATCGACAATTGATTTATCTATTTAGTTAGATAATTAGTTGTTGAATGTGAAAGGTTACGATCCTTCTGAGCAATTAACAGATTATGAACAAACTCATTTGTTTTTATCTTTCTGTTCGTTTGTAACACTCACTAATACAAAAAAATTAAATCTTGCTAATGTTTTTATTACCCTTCTTAAGAATAAAGAATTTAGAGAGATTTTTAAAATTTATTGTGATTTAAAAAATGATTTTTCAGCTGTAAAATTTTTCTTGCAATTTGATTCAAGCTTGTATAAAAGTAAATATATAATGAAATTTTTAAACTCAAATAAAAAGGCGCTTTTCCTATGAGCAATATTGTTAATGCTTCTGTAACTTTAGATAAGAAGAAATGTACAGATAAAGTTTATTTTGATAAAGCCTACAAAAGGTTTGCAAGAGAATTTTTAAGGTCGGGTGTGTTAGAGGATTTAAGATTTAAAAGGTGTTATTATAAACCAAGCGTGTTGCGTAAGTTAAAAAAGCAAGTTGCAAGACAGAAGTGGAAGTTTTACAATTGATTACCGAGTTTGAAAAGCACATTTATAATTCTTATTTAAAAGTCACTAGATCAAATAGTGAACTACCTTACAAACTTAGAAAAAATTTTGAAAAAGTTGACGATAAGCTTTATGTAGCCTTAAAAAAGCTTTCTTCTTTTTTTAAGAGATACCCCCATATAAAAATAGAGGATTTTTTTCGCGCGCCTTATTCTCTTTACCCTGACGAAAAATATTTTCCAATAGAATATTTTTATTCACTTAAAGCTATAAAGTCCTATACTTTGTTTAATAAGCAACAGACAAATCTTGATCCGGATAGCGATGAACAGCTTAATAGCATTAAAAATTCATTAATTTTTATAAAAAGTTTTTGTAGAGATAATAATTTAAATGTAGAAAATTATATTTTTCACAAAACAAAAAATGAATATTCATTTATTTTGCACTTAAAAGAACATAATGTCAACGTATATACTTTATTAGGATTTAATAACTTTGAGAAAATTCTTAGAGGCTGTAACCCCGATATTACAAAATTTATTATTGGTGAGGATATATACAACAACATCCAGGTATTTAGAACACGTCTTTATAATTCAAAAAAAGCAAGTAAAGTTGTCGAATATGGACTTAAAAAAATATTAGAAAAAGCTTGATTAAGCAAATAAAGTTATTATTATTATTCTATGAGTACATTTACCACATCGATGTTTGAAAGTATTAAGGGCGCTTTGACGAAAAATAACGAATCTACTGCTTCGAAGGTTAAAGACTATCTTCGCTGTGAAGCCGGCAACACATATACAGTTAGACTTATTCCTAATGTAAAAGACCCATCTAAGACGTTTTTTCACTATTATTCATACGGCTGGAATAGTTTTGCTACTGGTGAGCTTATTACTGCAGTAAGCCCTACTACATGGAATCAGCGTGATCCTATTGCTGAAGAAAGGTATCGTATTTTGAGAACAGGTACAGAGAAAGAGAAGGAAAAGGCTTTGGCTATTAAGCGTAGAGAAAATTGGTTAGTTAATGTTTATATTATTAACGATCCCGTAAACTCTGATAATAATGGGAAGGTAAAGCTCTTACGTTTTGGTCGCCAGCTACATAAAATTATTATGGATGCTATTGAAGGTGAAGAAGCCGCAGAGCTTGGTCCTCGTATATTTGACCTATCTCCTAAAGGCTGTAACCTTAGAATTAAAGTTGAGAAGCAGGGTGACTACCCCACATACGTTTCATCTAAGTTTTCTACTCCTAAGGAAATAGAGGGGTTGGACGAAGATGATTATAAGAAAGTTTATAACAGCTCATTTGATCTTGAGTCATATGTTAGTGTTAAGAGCTACGAAGAGCTTAAAAATCTACTTGATGCGCATTACTATGGCACCAAGGATGTTGAAGAGGACGGCGCTGTTACTGCTGAAGTTAAAGCACCTAAGCCTTCAGTTAATGTAACTATTAATTCTAAGAAGGCTGAGACGAAAGAGACTACAGCCGACGATCAGCAAATAGACGAATTACTTAAAGATCTATAATGGAAGATACTTTTAGAGAGTTAACTCCAGAAGAAATTAAACTGGCTACTATCCAGTTTATGGGCCAGCACCTAACTGGAGAAATGAAAGAACTCAATAAAAATATTATCGGCGAAAGCGCTACACTTAGATCTTTATCCATAGACCCCTTAAAAGTTATTCAAACAATTCCAGGGGATAAACGTCCATATGCTACAACTGTTAATGCTGGGATAAATATTGCTCCTAACGCTATTCATCATCCTATTCCAGTACAGCAATCTCAACAACCCACAGTAGATCCTAATCAACTTGAATTTGATTTTGGTAAGTCAAATTTAGCAAATTCTATTTTAGATCGGTTAGATTCGTTGAGCTCAAAATTAGATAAAGTTATAGCCTTACTTAAAAAAGATTGATAATTAGTAGTTATATCTTATTATAAATGTGTGAATTTAAGTATAAAAGATAGAGATAACTTTTTAAATAATTTTGTAATTCCGTTAAGTAAGATAACAGACAGCGCAGTTATAAAAATTGCTCCAGGCAAGATAACATCTTTAATTTCCACAAGCGATAATACAATTATTGTTAATTCAGAGTATAACGATGATAGTATAAAAGCAGTTAAAACTTTAAACGTACCTGACTTAAAGAAGCTTTGCAGAGTTATTTCATGTATAGATGAAACAACTTTTAATTTAGATATATCATCAAATTTTATAGGCTACGATTCTCGTAATGTTAGGTTTAAGTATCATTTGTATGACGATGGCATTATTGCATCACCTAAGCTTAGTATAGATAAACTTAATTCTTTAGAATTTGATGGTAAGTTCACCCTACCTCTCGCCTCTGTCATAAACCTTATCAAAGGCAGCTCCATAAGCACCGAAACAAATAAGATTTATTTGTCTGTTAAAGACAAGCAGATATTTGGTGAATTAACAGATAAGACTAGATCTAATATTGATTCATATGGTATTAATATTTCTGATGATTATAGCGGAACTCAGTTTGCAGTTGCTATACCCTTGAATTTTGAGATATTTAGAATAATTTCTTCTATGAGATTTAAGGAGCTTCAAGCAAACCTAATAACAAAAATGGGCGTATTAACGTTAGACTTAAACTTAGATAATTCTAAATTTAAGTTTGTTATTTCTGCTCTAGCCAACTAAATGAGCAAAAATAAAATTAAAACACCTAGCTATTTTGTAAAGCGTTTAAGAGACAACGGCTTTATAGCTATTAAGTTATTTGGGGTATTTGCTAAGCAAGATCCAAGACAATGGGTAGTTCTTGTCAATCCTAGTGAGGCATCGGTTCTTGTTACCTGTTATTTAAACAAGGATAATCTCAATGAAGTTCTATTTGAATTTAATGACGGTGATAGACATATACCTAGAAATTTTTCTATTAAAACTGATTCTATTGAAGTAATTATAGACTATTTGCTTAGACACGGTGTTTCTAATAATAAAGATTACCCAGGCCGCGATAGATATTTGTCAAAAAGATTAAATACTTATGATGAAAAATAAAAATTCATCCAAGGGTAAAGATCAGAATAAAAGCTTTAATCCTAATGAAAATAAAGAAATCAAAGAGCTTACTCATAAAGCACTTTTATCATTTCTTCGTGATCAAATTAGTGAAAAAAACTCTAATAAAAAAGATATAGAAGCGCTAAATGCTCAAATATTAGAATTTTTAAATTGCTTTATTTTAATTGGATATAACTTTAATGGCGAGCCAATATCTATGATATCTGCGCACAACCAGCAAGAAGCAGATTCTCTGGGCACACTTATTAATAAGTTTATATTTAATTCATCTAAAGACTCTGGAGAATAGTTAGTTTGTTAATATAATATTTTGTGGTAAAAGTATTAATACTTGGCAAAGGATTTATAGGTAATAAACTTGCAAAATACTTGCAAGAAAATAATGTTGATATTTTTCATATAGCACAAAATGAAATAGATTACACTCGCCATACCACTTTAAGCATGCTCTTAAGAGAATATAATTTTTCTCATGTAGTTAATTGCTGCGGTTATACAGGCAAGCCTAATGTTGATGGCTGTGAAAATAATAAGGAAGATTGCTGGAAGTATAATGTAACAGTTGCTTCTTACATAGACAGGCTATGTCATTGCTATGGAAGAAAGATTATACATATTTCAAGCGGTTGTATATACACAGGCTACGAAAAAGAATTTACAGAAACAGACGTCCCAAACTTCGGTCTTTTTAATCCCAACTCTAGCTTTTATTCTAAGAGCAAACACGCATTAGAATCAGTAGTCAATACAAATTTTTCTACTGTTTTTAGAATAAGAATGCCATTTACAAATCTGAAAGAAGATAAAAATTATATTTATAAAATATTGAAATATGATAATCTTTTGAGTATGCCAAACAGTCTTACAAGTGTAACAGACCTCTGTAGTGTAGTTCAGCAATTTATAGAGGAGCATAGGCCTGGAATTTTTAATGTTGTCAATCCGCAACCGGCTGAAGCTAAGGAGATTGTCACTCTTCTAAAAAAATATAACCATATTAATCCTAATTGGAAGTTCGTAGAATATAAGGATCTTGACATCATAGCTAATAGATCTAATTGTATTTTAAGCTCTGATAAACTTAAGACTATAGGCCTATGTTTACCTGATACATTCGAATCTCTAGAGAAATGTATAAAGGAGTTATGAAATTTTCATTTTTAAATAAGCACCCCAAAAAGCGTATTATATATGCTATTACTGGGGGCTATTATTTAGGCGAATTATTTGTTTTTATGGAAAAGACAGATGAAAAATATATATTTCTCTCCCTACCTGAAATGCACATTAGAGAGGTGCCAATCGATAAATTTGAGTTTGGATTGAACCAAAACATTATAGATATAGTTAAAAAAATACCAAATTTTGTTTATAAAGTATGTAAAGCGCAATATACCAAAAATAAAACACGTGACTTACAGTCTTTAAAGGATAAATAGTTATATGGATTTTATTTCACCAAAACCAATCGTGTCCCCTATTAGCGGTCAAGTAGTAAGACCGGTCTTAAAAACGTATGTTCGTGAAGGCAAAGAAATTGTAGAAGCTGAATATATCGACCCAGCTAGTGGTTCTTTTATCCGTAAAGGTATTGTTTCTGTAAGAGATTTAAAGAAACCCTCCGAAAAATAATCTTGTAAGTTAGTTGTTTTGTACTATAATTAAAATGTGTTAATACCGACCGAATATATACTGCAAAAATTTTATCAGTACGCTGGCTATCCTCAATATAAAAAGAGTAGCAACACTTATATTGCAGGGTGCCCTATATGCAGAGAAGGAAAATCGTGGGGTAAAAAAAGAAGATGCATTTTTATTGTTGAAGACAATGCTATATGCTGTCATAATTGTGGTTGGTATAGTGATGCGGTAAAATGGATTTGCGAGGTATCGGGGCTAAATTTTTCTGAAGTACTTAATGAATCTAAAAATTTTGATATCTTACCATTAAACGCATATACTGACGAAACTAAACAGGAAAAGCCTAAACCAACACATACACTCCCTACCGACTGTATAAATTTATTTGATAATAATCAAATTGAATTTTATAAAGATAATAAGATTGTTAATGACGCTCTTTCTATTGTTATTAATAGAAGACTAGATAGAGCAGTTAATAGACCAGATACATTGTATGTTACCTGTAAAGATAAAATTCATAAAAACAGAATTGTAATACCTTTTTATGACGATAATAATAATAATATTATTTTTTATCAAACAAGGCTTATTTATAAAAACGATGAAAAGCTGTATCCTAAGTATCTAAGCAAGGTAAATGGAGAGAAATCCCTATACAATATCAATAAAATAGATCCGCAATTAGAATATATTTTTATTTTTGAAGGCCCTATCGATTCTTTTTTCGTAAAAAACGGTACTGCTGTTGCAGGTATTCAAGAGAATAGTAGCAATACATTTTCAACACTCCAGGAACAACAACTCATACCTTTTAAGTTTTTTAAAAAGATATGGGTGTTAGACAGCCAGTGGGCTGATACAGCAAGTAGAAATAAGACGAGTAAGTTAATTGAAAATGAAGAAACTGTTTTTATATGGCCAGAGGATTTAGGTAAAAAATATAAAGATATAAATGAGTACTGTGTTAGTAATAAATTAGACAGTATTGATCCAGAGTTTTTAATTAATAATTCTTATTCAGGAATTAAAGCCAAGCTTTTAATGTCTATTATCTGTCGTTAGCAGAAATTAAATAGCCTTTAAGAGATTCGCTCAAAGAACTAAGCTCTGCTGCTAGTCTTGCTATTTTCTTTTTCTCGCTTCTAGCAATATCTTCAAAAATAGAATCACAAGCTGCTGTGTGAAGCTGTACCTGCATGCTGCTAGCATCTGTACTATTTAAAAACTTAATAAACTCATCTATTTGAGTAATCCAGCCTTTAAGCTTGGAAATCTGCTCTGCTTTTTTATGATCTTGTACTTGCTCTCTTCCTCCCTGAACGTCAAAATCTTCAGGCTTAGCAGTATCAAGCGTAGATGCCATAGCTTCTTTATCGGTTTGAGGAGCTACAGCTGGAGCAGGTTCCGTCTCATCAGCTTCTAATAATGTGGTAAACTTACTAACAAAAGAACTCATATTATTATTTATTATTGAATAAATATTTTTGTGAGAAAAAAGTTAGTTTTTGAAGATATTTTAAATTACAATAAATGGGTTTCTGGTATTGCTTCAAGAGAGCTTGCCTCACAAAGAGTTAGCTTAAGAGATTTATTTAACAACCCTTATGTCGATCAAAATCCTAATGATGCTAGAGCAGAGCCAGTTATGCCATATCCATTGCAAAGCGTGGTACCGCAGATAGGGGACCTTTACATTTATGCATGTAATACTAAAGATTTGTTTAAATCATCATTATCAAATCCTCTTGTTGCAAAAAATAAAATTGCCAAAGAAACTGTATTAGATATTGTAAGTAAATTAGATGCTGTTATTGACATTATTAAAGGTATAATTGAACAAGCCAATAAACCGGTTGCAAAAAAAGTTAAATAAGTTATAATATATTGATGGTAAAGAAAGTAATATCACAATTACTACCTCTTTTAGGCGTTGCAACGCTTACAAGTTTTTTGCTAGCAACCTGGGGCGTTAATTATTTTATTGGTGCCTTAGTTGGCATTTTAATTCAATTTGTTGCCTTTTATTCATTCAAAAGCATTCTTATAGCAGTTGTTGCTTTGAGAAATAAAAAACTAGATAATGAGAGAATAAAAGAATTATCTTACCAAGGACTAGAGGTGGTCTGCCCTTGTTTTAAACAAATTAAGGAATTTGTTCCAATAAAGCTAAATATAGCAAACTACTATAAATGCAGTGAATGTAAAAAAACTATTGGAGTCGTAATTACACCGGAAACTGCAATTGTAACAGAGCCCGCTGATTCAAGCCAAGAAGCAGTAAATAAACTGCTAGCACAAGGCATTCTGAATGTATCTAAACCAAATGCAAATACCTAATAGCATAAACAATCTTACTGCTGATAAAGCAGCTGATGTATTCTTATCAAATACAAAGCTTCCAGAGATACCTTTAGATGAAATAGTTCTTGCAATTAAGAGGTCATTACCGGTAAAAGAACTTGAGTCTTTTGAATTAGGGCTAGCTTACTTTAAAAAGGATGTAGAGATAGATAAAGCTATTATTAAAAATATTTTATCTTTAATAAACGAGTCTTTAACTAGAGCTGTAAATGATAGTCAAATTGATATTGAAATAAGGCACTTAATTAACTCACAACTCAAGACAGCAATGGAAAGTATGTCTTATAATTTTGACTCTTTTTATAATATATTAAATATTTTAAATAAACAAAAGAATTTACTTGACGTTAAGAACTTTATCCTGATAATAATAGGATATGCCATCAGTCTTCTCAAAAAAATACATAACAATACAAACAAGCAAAACAACTCATAAATTTAAGGCTGAAGAATATGCCAGGTGGCTTTGTTTAATAGAAGCTTTAGATATTGTTACTCGCGGTGCAGATAGATTTAAAGTCGATCTAAATAACAAAGATATTGATTGGATTAAGCCTCTGTCTTTTCAAAAATATGTGGCCGAGCGCTTTGAATCAATGATTGATGAGGTGTCGATGAACGAAGGTGTAAAGATAAATATTAAAAAATTACCATGCATTACATCGTCGGAACCAGTTTTAGAGTAACACCTAATCCCAAAGCTTTAATTAGGGACAAAAGATTCGAACCACAGCAAATCTATACTTTAATTCATATAGTTAAAAGAGATAATAAAGTCACATATACTTTTTTAGGTAATGGAAAAAAAATATTAGTAGACTTTAATAGTTGTAGAGAAGGCGATCAGTTTATTTCAAAATTTAGAAATGAAAATTTACCTAATTACGAGGCCCAATTATCCCCTGTAACAGATAATATAGCAGATTAAGTTACCATTCTAAAATAACACACCCACCTACACCGCTACCGCTGTTTGCAGATCCGCCAAAACCAAAATTAGAAAATATTTTTCCAGGTAAATTATTTGTACCGTTTAAGATTATTATTCCACCTGATCCGCTACCACCACCACCCTGTCCCCCACTGCCTCCAGCAGAATTGTTACCACAATTTTTAAATGCTCCTCCACCGCCATTTCCGCCTGTAGCTACTATGCTGCCTACTGATGTAGATCCTCCTACTTGACCAGCACCTGCAGTAACGCCACAACCCGTGCTTCCACCACCGCCACCGCCATTTCCAATAGAAATTGATAGCTGTTGCCCAGGTGTTACATCTAAAATACCTAAACAGCATCCACCCCCACCACCAGCTCCGCCTCCATATGCTCCATAGCTAGAGGATGCACCTCCCCCTGCACCGCCCCCACCACCTATACATGTAACTTTTAATTTTGTTATATTAGAAGGTACAGTAAATGTACTGGATGAGGTAAATAGCTGTAAGCCGCTAAACGTAGAAAAAGATGGTTTATTTAACAAATCGGTGTAACTACCAGTTGTCGCAACAGTAGCTAATGTAGGCTTGTTGGCTATATTAGTATAATCTACTTGTAAAGCTGATAATTGTGCTTTACCGGTTGTACTTCCATTTGATATAGGGACAACCAGAGAGCCTTGAGGAGTTATATCATTTAATTGAGATATAGTTATATCAGCCATTATTGATAACCTCCATATACATCTGAATAATCTGTTTTGCTATAGTCAAAAACATTTTTTGATGCTACATTGACATCGTAGCTATAAGGCTTTTGTGCTCCTGAAGCTGTAGGCGACGTGGTGTCATCAAATACTTGATCATTTTGCGCTTCTGGCGTTACTCCAGGTTCAAACGAGTATTCGAATCTCTTAGCTTTTATCAACCAAACATAATGACCTGCAAGAGGATTAATTTGTGCTATATCTTGATCTAATCTTTGGGTAATTTCATATATATTACCGTTTCTACCCCCCGGCCTATCATTACCATATTCGGTTAATTGAAAAAGATCGCCAGCTTTAGGTTCTGCACCCTGCCCAAAAGTAGCATAAAACGCGCTTATATGAACAAATGCAGTGACTTCGTCATCTGATACTAAGCCAAACTTACTTAAAAGCAATGCATTTTCATTTAAATTAATAGCTATAATTAAATCTTGAGGAGGAGAGTATTGTTGTGTTGGCTGCTCTCCGTAAAGCATGTCTGCACTTAATGTACTAGTATTATTAACTATATAACCAACTTTCTGTCCATAAAGATTAATTTGTTCTCTCCAGTAATTAGATATAATGTTTCTTTCGTCTGTATTTTTACTTTTATCTGTAAATCTAAAACAAGTATTATCTACAAAAAAGAAAGGGTATGTCTTAGACTGTTCTAGATTACCTGTATAATATTCTGTAGACATATTAAGTTAAGAGATTTTGCTTACCCCTAATCCAGTTAGCTTTATCCAATAGTAGCCTTGGCCATTATAAGACCCTGCAGATTTGCTTATAACTAAATCTGTATTATCCCAGGTAACCGACCAATTGCCTGCTGTACCATTATTAGAATTGTAATATGTAGTAATATCTTTTATAGACCATGGAGCTCCCCCTAGGGCAAAAGCCGCAAAATAAGTACAACCATAAGTATTAACATAACCATAGTGCGAGAATGTTGCTTCAATTTTAAAAGGCCCTCCTATTTCAGGTCTTGCTTTATGGGTAATTACTGAATTTCCTGCAGAATACCCTGCCCATGCGAGATCAGAAACACCATCTAGAGAAAAAGATTTTTGTGCAGATACAGTACCATAAACTGATAATTGCCCATCCTGTTGTAACGTCATTCTCCTGTAAACTACCGGTGTTTGAAAATTGCTACCTCCACTAGGCCCTTGAATAAATTGTAAATTACCTGTCAATCCGGTATTATCAGTTAAATTGTCCGGGCTTACAAATATATGCCAACTTCTATAGTTGTTACTATTACTATTTTCAGGAAATGTTAACCCTTCATAAGGCCCGGTTTCATTCCAATATAAATTGTTTAAACCTCTTATATCACCGTTATTGAGTTGTAAACAAATAATACCAGGACTACCAGCGGGAACAGTATCCCAAGTTAACGTAGAACTTAAAAGACTTATTCTAGAAGAATCGCTATAGAGAATAGAAGATACGGGAATGGATTTAGTTGTACCACCGTTAGCTACAGGTAATAAAGCATTACCTCTTGTAACCGTTGCTATTGGTAATCCAGATATTGTAACATCTGCCATATTATTTCTCTAAAACCGCCTTTCCTATTAATGGATCAAATCTAAGACTTATACCCGTATTACCTAGTTTTTTAGGTGTAGTACTAGAATATTTTAAGTTAAATTGATCTTCAACATCTTTTATATCAGAACTATTAATAGCAATCTTACCTGTTTTTTTTCTTAATAAGCTTAATACTCTTTGGTTCTTAAGTATTGTTTGATGTGCTTTGGGAACAAACCTCGCTTGTGAGGGTAGAGTTTCTCCTAAACCCTCATGTCGCTTTTTAACAAAATCTCCTTTTTTGTTGAATTTACGCCAATGATCTTTAAACGTATTCACTTAAGTATTTAAGCAAAAAAAAGGGCCTAATTTGACTTAGGCCCTAATTTTTACTATTTTTGACTAATTTATTATTTTAGTCCTGCTAGATAAGCACCTACTTTGCTTGTCTTAGAGGCAACTACATTAGCCTTACCCTTTGGAGATGTTGGGGCACCACCCTTAACACCTGCACCTACTAGGGCATGGCCCTTTTCACCATCATTACCAACTTTATCCGTTACCTTGCCATCGCCTTCACCGTGAGAAACAAGGCTCTTTGTTACATCACCAACCTTGTTATCTTTCTTTTGAAGGGACTGACCGGCTGAATCGGGAAGTTCTTTTAATTCTGTGGCTTCTTTAGCAACGCCGTCTTCTTCGTCTTCATCCTTCTTATCGTCCTTCTTATCTTCTTTCTTTTTCTCTTCGTTGGACTCTTCAGGAGTTGTTTCATCACCGGCTTCTTCACCACCTAAATCTTCTTCGCCAGCGGCTTCCTCATCACCAAGAACTGCCACCAAAGCATCGTGTAGCTTTTGGGCTAGATCCTTAGAGAGAGTAACTGTTACTTCTTCACCACCGACATCTTCACCAGCATCGCCCGAGGGCAACCCGAGAGCAGCGGCGTCATTTGCCTCGGTATCATCTGGCTGACCGGACATTACGTCCTCATATAGTTTGTCAAAAATAGATTTGCTCATAAAAGTATTTATTGTTTGAGTTTCTGTTTTTTCAAGGTTTTGTGAGAATTTTTTAGGCTCATAAAAATTTTCTTTTTTAGCGGTTTTAGGATCAATAATATCCTTATTAAATCCATCTGCGTTTTCAGGGCCAGAAGCTTTAGGAAGAATAGCGCTTTTATCAGCTTTTGCTTCAACAGGCTTCTTATCTTCAACACGCTTAAAAGTATCCTTAGGAGGAAATACACTTTTCTTTTCTTCAATAACTTGCTTTTCATAGTATTCACCTAATTTAACTAGCGTTCTGACACCGTTCATATTAAGTATTTATTATATATATGCCTAAAAAACAAGAAAGTCAATTTTATTTAGGTAATCAAAATCTACCTACAGCTGATGCAACTTTTGATTATGAAGCACATCCAGAGTGGGTAGAAGATATAGCTAAATGTAGAAAAAATATTTTATATTTTGCAGAAAACTTTTTCTTTATTACTAATTTAGATGAAGGTAAGATGAAAATTAAGCTCCATACCTATCAAAAAAGAATATTAAGAAGTTTAAGAGACAATAGATTTGTATGTCTATTAGCTTCAAGACAGATAGGTAAAACCACATTAATGACGATATATGCATTATGGATAGCATCTTTTTTTGAAGATCAGCGTATTTTAATTGTAGCAAACAAAGAACAGACAGCTATTAACATTTTTAAAAGAGTTCGTTTAGCTTATGAAAAGCTACCTAATTATCTTAAACCAGGAACCGTAGAATATGGAAAAACATCAATGTCTTTGGGAAATGGGTCTAGTATTGGTATTTCGACGACCAGCAGTGATGCTGGTAGAGGCGATAGCTGTAATGTTCTTATTTTGGACGAGCTAGCATTTATTGACAACCATCTCGTAGAGCAGTTTTGGAGCTCAGTTTACCCAATTATTTCATCCTCTAAAAAATCTAAGATATTTGTTGCTTCAACTCCAAATGGAACAGGTAATCTTTTTCACGAATTATATTCTGGAGCTGTTGAAGGTAAGAACGATTGGCACGCAGAAAAAGTTGATTGGTGGGAATTCCCTGGTCGTGATGATGTATGGAAGGAAAAAACAATTCGTACCTTGGGTAGTAGAGAAGTTTTTGACCAAGAATTTGGTAATGTATTTTTACAGGCTGGTGAAAGCGCTATAGATGAAAAACTTTTTGAACAGATGAAATCAGAATGTATAGAACCAAATTTTGTTTTTGAAAATGGAAAATATTTAATGTGGGATGAACCAAGTAAAGAAAATATTTATGTTGTAGGGGTTGATATAAGTGAGGGGGTAGGCGAGGCTGCTAGCGTTGTACAAGTCTTAGACATTACAGATTTAAGAGAAATAAAACAAGTAGCCATTTATCATGATAGAACAATAAGCCCTTACAATTTTACTTCCAAGCTTCATGAAATTTTAAAACACTGGGGATCGCCTCTAGCATTAATTGAAAGAAACAATTGCGGTGCTCAGGTTGTAGATCAATTAAAGAATACACACGGATATGAAAATATAGTTTCATACGGGATAAAAGCAGGGCCTATAAATTACAATAAAATTGGTGTACAAGCACATACTAACACAAAATATAAAGGGGTAGTTAACATGAGATATTGGATGTCTGAATTAAAAGTTTTAAAAATTAGAGATTTAAAAACTTTAAACGAATTAAAAGGGTTTGTAAGATATCCAAACGGTACGTGGGCTGCAAAGCAAGGGGTTGATAGTTGGGATGATAGGGTTATGAGCCTTGTGTGGAGCTTAATGATTTTAGAAAACGATTTAGTAGAAAAATATTTTGAAGTAGTAGAATATGATTCAAATAGAAAACCATTAAAACTTAAATCATTAGATTACGGAGTCAAATATTTTGTAAATCCCGCTTCAATTTATAGCAATGAAAAACTAGGTGACGGATTACCACCTCTACCTATAGTCATACAGGGGGATAACTCTAATGAATTTGACGAAATAAAAGACTTAGAATCTCAAGGTTGGCAGAGGTTACAATAAATAATTAAATGGCAAACTTAGTACCATACACTCAAAGCCCTTTCAATAAAGCGCGTAAAGACAAATTTTTACTAGTGCTTAATTTTCCTCAAGGCTTAAAAGACATATCACAAAAAATGATTAGATCTAATAAAACTATAATTCCCGATTCCATTCAGTTTTCTGTGTTTGGTGCAGTTGTGCCAGAAATAGAAGTACCGGTAGTAAATGTTAGATACTCTGGACAAACGTTAGCAGCGTCTAGCCATTCTCGTGAACCGTACCCTCCAGTCACGGTTAACTTTACCGTTGATAACAGATTCAACAATTATTATGTCATTTATAAATGGTTAGATATTTTAAACAGCAGTAAAACTAGTATTTTTGACGAAAATAATATTATAGAGGCTAAGAAGTCAACCAGTGGGGGTAATGATAACATGCTTTACAGAGCTAATATATCTATTTTCGCATTAGACGAATACGATAAAAGAATAGTAGAATTTGTCTATACAAATGCATTTCCTATTAATTTAGGAGGTATTACATTTAATAATAGGGATGCAGGAGAAGTAGAAGCTTCATTTACATTTGTTTACTCTCAACTTCAGGTTTCTTTGGTAGAATATATAGATAGTTTATAAAAAATTAAAAAGTTTTATCCAAAAAAACATAAATACTTTATATGGCACGCACAATTCAAAGCCCCGGAGTGGAAATTAATGAAATCGATTTATCGCTTAGAAATGCAGGAGCCCCAGCTACAGTAGTTTTTGTACCCGGGTTTGCACCTAAAGGGCCTACATCTGAACCTATTAGCGTAACATCCCTCTCTGAATTTGAACAAATTTTCGGTCAGCCTACTAATTCTGCTGAAAGATATTTTTATCATTCGGTAAAAGGTGTCCTGCAATCGCCAGCCAATCCAATCGTTTATCGCTTACCTTATGGTGAAGGCGCCGGTGTTGATACAAGCGATGAATATAGTGCATTAGTATTTCCTGTCAAAGCATATTGCCCTTCTACAGGGTATATTGAAACAGATTTAACTAAGCCCGATTCAAGATACTTTTTCGGTTCACCCACACACCTTAAGCTTACACAAAATGAATACCTTTCAATTTTAAAGGGCGACGGTTTTAGTTGGGCAGCTGATACACAAAACACAACAACATTTAGTAGTGTTTCTGCACTTAGTGGTGCAGGTGTTATTATTCTCAATAAAGCTCAATCAACTATTAATACAAAATTTGAAGGTGTTTATATTAGTATTGCTGATAATACGAATCTTAACCCTGCAACACCCTTTAATGATGTAAACGCAGTTCTTAGCGTTAATAATGAAACTAAAGCAATTTTTGGCAATGGTTATGTTAGCATTCCAGATGTAAGATTAAACTTTACTCTGTCAGCGGATGCAGCAGGGTTACAAGGTAGCGTGTCCGAGGTACTAGAGAATATACCTACATTTGATATTTCATCAAACCAGTATGATGATACCGTAACACTTGGTGTATTTAAGCTTAGACAGTCTGTATTCTCACCTGATACAATTGCGCTTGACTATGTGCTGCAAGAAGGATATACCGCATCATTTGATGCACACAGACAAATTAACAGCGTTAATGGCGGGCCGCCCATCAGTTTCTTCTTAGAGATTGCTGACCAGACTTCAACAAATATAACAACAATTATTAACCCCTACATTTCTAATAAGGGTGGAAATACCTGGCTTGATACTAATGGTGTACCAGCTAAGAAAGTTCGTTTCCTTAGCTCTCAACTTCTAACACCTTTAGCAAATGAAACTGCAAGTGCTTATACGACTCGTGTTGGTGCTCCTTCCGGGCAAGTCGCTACATTAGCAAGCCAACTAGGTACAACAAATGCTTTATACGCTCTAGGTGATTACAGCGATGAAGATCTATCAACAAAAATTATTGGTAATGTACCTGCAAAGCTCACTACAGCTACTGAAAAGCTAGCTAATGTAGATTTATATCCGCTTAATATATCAATAGAAGCCGGTTTAGGTACTATATATGCAAACTCATTTAACCCTTCCACATATCAATATTTTGATGATAGTGTTCCTTTTGACGCTTTAGTTGAAGAATTAGCAGTACAAAACCCTTCTAGCACACCATCTTGCGTACAACATTATAATGCAGTTGTAGGGCCTTTCATAAACCTTACAAATAGCCGTAAGGACCATTTGTTTATTGCTGATCCATTTACAAATATCTTTATTCAGGGTGCTAACTTAAAGACATTAGATATACCTGAAAAGTCGTTCCCCACAGATATTTATTGGTCTTTAAAAAATCAATTTGGCAGCATTGATTCAAGTTATGTTGCAACATTTGCAAATGTTGCTAAAGTAGCAGATATTGCTACAAATCAGCAAGTATGGGTACCATTCTCCGGATTTGCAGCAGGATCAATGGCTTCAACTGATAATAACTTCCAGCCTTGGTATGCACCTGCAGGATTTACTCGCGGTATAATTAGCGGTATAGTAGATCTTGCTATATATCCTAAGCAAAAACATCGCGATCAGCTATATCGTATTAATTTAAATCCTGTTACATTCTTCCCTTCAGAAGGGTTTGTAATATTTGGACAGAAAACAATGCAGAAGAAACCTAGCGCATTTGATCGTATTAATGTTCGTAGATTGTTCTTAAATCTAGAAACTGCAACTAGAGATACAGTAAAGTATTTCTTGTTTGAGCCTAATACGCTCTTTACTAGAACACAGATTATTAATAGTTTAACACCGATCTATGATAACGCTAAAAATACTCAAGGTATTTATGATTATCTATTAATATGTGATGAGCGCAATAATACGCCCGAAACTATTGATGATAATACAATCGTTATAGACGTCTATATTAAGCCAGTAAGAGCTGCAGAGTATATACTATGTAACTTCTACTGCACTAGAACCGGAACAAATTTCCAGGAGATAGTAACTTAATAGATAAATAATTTTATGGCAGACGTAAATCAATTAATTACTGACTTTTACAGAGTAGCGACGAACCGTGAGTTTGCACGCGATTATAACTTTAGAGTATTATCTATTAATACAGGAGGTGCTAGTGATGTAACGTTTGATCAAGATGATTTAGTTTATGTTAAGACAGCTTCATTACCTGCACGTCAAATTAAAAATGTTGAAGTACCTTATATGGGATTAAATTTTAATCTCCCTGGTAACGCCACATATCCAGGTTCTGATGCATATGAAATGACATTTTATGCTGATGCACAGTCGAGAATACGTCAAAAGTTTGAACAATGGTCATTAGACATTTTTAATGACGCTAATTCAACCGGTAATTACTTTGCACCAAAACAAACTGCTATTATTGATCTTGTACAGCTAGATAACCAGCTTAATAAAGTTGCTCAATATCAACTAGTAGGTGTATCAGTTCGCAATGTAGGTCCGATAAGCTATAATATAGCTACTGGTACTGGAGAGACAATTGAATTTACAGCTACAGTTTCTTATCACTACTGGAGAAACATTGGTTAATTAGTTTGGGTTATAAATAATTAGGTGAACAATCCGTTTACCAGTGCCCTTAATGGTTTAGGACAAAATTTTACAGGTCTTTTTACTGGTACAAACCCATCATTTGCCCCTCAAATAACCGATCTATTTGGGTTTAATATACCTGGAGTACCCTTAATTTCTGTAAGAGATTATTTTCTCGTGCAGATGGAATCTTGGTTTACTTCCATTCCTAACTCGAGTCAGTGGATAATAGTAATTGATAAATATCCACCTGCTCTACAATCAAGTGTTATACAGGGACTAGAGAGAGTTGATGGTAGCCGTAAGGGGTATGATATTAGTACAGCTAAAAATATTTTAGCAAGTTTTCCTCTTCAAAAAATTATTGGATGTTTATTTGCCCATGAAGTTACAATACCAACAGAACAGTTTGATATACTCTCTGCATCTGTACCCAACAATAGAGGATTTTTACCGGGTATTTTAGGCGGAGGTAGAAACACAGAACCGCCCGCTTTAGTAGTTGATTTTAGAGAAACCAATACGTCGTTTATTGACTTTGTTGTTAGACCGTGGGTCATTCTTGGCTCACATTTTGGTATGGCAGCTCGCCCGGGCGATACCTCTAATTCTAAAAGCTTTTATAATATGAAATGTAATATGACACTTATAAATTTTGCAGCTACCATACAAGGTATTTCGATGATTCCTAGAAAAGTTTTTAATTTCTTCAATTGTATGCCATATCAGGTGTCTGAGCAAAGCTATGACTACACTGATTCTAGACTAACCTCTTACAATACAAGATGGACATATTCACACTATACTGTAGAAAATAATTTATACTTGCCTATTGCTGATATAGTTAATAGAATATCTCAAGGTGAAATACCAAGAGTTACAAGCTTCCAAAACGGGCTTAGCATAACTAATCCTTTAGGCTTTTTATAATGTCATTTTATTTAAACTTTACAGCTCCAACTACCAAAAAAAGTTTAAGATTAAAAGAGCTTAACTTTTTACAATACAAGACTCTTAATAAATTTTTAATTAATAACAATAATACACATATTGCAGAATATTTTGATCAGATTTTAAAAGAATGTATTTTAGACGAAGCCACAGAACTTACTAACTTTGATAAGTTTTGTGCTCTTTTTCTACTAAGATGTACTTGCGTTTCACCAGATATAGAATTTTACATAGGTACAAACACTCAAAAAACATCCTTATTAAATTTTCTTAAAGATTGCTTAGACTTTGATACTGAGTTTAATAGAAAAATTTCTATTGACAAAAGTATAGAATTACAATTATCGTTACCAAAAAATTTAAACTTTGAAACAACTTTCGATGCATTGCATGATTGTATAACAGGGGTGATTTATGAAGGAAAAAAATTAATTTACAGAAATGTAAATGAACTTATTGAAGTTCTACCAGCAGGTATTACCACTCACTTAAAGGATTTTAGCGATGATTTAGAAAAAAGTTTTAAAAAGCTAATCTTTAAAGTAGGAGTCAAAGAATCAGAACAATTCTCTATTTCTCCTTTTAATTTGTCTTTATTAGAAGTTTTAAAAGCTTTATTTAGCTCTAATTTAAAAAATATTTTAGAACTGCAATATCTACTTGTAAGCAAATGTAGATACAACCCAGATTACATTGATAAGAGTACATTAATGGAGAACCTAATTTTAGTCAACATATACGAAACAGAAGTTAAAGCTATAAACGAAGAGCAAGATAAAGCATTGGAGAAAACCAAGCCTGGTAATAAATAGGTTTATGGATAACTTTTCTAGTGCATTAAATTCTTTAGAAAGCCTGACAAAAGCATACGATATTTTTGTCCCCTCTTTAAACAAAAAAGTTAAATTTAAAGGCTTAACAACAAAGCAACAAAAAGACGCAGTAAAAACCGCGTTAGATAAGAACATTACAGGCTTAACATTCTCTAATCTTTTAAACAAAATAATTTCTGAAAATTCATTAGAAAAAAATGTATATCTACTAACTGATAGAAATTACATTGTAACTGCTTTGAGAGTTTTATCTTTATCAACAAAAGTCACGGTTGAAGAAGAAGAAAAGGATATATCGTTTGTAACTAATTTTAACTTGCCTCTTCCTGAGGAATTAAAAAAATTAGATATTTCTGACGATAACGTTTTAATTTCAGTATCGATACCAACTCTTGAAAAAGATACGTTTGTAAACAATGAAACAAGAAAAAAGCTCGCTCCCTTACCAGATGACGATAATTTCGCTAAAGAGTCTTTAGGTGAAGTTTATGTAAATGAGCTCATAAAATATTTAGACAAAGTTTCAGTTACTGCGGGAGGCAACGTTAACGTTATAGTAATGAATGACCTAACATTTGACCAAAAGACGCAGCTAGTAGAAAAGCTTCCATTAAATATTAATACTAAATTAGTAAATTACATTAATAATGTAAAAGCGTTTGAAAAGAAATACTTTACATCACCTTCCGGCGAAGAATTAGACATTAATATAGACCCCACTCTTTTCACTGTCTAAATTAATATTTTAATTAAATATTAATAATGAAAGATGACGGAACGTCTTCAATGATAGGCGACTCCTCCTCCGTACAAGAACAATTAACAACTATTATTGGGCTTTTAACTAAAAAGGCAGCCACAGAAGAAGCATTAAAGCCAGGAATATTAAAAAACCTACAGGACAGTCTATTCCCAGAGCAAAAAAGCGAGAGATCATCATTTAGAAGACTAAAACAAAAGCAAAAAACATATCAGGGGATACCTATTGCAATTGATTCAATTACTCCTGAAGGCAGGAGAGATATTAAAAGAGCATTTTCAAATGTAATATCTTTTGAGGTAGACTATGAAAAGCCAAATGTTAAAAGCGGTCCTTGGGCAAAATTTTTCTTCTTTTTAGCTTTATTATTTGGAATACTTGTAGGTGCAATTACTCAAATTATTAAAGATGTAAGAGGTTTATTTAGAATAATAAAAACTAAATTTAAAAATCTCTTTACTTTTTTAGGTAAAACTAAAATAGGTCAGTTTATAACAAAACTTTTTAATGGTATTAAAAGTAAATTTTTAAATGCAATAAAATTTATTAAAAACAATTCAATAGTAAAAGCAATATCCGGGTTTTTTACTAACATAAAAAATAATCTTTTAAATAAATTTAAAAAAATTACAGATTTAGCTAGTAAGCTTTTTAAAACAATAAGCGCTAGAGTAATAGCGTTTTTTAATACAGTAAAAAATATTGTTGTAAAAATAAGAAATTTTTTTAAGCCAATAACTGCTTTTTTAAGTAAATTTACTAAAATAGGTTCTGTTATAGGAAAAGCTGGTAAAATGTTTCAAGGATTTTTAGGTTTTTTTGGCAAACTATCAAAGTTTTTTGGTTTGGGGTTAAAATTAGGCAGGCTATTAGGTAAAGCTTTATTTCCTTTGTTTTTATTAATTGATACCGTAGGAGGATTATTTAAATCATTTAATGATCCAAAATTAAAAGATAAAAGCCTTTTTCAAAAAATTATTACAGGTCTTGTAGCAGGTATAGCTAAATTTTTTGATATATTTGAAATATTTGGGTTAGAGCTATTTGGCTTTGATGAAATAAGAGATAGATTTGATAAAATATTTACAGCCTTTAAAGGTGGAATTATAAATGGTATTTTAGAATGGTTTAATCAAATTCAATCGTATGCCATAGGGTTAATTGGTAAAGTTATTGGTTGGATAGTTGGGTGGTTTAATAAAGATGCCGGTAAAGCTATAACAGAATGGTCTAAAAATTTTGATTTAGGTAAATTTATAATAGAAACTGTAGGAGCAGTAGTAAAATGGTTTAAAAAAATATTTAATTTTATAGGCGGTATTAAAGACACAGTTGCTAGCGCTTATGGGAAGATAAAAGAATTTGCTACCGGTCTTTACGATAAAATTATAGGATTTGTAAAAAACGTAGTAGACGCTATTGCTAATATTTTTAACATTAAAAAAATTAAAGATTGGATAAAAGACAAATTAGGGTTTGGCCCTACAGAAAAACAAGTTGAAATTAAATCACCCACACCTGTTGGAGACATAGTTGATACTAGTGATAGGACTATTTTTTCAAAACGAGGTTCTTATTCATTAGATAAAAACGATGAAATTCTTGCTATGAAAAAGGGCGGACCTATAGCAGAAATTATGTTAAATAACACAAGAGGGTCGTTAGATGCTCTTAAAAATTTAAATGATACTGCTAAAAAAATTAATGAAGCTGTTGATAGATTTGCAAAATCAGCAAATTCTATGCAAGATAGAGAGATAAAGCTTATGCAAGAAAATCTTATACTGTTAAAAGACCTAAAAGATAAGAATAATTCATCTAATGTAGTAGTGCAAAACAATTCAAATAGTAATGTATTTAGTGAAAAAACTAGCTCGAATATTGATATGAGAAAAGACCTGGCTTTAAGGAGTAGCTTTCCTTTTTAATTTATGAATCATGTATTTTCAATAAGCAGATCTACCTCGTTAAATAGCTTTAAGCAAAGCAACACGGTAGACGTTGAACCGCCTTTACTAGTTTCTCCTCAAAATACCCCTTTAGGGTCTGGTATAGGTAAAAGCACTGCTACACCTCAAGGCAATATAGTCAACGTGGTAAGAGATTTTTATTGGACACATTCAAAATTAGTTGGGTCAAGAAAAGAAGTACCTAGAATTATATTATCTGAAAAAAGACTAAAAGCTAATGCATTAATTTCGCAGCTAAAATATGCTTTTGGTGTTAGTTCAGCCGCGGTAGGTGAATTTGTTAATAATTTACCTGAAAACATAAAATCACCGCTACAAACTTTTGGAAAAAAATTAGCTGAATCACAAACTGGGCAAGCAACAACCGATTTTGTTAATAGAATTAATGAGGGGCTTAATATAGATGATGATAATAATGTTTATAAACAAAATCCGTTTTTATCTCCTTATCAAAACCTCTATATAACTGAACCTACAGGTTGGGAGTTTATATTACCCTACTTTGATAATTACAATAATGCGGCTGCAAACGCATTTACTGAAGATATGGGCGGAGCTTCCGGTTTAAGCTTTTTAAAAGAAGGTGTTGATTTAGTCACAGGGTTTGCACAGATGGCAAGCGTCTTAAGAGCTCCCACACAAGTAACATTTGTAGAAAAAGCAAAATTTTATAATTATCCCACAGAGGGTGAAGAATTTACTTTTGGATTTCCTCTAATAAACACCGGGTCTGCGACATTTGATGATGTCGTACGCAATTGGGAATTATTATTTTTATTACTTTATAATAATAAACCGTCAAGAAAAAATGTATCTGTAATAGACCCTCCTGTTATTTATCAAGTAGAAATACCAGGGGTAAAGTTCCTACCTTTCTGCTACATTCAAAGCATTGCAGTCGATTTTCAAGGCTCGAGGCGCGAAATAGATTTTAACCTACAATTAGTTGACAACATAAATGTTGATGCGTCAACCCCAAATCTGCAAAATGGACCAGTAAGGCCCGGTGAGCAGCTATCAGAAAATGTTGTAAGGTTCTTTAATAATCAAATAACTAACAGGTCTGTTAGTACTATAGTTCCGGATGCATACAATATAAAAATAACTGTAAAAAGCTTATTACCAGAGACTAAGAATTTTATGTATACTGTTTTAAACAAAAATAATATAGTTTCAGCGAGAACTCTTGGAGCTGAAGCCGAAGGTACTCTAAATCCAATAGTAAATCCCACTGGTGGACCGTAAGTTGTCTAATAAGTATTTTTATGGAAGGTGAATACCAGAGCGATATTAACGAACTACCTTTTTTAAAAAGTTACAGATATGAAAATATCTTTAAAATCTATAAAAACGGTGACGATCAATACTACTATAACTTACTACAAAGCGTTTTTTTACCCGACAAAATAGATGAAGATTATGTATATTATCAATTAGTTACTAAAACTATGCCTTGGACTATCGTAAGTTTTAACGCTTATAAAACTATAGAACTTTGGTGGCTGGTTTGCTTAGCAAACAAAATCTACAATCCAATTGTGTTACCTAAAGAAAATCAATTACTTAAAATAATAAGACCACAATTTGTACCTAATGTTGTTAACGAAATTACTCAAGCGTTGAGATAATATTATGGCTACAGCTATTACACCAGAAATTGCATCAGGAAAAGTACCTCCTCTGGGGTCAGAGAAGCGCACAACTAACATAATAAATAATAATCCATACAAATTTAATGTAAGTCTTATTACAGCAGACGGAAGATATCAAGAGCTTAGAATAGGTGCTATAAATTCGTTAGTTATAGAAGACACCTTTACAAATTTCTACCATAAAGGCTACATTATACTGAATAATACCTTTGATGCATTAGAGAGAATTGTAGAGATGGAGAAACCAAGAGATCAATCGTCTGGTAATTCAGCTAATTCTGTCTCAAAGCAAAAAGGGTTTTTAATGAGAGGAGATTCACGAGATTTATTAGTCGTAGATATAATGCCTATATTTGATGACGATAAAGATAGTGTTGATACATCTATGAATGACGAAGATGCAAACAAAGCATTTTTAATTTCAATAGTTTTTAGTATTTACAACACTGAAGAAGTTATAGGTTCATCACCCGGGCAAAAGTTTAAAAAACTGTATTTTTGGGACATGCACTATGAGCTTTTAAGAGAGAAAAACTCTTACTTCTCCACTGCTAAAAGCTTTAAAGAAGGTACTCTGGTAACATCTTTAGATGATAGCGAAAGAGCTCTATATACCGGAGATGCAATAAAAGAGTTTTTACTAGATTTCTTTAAAGAAGAAGATGGTTGGCCTATTAAAATAGATGAAGAGCATTTTGATCAGGGGTCTACTAAGGTATTTTTTTCAGCTCCCGCGAGATTTAAAGGAATAGATTGTTTAGAATACTTAACTAACAGACATACTTCAAGTATAAAAAACAACTTTGATCAAGCCTTTTTAAATATAGAAAGAAATACTTCATTATTTAGTTTTAAGAGTTTAGCCGATGTATACAAGACCGCTTTAAATAATATTTCTAATAATAACGTAGTTTTAGGTAGTAGTTATTTAGAAACATTTAAACTAGGTGCTTATTCTGAAACATCTAATACAGAAGAAACAATGACTTTAGAAAGAGTAGATTTCACTCCCGCAGGTGCTCTATTTTTTGATAAATATGGAACTATAAACAATTTTTCCTATGACCCTCTTCCTGGTGAAATTACCCAACACAATATTGCTCCTGTGCTAGTCCATAGCTACGATCATGACTGTAAACAATTTAATATAGATTTTGAACGCAATAGTATGCAATCTACACTGTCTACATTTAAAGAAAATTACGTAGATACATTTAAAAAAGCTAGTAAGACATTTAACAATGTTTATGAAAATGTATTTCCTGGTGAATATAGATTAAAAAATAAGAATGTAAGAAATGTGTTTACTATTATTAATGACCCTGATCAACGACTTTCGCAAGGAAGAAACAAAGTACTATACAATTCTATTTTTATGAATAGTACCATTACTTTTAAAGTGCCCGGCTCTACTCACCGTCAAGCCGGTCATTTCATAGGATTAAATTTTGACGGCGCTTCTAACTCTAGTGAATTTAATAAAAAACTGCTAGGTGTGTATTTTCTAATTAATGTAAAACATATATTTGAAGGTAATGAATATTTCAATGAAATCCGCGCAGTTAAAACCTACAATTACGAGGATTTACTACTAAATAAGGAGAGCAGATAATATGGCAACTACATTTACAAGAGATACGGCGACATCTACTAGTACTATTTTAAACAAAGCTATAATGGGTATGGCTCTACCTCATGATCAAGCTAGAGATTACAGTACCTTTCTTCAGGTAATGGGTAGTAATGCAGAGCCTAACCCCGGTTTAGGCACTTCATCTAGTGTAGGCACGTTTAGTAGATCTGCAACGCCAACTGGAGGCGCACTAGTACCAAACAGTAGAGGTAAAGTTAATAGCGGTGCGCTTTATAACTTTCTAAAGCAAGAGATAGAAAATTCTAAATTATTGGGGTTTGTTCCTAAAGACGGTAAGAAATACGGAATTGATGGATCCGGAGATTCTTATGCAGATTTCATGACTCAAACTGCTCAATGGGAATCGGGGTTTAGAGTAAATGCTAAAGGCGATGTTGGAAGATATAGGGGCGGTTCTAATGGTTTATTCCAGCTGTCACCTGACGACGCTCTTACGTATAAAATTCAAAAAACACCTTTTACTATTCAACAGCTACAAGACCCGGCTTTAAACGCCAGGGTTGCTGTAAAGATATTAGAAGATAACGTATTGAGAGACGGTGTAATGGTAGGTCAATCAGGCCCAAGCACGTTTTTAGGGGCTTCAGCTTATTGGGGCCCTCACAGACCAAATAGACCTTCAGATCAACGTATAAAAATAACTCCTGGTAAATTTATACCCGCTAGTACAGCTGCTAAAGATATAGAATCAGATACTGTACAAACGCTTAGTAGAATATCTACAGAATATAAGAGAACATTAACGTCACCGGCGCCTGTAAATCAGCGTACTATATTTTTTACTAGTTTTGACGGTAAGGTAATATCAAATAATTTAGATAATAGACATGCGTTTGATTACTTTAGGGCTTTTTCATCACAAGCAGAATCCATGTATGAATCTGTACCTAGTAGTTTATTTGATGAAGATTCCTTTTTAAGCCCCCCTAGCGATTCGCTAGGGTTTTTCTCAACAAATGTGTTTCCTAAGTTTACGCCAGGTGTTGCTCCTGCTTGGGATTTTAATAGCTTTGGAGCTATACAAGACAATAATGCTTTAATTTTTTCAAAAGATACTTGGTCTACTAGCTATGGCGGACCTTACATGTTTGCTGGTAATAATGTTCAAAAAGTTTCAGATAACACTTACATGATGACTGTTGATATGAGTGATATAACTCAATCTCTGCATAATTATAATTTTCAAAATATAGTAAGAAAAAATCAGAGTAGTGATGTATTTGGTGGAGGAGATCAAACCCAGTCTTCTCAACTAGTAGGAACTACTGATTTACCAAGCTACATAGATCATTACAATAATAAAAGCTATTACCTAGAAGATTTTAAAGGGCTTTTTCCTAATACTTTTGAGTATATATCATATTTTAACACAGTAAACGATAATCCTGGCTATAATCCCCGTGATTATAAGAGTAAAAATCTTGAAAAAATGGAAGATATATATGCAGAACTCAATGTTGAGGGTCAAATTATAAAAGTCGACCTACTTTTAAAAAAATATAAGAAACCTGTTAGTAACAGAAGTATAAAAAGATCATTATGTTTATGTGAAGGGTGTGGAGAAGCTAAAGATAACCAGGAAGGCGGCGAAACTCTAGATACAGCTACGATAAATAAAAGATTTCTAGAGCAAGGAACCACAAGAGGCGGGTTAGAAAGTGCTAAAACAAAGGGTTTATTTAGTGCTAATAGAGGAGCATTAGAAAGTGCTAAAGTAAAGGGAATTTTAAATAGTAATCTCTCAATATTTGACAAAGCTGAAGATAAATTAGAACAGGCTAGAGAAGCTTTTTCACTACCTCAACAAAAAGTTGCAGAGTTACAAGCTAAAATAAGTCAGGTAGGTATTAATAATATTCCAGGACTACAGGATATTACTAGTCCTATTAATGATTTGTTGGGATCGGCGTCAGGGCTAACATCTATATTACAGACGCCTTTAAATCTTCCTAACATTCTACCCTCTGTTGACGCCGGTTCTTTCCCTCAAATTGCAGGATTGCTAATGAATACTAATTGGAAGAACTTGGATGTAGGTAGTACTGTAGAAATTGCAAAACAATTAAATACTATTTTATGCGATTTTAGATTACCAATTATAGGTAAAATAGAATGGGAAGATATTTTCGATATTGATATTGAGGATTTTGATATTGGAGAAGAATTTGATAAGTTTATTCAAGGGTTTAAAAAGAAATTTGATAAACTCTTTACAGATCTGCAAGATAAATTTAAGAATTTATTGCCTAATTTCTTTAAGAACTTAGAAAACTTCTTTAAAGACATATTTACTTGCGACGAAAAACCTAATGTTAAAGATTCAGATAAAAAAGTTAATTAATTTATTACTTCAGAATCGATTATTTTTACGCTTTTGTTAGCATTATCAATTAACATTTTAAATACTTGTTCTCTAGTTGCTAGCAACCTTGCCTGGTTATCAGATTCTTTTAATTCTTTTCTTGAATTAATATCCATTTCCTTAGCCTTCAACAAAGTTTCGTTTTTCTTATCAGTAACTATTATTTTATTAAGAGTTTCTATGGCAGTAGCTGTTGCAGCTATTAGTTCTGCAAGAGACCCTACATCTTTACTTTCTGGAGCAGATGAAATATAGTCCTTTACATTGGACATAACGTCTAAACTCTCTTCTACTAATCTACCAGCTTTTTCAACAACAAACTTTTCCATATTTTCTTTAGTTAGAGGATTAGCCTCTTTTTTAACTTGCTCTACTTGCTTATTGGCATCGCTAAGTTGTTCGAGTAGATCACCTACCATTTCATTAAGCTCTTCGCTCACAAAATTATTTATGTAAAATATTGAATTTCTACAGTTATAATATATAATTTAAGTATGTATAATATTAATCCCTATTCTAATAGAGACATAGATCCAAATATACAGTTTATTCCTGTATTAAAGTTTGAGAAAACCCATGAATTAGCTAAATTACCTTCCAAAAACCATGAATCTGATACAGGATATGACGTCTATTCAATTGAAAGTAAAGTAATACCTGCTAAATCTAGCGCTACAGTAGGCGTTGGATTAAAATTTGCTTATATTCCTGACGGCTATTGGGTAAAGGTAGAATCTAGAAGCGGTCTAGGGTTTAAGCACAGTATACTAGCTCATCCCGGTATTATAGATAGTGGTTATAGAGGTGATGCTGGGGTAAAACTGTACAATTTGTCTGATAAAGATTATGAAATTAAAGAAGGAGATAGAATAGCTCAATTTGTCATATATTTTAATATTTCTATGCCAGTAGAATGGGGGGTCGCAGAAAAATCTGAAAGAGGTGAAAAGGGATTTGGATCATCCGGTAAGTAATGAATAGTGATTTTAATAATTTATGGATTGAAAAGTATAGACCTGCTTGTTTATCTGATTATGTAATCAGCGAAACAAACAAGAAAATTATTGAATCGTTTAAAACAAAAAAAGAAATACCTAATCTCTTATTTTTAGGCACACCAGGGCTTGGTAAAACAACTTTAGCTAAGATTATAGTTAATAATATTCTAAATTGTCAATATCTCTACATTAATGCAAGCGACGAAAACGGTATAGATACAATCAGAACTAAAGTTACTAGCTTTGCACAGACAAAAAGCATTGATGGTACAATAAAAGTTATTATTTTAGATGAGACTGATGGTCTATCCATTGATGCTCAACGTGCACTTAGAAATACAATGGAAGAGTTTGCTAGAATTACACGGTTTATTTTAACTGCTAACTACAAATATAGAGTTATAAATGCATTACAAAGCAGATGTCAAAGTATAGACTTAACGCCTCCTTTGGACGGTGTAGTAAAACGTGTTGGTTTTATTTTAAAGAATGAAAAAATAGATATTAAAGCTGAACACAAGCCAAAGTTACTATCGTTTATAAGAGAAAACTATCCAGATCTTCGTAAAATAGTAAATGAGGTTCAAAAACACTCTACAACTGGTTCACTTAATCTAAGTGGTATTGATAATAATGAGATATTATCTTTAATCTTTGGTGAGATAAAGAAAAATAACACGCTTAATTTAAGAAAAGCGCTAATAGAGAATGAATCACAGTTTAATTCTGATTACGTAAATCTATTACGAAATCTTTTTAATTATATAGACTCTAACGAACAGAATGTATCCGTGAAGAAGCAGTATTTATTATTAATTGCTGAACATCTTTACAGGAGTAGCTTTGTAGTAGACCAAGAAATTAACTGTTATTCTTGTTTTATTGCTCTAAGCAATGTTACGGCAAGTAGTTAGCAGTGTAGCTAGCAGGGTCTTTGTGACCTACTGCAGGAGATGAAGGTATCTTAACATTGATATTTTGTAATTCTCTATCACCCTTACTTAGTTTCTTATTACCGACATCAGAAAGTCTGGTCTGACCAGGAGATAGAAATGGAACTTCTTGATTTTCATCTTTAAATTTCTTAGGCTTTATATTAGTTCTTTTGCCGGGATCATCTTTTTTAAATACCTCAGGAACATCCGGTAAATTTGGATATGAACTCTTTGGCTGTACTAAATGAGCAGGAATAGTTACGAAATCCTTATATCTGCCAGGTGCAATCTCGGATGTTATGTCTAAAACTACTTCGCCATTGTTATAGTCGTTGTTACCAGCGCCCTGAACTGCAGGTAAAAGAGTTTTTACTGCTGATACCCTGAGGTTTAAACCACTATTCATCATTTCCTTGATCTTCTCTACGGTATTAACACCTTTATCCTTAAACCAGGGATCTCTCAATGCATTTTCTTTAAAAATAACAAGATCTCCTGCTAAGAAGCCACCTAAAGTATAGCGCTGCATCCACGACTCATACAATTTGACAAAATTACGGCTCATTTAAATTATTTATTGTTTTGCATTGCTTAAAATCGTTTTTAAAACATAAAAATCGATATAAATATGTATGTGGCTACTATAAAAGTACAATCTATTGCTGAGCCAGAAAAGTCAGAAAGTAGTTTTTTGTATACAGATTTAAAACTAGATCTTCAAATAGACTATACAAAGAACAATGAGTTTTTAAAACGAAAAGAAGTAAGAGATTTACAAATAGATTATGATTACGCAGCTGTAAGAAACTCTATATTCAATTTATTTACAACAATTCCTGGTCAACGCATTTTAAACCCCGAATTTGGTTTAGGGCTACAAAAATATTTGTTTAACCCTGTCGATGAAGATATTGCCAGACTTATAGGTAATGATATTTTAAGAGGATTAAATATTTTTGAACCTAGAGTTAGAGCTAACAGCATAGATGTTGTAGCTGATGAGTTAGAGCAGCAATACACCATAACTTTAATACTTACCTTATTAACTATTGATCCTGTAACTGGTTTTAGATTGGTAGGTATATTAAGTAATACAGGATTCACATTTACAACATAATATGGCAACATTTAACGATTTTACATTATCCAAAGACGGCTACGTAGCATTTGATGCTTTGAGCTTGAAAAGCCTTATCAAGACTCGGCTTAATACTAATCGTATATTTACAGATCAAAATTTTGAGGGCAGCAATCTTTCCTCAGTTATAGATATTATTGCATATGCATATCACGTTTTAATTTTTTATTTAAATAGATCTGCTGCTGAAAGCACCTTTACAACCGCTGAATTATATGAAAACATTAATAAAATTGTAAAAATTTTAAATTATAATCCTATAGGTAATCAAACATCTATTTTATCTTTTCTTGCAAAAGCATTACCTTCACTCTTACCGAATACCTATACAATTCCTCGATATTCTTATTTTACTATAAATGGTGCATCATATTCGTTTAATCAAGATGTTACTTTTTCTAAAAATACTACAGAAGAAGAAGTTTTAACTAATTTACAAGAAAGTAATTTATTGTATCAAGGAAGCTATAATGAATATCCTACATACATAGCCACAGGTGAACCTTTTGAAGTTTTAACTATGACATTAGTTAATACAGAAGGTGAAAATATAGTATTAGATCATTTTAATATGGATGTTTATGTAAAAGATAACACCATTTTAAATGCAGTTTGGGAAAAATGGTCTCCTACTCAATCTTTATTTTTAGAAAGATCTAATTCTAAGGTTTATGAAGTTAGATTGAATGAAAATGGTAGATATGAGTTTCGTTTTGGTAATAATGTTACTGGAAAACAGTTAAATGAGGGCGATGAAGTGGCTATTTATTATTTAAAATCTGATGGAAAGAAAGGTGAAGTAGGCCCGGGGTTGTTAGACAATAATAAATTATATTTTTACAGTACCACAAGGTTTAATCAAATAAAATCTGATACCACTCCTTCGAATTTAACACTTATCACAGAAGCACAATCAAATAGTATAAACTTTTCTAATATTGACGCCTCTTCTCCTTTTGTTGCACGTGAATCTGTTGATAGTATTAAAATTAATTCTCTTAATACGTTTAGAAGCCAGTATAGATTAATTACATCAGAAGATTTTACAAACTATGTACTAAAGAACTACAGTAATATAATTTCTTCTACCGTCGCCGTCAATAACTGGGACTATATCTCAGGACATTTAAAATACTTTTTTGATTTAGGTGTTGATAAACCAAATTATGAAAGCAGAGTGCTTTTTAATCAAGTAAAATTCGCTGACTCTTGTAATTTTAACAACGTTTACATATATGCAGTACCTAAATTAGAAAAACTTACCTCATTAACTACTAGAACTAATTACTTAAATACAGCTCAAAAGCAGCTTATTATTAACGACCTACAAAAGGTAAAACTTACTACTGCAGAGGTTATTATAAACGACCCCGTTTATGTCGCAATAGATCTAGGTGTAAGATTTCCAAGCGAAATTCTTTCTCCCTCTATTTCAGACAATACATTCTTGGAAATACAACGAGATATTACCGCTAAAAGAAATCCAGAAGCCTTAAAACAGCAAGTTGCGCAAATATTTAAAGACTATTTTTCAACTTTAAAAGATAATTTAGGTTTGACTATTAGCTTGACAGACATTACAAATAAAATTCTTGCTATAGAAGGCGTAAAAGGTATTAATACAGTTCGTACTGAGGGCACCAATACAATTACTATACCCGGTATAAGCTTATTAATCTATAACCCGGTTTACCCGTTCGATGATATAAGAATTACAACACAAGATGAAAAGCTACCATTCTTTAAGTTTCCTTTTTTAAATAATCCGCTAGATTTCAAAAACAAAATAAATGTCATAACACCATCTATTCAGACATTACAACGTGAGTTTTAAAGATGGCTAATTTTGTAAATTATACTTATGTATATTTCTACATAACTAACTATACCGGTACTAATACACTTACTTCCTACACTCTACCAAATACGCCAGTAACATTTTATCCGGATTTTACCACTTCAGCTATTTTAACTGCTACAGATAACATATCTAATAAGATTATAAGATGGGATTTTGGTGATGGTACTTTTTCTAATGAGTTAACAGCTGTTCATCATTATGAATGGCCGGGAGAATATAGCGTAAGGCTTACTGTTTATGATAAACAGGGCAGTAGCTTCGATAGCTCTTACAGACCAGTAGTAAAAATATATGATTATGTTTATGATCAGCTGCAATTTAGAGATTATATAAAATTTATATACGATGTACCTGCTAGCAAAATACAAGACCCTCTCATTATTGAAAGGCAGAATAGCTGGCAATCATATCCCGCGCTTAGTGCTAATGGATATACTTTAAATCTTTATGCCTCAGGCGCAAACGGTCAATATCAGAACATTGATAACTTTTATGACGACAAATGGTCACATCTAAGAGCTTTAAGTAGGTTTTACATAAAAAATAGAATAGGAGCAAATTTTGAATTTAAATCTGTAAGTCAAGTAACAACCACCAATGAAGAAATTTATGTAAAATTAGCAAATAAAAAATTAATTTTATGTAAAAAAGATGATGAGGGTGCTGTTTTAGCAGGCACAAAAGGAACTGCAGAAATTTATTACGTAGATGATGTAGCTAAAAATTTTACTACAAGAGAACCTCCTATTTTCGTATTTGCAACATTTGATAGTTCAAAATTTGAGGACTGGTACAGCATATTACATAATTCCTACCCTACAATAAATTATCCACCTTATGGGTTTCAAAATTTAAAGCCTGCAGTACTTCCCATTATTAAGGTTAGACACAATGAAGCAACTAGACTATCCATTACTACAACAGGAATTGATGGCGAAGGATATCTTTCCGCAACCAACTTTAATATGCCAGAGATTAGCTGGCAAAACACAGAAATACCTTTCGTTATTAGAATGAAAGATAGAGATAACTATACAACAAAAACTTATCCTCCACTGTCCTCATCTACAATTAATTCATCTTTATCAACCTTAACTGCATTTGATGTAAAGTTTGGTTTAATTGAACAGACTAATACAGGATTTAAAGAAGTAAGTACAATAAAATTTTACGAAGATTTTAATTCAGAAATTCCACAAAGTATTGGAGCTTTTTATAAAGGCTATTTTGTATCACCCGAAACAACTTATAACTGTAAGCTTACAGCTCAAATGACTGTAGTTGACCCTCTTAATTTTCCTAAAGACTCGTTAATAGGTTGGATAGCAGCCCCACAATACAATAAACTGTTAAGATTTTTTAGACAACAAATTTATAGTAATTGCCCTGGATATCTTACTGTTACAATTTCTGCATCAAGACAATATTTTAATTCATTTGAAAATAGAAATGTATATGCAATTCAGGTCGCGCCCTCAGGAAATGGTCCAGGAAAAGATTATGAAACTTGGTTTGCTGATGGAACAAGTGATAGGGTATTCAAATTTAATGCAAGCGGAGATATATTACTAGACATACCTTTAAATAATGCCCCTACTTTATCTGGAGGTCAAATAATAAATGTAAATTACCTTTCCCCTGTACTAAGTAGTGCGGCTCCAGGTAGTATTACTTTGGATAGAAATAACGATATATGGGTAGCTTTATTTGATTCTGTATCCTGTATAAAGATCGATGCTACAGAAGGATATGTTAAGGCTGTAGCTTATCCTCCGTATAATAATATTGTATATAGCTTAAGTTCCAGTTACAATATACCTACATTAAGTGGTTTTGCCGGTGAAAACCTGCTGCTACCTTCTTCAGTAGATACTGACAGAGAAGATAATTTATGGGTCTCATATACTCACCCCGCATCAAACTTCTTAGTAAAGTATGATTCTCAAGGAAATTATTTATTTACTGTGGGGATGTCTGCATTACATTCACCAGTAGAAATAGTAATAGATAGAAATCGTTTTGTATGGCTATCAACTTATAATCTTACTACTAGCGGTGCTTCACTTACTTCTAGAAACGACTTTTTATATAAATTTACCTCAACTGGTGCATTAGTTAGCGGCTACCCTCTTTCTGGCTTTAGATTTATAGGTAATTTAACAGTTGACGGTAATCAAAATGCGTGGGTAGTACATAATAAAGATACAGTTACTAGAGTAAGCGGTGAAGATGGTACAACAACTGATTATATTGCAGGCTCAGGAAATTTTACAAACTACATAGGTAGCATTGGCGGTATTGCTGTTGATACTAGTTCTTATCTATGGGTAATTAATAATTTAAATCAAAGATTGTATCTTATAGATACGCTACTACCTCCAGCATCATCTTTAGAAGATTATGAATATGTTGAAATAGAGTACCCCGCAACATCCCCTGAAAACCAGCCATCAACTTTTGAAGACAAACAGCTTCAAGCTTACGGTGACTGGCTAGGTAGTAGATGGATTAACAAGCATATGTTAGCAGAAACCACAACACGTGTAATTACTGGCGAATCAACTAGCTTTAACATATATCCTCTATCAGGCGTTTACAATATTCAAAAAGTAAACGAGAATTTTAATACTGAAAAATTTTATAAAGATTTAATATTTACAGAAAATTTAGAAGATAAAAAAATATTTTTTGAAGACTTTTTAGGCACTATAGTAGGCGATGGCAAATCTATGCCCTACGAACTAGGTAAAACAATTTACGAAAAAATTGCAAATTATGTAAATAATACTTCTGATATAGATTCGTGTAATTTAGACCAGCTACTTTCATTTTGCGATGAGCTATCAGTTCAGTTCGAACAGTATAATTATCCATTCCCACCACAGCTTTTAAGACTAGTAAACCTACTTTCCATTAAACATAAAAAGCTGTGGGGCGATTTAAACAAATATGATATATTATTTTTAAGAGATACAACAAAGCTTACAGAGTATAACACATTAACAAGTACTATTTCTTGCGGTTATCCTATTGTAGCGAAAGAAAAATTTTCAGACCTCTATACTGTAGTAAACAATAATATAATAAGCAATTACACTTACGGGTATGTGTTGCCTTTATCCGATTATTCTGTTGAATGGGGTTGGGGATTGGTAGCACCTAGAGGTCTTTCAGGTGATAGAATCTCAGATTATTATAAATTTTATGAGTATAAGCCTGTAGAGGATACAAGGTATTTTAATAATATTATCGATTGGGACAACTCAATGAATACACTTACATTTAATAATAGCTCTTTTAATAATTGGAAAAAAGATAATGGAATGATGCAAAATATGCTAAGTTACGAGCTAACTAAAGGATTAAGACTGTTTTTAAGCGGTAGTAACATTGTATATAACAATTAAATACTTAAATGGTATCTAATAATAGATTTATTGATGAGAAGCTATCAGTATCCATTACTTCTCTTGTTGCACCATCAAACCCTGTAGATAGCAATAAGCCTTTATCTTTTCAAGAATGGCTAAAATATAATAATTCTTTATTCACTAATGCAGACGACTTTTTATCTAGATATCAATCTTATCTTAATAATTGGTATGAGATAAAAAATATTGCTAAGCCTGAGCAGGTTGCTATAACTAAATCACTTTACACCTTATTAATTAATGAAATTGTACTTTCCTTTACTTCTACAGATGAAAGACGGTTTTTAAAAAATATTGATTTTAATAATAATAGAGATCTAGCTGTTGCTGTACCTTTTTTTGCTAAAAAAATTAAAGATATATGCTTATATTACAGTACATTAAGAGATGACGTTAAATCTTCTGTTGTACAGTACAATTTAAAAGGTTCTATTTACGGTACAAAAAACTTAATTTATAATCAAATATCAAAGTCATTAGAAACTGAAGATTTGACAGACTTAATTAGAACTTTAAACTACTCTTTATCAGATATTAGAAATAATATGGTGGTAGATATAGAAGAGCTATATGATACTAATCAAAACTATTTTGATGTTAGCCCTTACCTTCCTGCATCATCTTATGATGTCACAGAAGGTGAAAGAGAAAAATATTTTTCTGTTAATCAGTACGATATTGACCCAAATTTGTTTTTAAACTTTGATACTTCAATAGTAGATGCAATTACGTCTTACCCGTTCTTTTTGCTAGAGTTTGGTACTAATAATTTTTCTGCTAACATACCAGGTCTTTCTTCTGAATCGCTAAACTATCTCAAAGATAGAGATTATATTAATACTGTTAACACAGAAGACAGAGACAATTTAAATCTTAATTTAAATTTAAACCAAATTACAAAGTTTATAGGTACTGATTTTTACTATATATCTACCAATTCTACTGGGGTAGAGTATCTTTCCGGTAGACTGTTTGTTGCAGATAATAATTTTGCAAATTATCTTAATAAAAGATACCCATCTGTAGCAGCTATCCCGTCTTCTGAATTTATTAAATCAGGTAAAGATATAGGGCTTTTTTTTAAGCCTGATAAATTAGGGTTATCTAACTTCTACAGCTTTGGACTAGCTACGACAATTAAAAACTCAGTATTAAGTGCAGATACTGTATATGTGTTTCCAGATCCTTCTATTTACGGAGACATTTCTAGTTTAACTGAAGAGGAATTTAACTCCCCCATTGTTTATACAGACTTATCTTATTTTAATAAAATAGATTTTTCAAATCAATTTAAATTTGGTGATACTATAAGCGGGCCTTATTTTCAAACTTTAAGAGCATATCAAGCACGTGAACAATCACTTGGCATAGGACTACAGGGGCTATCAAGATATACAGATTCACAAGATTTTTTTGAAGGGTATAAGAAAAATGTTTGGTCTAACAAAGATGTTTTTCCTATTATACCACAAAATGTTTTTCCTATAGATAATAGAATAGAAAAACTATATTCAATTAATAAAACTATTACACAGCAAAAATCTGATATTTACGGTAACGATTATGTATTATATAAAGACGTTGAACCTTTAAAAAGACTATCTAATACCCCAACTAATCAAGGCGGATTAAAAATTTATTACTGCCTTTACATTGATGGGCATGTCTTTTTTGATGCTATTTCCGGCTACAACTTTGATTATACTGAATATTTACCTGCAAAAAATTATACAGGCATTCTATTAAAAACTACAACAAACATCCCACCAGGCACAGGGTATTATGTGCAGGGTCCTAATTATCTCACACCATCACCTCTTTCTGCTTCAAAATACAACAACGGTATTCCGGAATTTACTTTACCCTCATTAACAGCCGTTATAGTTTCATACAGATTTCAACCCGATACATTCTGCCCTGATGAGATAAAAGTTAAGTTTGATTGTAGTGTTTACGACGGCGAAACTTTTGTATCACCTGCAAGCGGTCTTTTACCCGATACTTCATCCGACGAGCCAACTTTTGATCCCGAAATAGCAAATGTTTATTATGGTATTTTAGTCGACGGTGGTGTTAATCCTAACGGTCCAGATTATAGAGCTAATTTTGTTTACCCTGGAGAATTTACCTTTACCCCACCGGTGTCTGCAGTAGAAGATGTTAACGGTAGTATTTTTGCTTATAATAGTGCTTCCCCTTGCGGTGATGATAATGTGTTTTCAGTATCCTATATTGAAAAGAGTAATTTCATGGATTATAAAATTCCTTTTAGAAATACACAGGTTATAGAAGGGCTTTCAGGTATTGATTCTAAGAGAACGTTATATGAAACTAATTTTATAGATTATGGTCAACTTTATTATAGAAATTCTAATTCTTCTATAGTAGGTCCAGCATCAGCTGCATTAAGCGGAATGTATTTAAAGTATAGTGTTAATATTGTAAATGAACTTAATAATAATCTAATTAACTTTGATATTGTATACGACACTATTATATTTGAAACAGAAAATTATCTTATAGCGGACAAGCTTGTATTCGATTATGAGCAAAATAAAAACATAGATATATCAAAAAATGATTGTTATTTTCAGCGTAATGCCAATAAAGAGTTAGAAAAAATTTCTACTATATGGTATAACGAAGAAATAGATACGTTTTTCTTCTGTAAAACTGTATTATATAATCAGCTTAGCGCAACTAATTATAAAATAGTTTATCCTGAAATTTATGCAATTAATGCTTCGAATTTAACTTTTAATAAAATTTATCCTCAAGTTTCTAATTCTGAATTAACTATAGATTACTTAAAAATGTTTTCATTATCTGGAAATAATATTGAAGTTAATATTATCAAAATAGATAAACCTTTATTTAATTATAATAATGAAACAGGTCTATACACTATTACCTGGCTAGGTAAAGATATTGCAAATAGCTTCTACATATTTAAAACATTCTTTAAATATATTAATGGCGTTATAACTAATATTAGCAATTCAATGTTTAAACTACTTCCAAATGTTAATACTATTAATTTTACAGGCGCTCTTTCTTCTTACTATGCAACACAAAACATTGCTGGTGAAGTAGGTGAAGTAACGAACGGAGAATTTATCTTTAACTAATATGCCTACATTTTATCAAACAACTTCTGCAGACAAGACATCTATTTTGTATGATTTTAAAACTATAGATACGTCAAGAGACGTAGTTATATCTTTTGACTATAATTGTTCACTATTTAACTCTACAGGAGTTGATGGGTTTAGTCTTTTTTTAGCTGAAAGTATTAATGCTCCAGTGGGAGGTGCTGTTGGCCCGGGGTTAGGCGCAACATCCTTAGTAGCACTATCTACTGTAGGTTATTTTACTAACCCTTTACCGCCTTTTGATCTTCTGCCTGTAAACGTTCCAGTTGTTTTTAATGGTGCTGAAACTAGTGCACTTGTAATAGGTTTTGATATAAGTGGTAGATTTGGCTCTGGTAATTATTACGGGTTAAACGGACCTTCACAAGAAATACCTAATACAATAACTTTAAGAGGAGGTAAAGATCAAGGATTTCAATTTCTTTATAAAACACCTCAACTGAATACTTCTGCATTCGAAGAGCCTTTCTATCTTTATACTGCTTCAGCTACAGCATTCAATACATTTAGAGCAAGACTAACAAATTTAGGTAAAACTATTATTTTAGATCATAAGATTGGAACAGGTAAATATAATAATATTTTTAGTTATAATCTACCATATTTTCTTCCTCAATATGTGTATCCATGTCTAGGATTCAGTACAAATATAGATTTTAATACAATAAATTTACGCGTAAAAAACTTTCATGAAAACGGATTTTTTGTAACACCTACTAATACACCATCATGGACACCCACAGTTACGCCTACACCTACAGTTACGCCTACTAGAACCGCTACTCCCACGGTTACACCTACTAATACAGTTACACCGTCTGTTACGCCTTCTAATACCGTTACACCTTCCGTCACACCTTCTAATACCGTCACACCATCAATAACCCCGTCTAATACAGTTACTCCTTCTATTACACCTTCCAATACTGCTACGCCATCAGAAACACCTACTAACACGCCTACGCATTCAGAAACACCTACCAACACGCCTACACCAACAGAAACACCTACCAACACACCCACACCCACTCAAACAGTAACACCTACAGTAACGCCTTCTAATACACGTACGCCAACAGCAACGCCGACTAGAACTGTAACACCTACAGTAACGCCTTCTAATACTGCTTCACCTACGGTAACCCCGTCTATAACACCGACCAATACACGTACTCCTACGGTCACACCGTCCGTCACTCCTTCAGCTACAAATATTAACTATACGGTATTCCCATCTAATCAAACAAATATTATTATTAATGATAATACTGTTGCAACCCCGTATCCTGTAGAATTTACAGTTTCAGGTATTACAAGAATAGTAGATAAGATTACTATAAAGTTAATAAACTATAATCATGATTTTGCTGCTGACGTTGCTATGTTGTTAGTAGCACCTAATGGTCAATCAACCATCGTAGTTGGCAGGGTAGGCGAAGGCCCCGCTATTAATGTAGACGTAATGCTAGATCAAAATGCAAGCCAAGCTTGGGATGGTTATTCATCAGGTACTTACAAGCCTAATACAATATCGGATGATTTCCCATTCGACAATATAAATGGGTGCCCCGTTGGCCCTTATAATACATCGCTTGACACATTCTTCTATATGTCACCAGGTGACGTTAATGGTACCTGGAAATTATACATACAAGACTTTGCACCTGTTGATGTAGGGACTATGCAAAGCGCACAGTTATATGTATATCAAGTATCACCATTTGCATCACCTACACCTACTGCTTCGCCTACTGTTACGCCTTCAGTTACACCCACAATAACACCTACATTCCCTCTACCTACATCAAGCGTAACACCTACTAATACTCCTACAGTTACTAATACGCCTTCACCTACAGTAACGCAATCACAAATAGACTATATTTCATTCCTATCGAGTACCAGTAATCTCATTATAAATGATGAAAGTATAGCTACTCCTTATCCACTCACATTTAATGTCTCTGGGCTAGCATCTACATATTCTAGAGTAACTGTACAATTAAGCGGGTATAATCATGACTTTACTGAAGATGTTGTCATGCTTCTTGTTTCTCCTACTAATACTACTTGTTTATTAGCCGGTAGAGTTGGTTTAAATTCTGCCGTTGATACTACAGTAGTATTAGATCAAAGCGCATCTATTGCTTGGGATGGGTATAGTTCAGGGTATTACAAACCTAACACTACTTCTAATACATTTGCAATGAGTAGTAATAACGGTTGCCCCGCAGGCCCGTATAACACAACATTAAATATATTTAACAATATAAATTCTGCAAACGCCAACGGTACTTGGAAGCTATATATTCAAGACTTTGCATTCGGAGATATTGGCAGCCTTAGCAACGCTACTTTAAGATTCCATTCATAAATTTTTATTTGATTTAAATACATTGTGTATTAAAATATTAAAGTGAAAAATAACAAAGAATTAATTTTTATTTCAATAGCTTCATATAGAGATCCGCAGTTAGTACCTACTTTAAGAGATTGTGTTGCCAATGCTAAATATCCTGAAAATTTAAGGTTTAATATTTGTTGGCAAAAAGACGAGAAGGAATCATTAGAAGAGTTTACAAATGATTCGAGAGTTAAATACATTGAAGTTCCTTATAACGAGAGCAAAGGGACATGCTGGGCAAGAAGCAGAATTCAAGATAATTATGATGGTGAAAAATATTATTTACAGCTAGACAGTCATCATCGCTTTGTAAAAGATTGGGATGAAAAATGTATTGGAATGGTCAAGCAACTTCAAAAGAAAGGACATAAAAAGCCTCTGCTAACTGGTTATATTTCTAGTTTCAATCCAGATAATGATCCCGCTGAACGTATACAAATACCATGGAAAATGAATTTCGATAGATTTATACCAGAGGGAGCAGTTTTCTTTTTACCCGCATCAATCGACGATTATAAAGAACGAACTGAACCGCTACCAGCAAGATTTGTTTCAGCTCATTTTATTTTTACACTTGGTAAATGGGTAAAGGAAGTTCCTTACGATCCTAATTATTATTTTCATGGTGAAGAAATTAACCTTGCTGTGAGATCATTTACTTGGGGATATGACTTATTTCACCCTCATATGGTAATCGCATGGCATGAATATACTAGACGAGGAAGAACGAAACACTGGGATGATGTTAAGGAATGGGGCGAATTTAACAGACTTTCGCACCTACGTAATCGTAAATTGTTTGGTATGGATGGTGAGATCGATGATATTAAGTGGGGAAAGTATGGATTTGGTAAGAAGAGAACATTACAGGATTATGAAAAATATTCCGGTCTTTGTTTTAAAAAGCGTGCAGTTCAAAGATGGACGCTAGAAAATAAACTAGCACCAAATCCTAATGACAATCTTAGTGCGGAAGAATATGAAAAGTCTTTCTTAAAGATATTTAAGCATTGTATTGATGTCGGATATGACAAAGTGCCTGAAAAAGACTATGACTTTTGGTGTGTAGCATTTAAAGATAAAGAAGGTAAAGATGTATATAGAAAAGATGCTGATAGAGCTGAAATAGATAGAATGTTTAATGATCCGGACAAATATTGTAAGATTTGGCGTGAGTTTAATGCAGAAGAAATGCCTCATAGCTGGATTGTATGGCCTCACAGTGTATCTAAAGGGTGGTCAGATCCTATAACTGGTGTAATAGGTAATAAAGTCAGCTAATGAAATACACGTATTGTATTGCATCAGAGGCTCATTATCCTAACTATACGAAAAGAGTTAAGGAGAACAGTCTTAAATCATACTTTAACCTTGAACTTGACAAAAAAAATATACCATATTATATTTCAACAAACAGAATTCAGGATTTTGATGAATTCAAGGACCACCCTACAGTAAAAATAATAGATATTAACGAAGCAAGAAGAGATGTTCCCGAATCTTTTAATTACGAGCTTTATCCCGACGACCCCACGGGTATCTACCCGGCTAGATATCCATGGAACATGCGTAGATTTTTAGTTAGACGCGCCGGACTGGACGGGCTTTGTGGCTGCTATGTAATAGATGCTGATTCTGTTAGTCACCCTTCAATTAGTAAGGATAATTTTGTAGATCATATGGATAAAATATATGAGCCTAAGGTCTGTGGGTCAAATGCTGCTATATTTAAATATTCTCCCGGCTCTACATTTGAAGTGTTTGCGAGACATGATGCTTATATAAAGCATTTCGGGTTTACATTTACACCCGATCAGTATACTACTATAGACGGCCCGGCAATGTTTTTTATGGGCGAGACTAGTCAAGATCTTATTAATTTATATGAGAAATGGAATTTCTTTGCTTTGTTTGGCTATAAAAAGGAGTTTGGCTTCGGTTGTGAAAGTAATTTCCATACCAATCTATCATTTACATTTCCTTCTGTTGGCTTTACAGTAAAGGAAAAGCCTCTACCTTTTTATCCTGAGCATCATTATGAGGATAGATATTAATGAAACTTCTTATTAAGTTTCCTAGCAGAGGCAGGCCTGAAAAATTTAAATCAACGTTCGAGCAGTATTATAGATTACTCTCTAATAAGCGTGAAGTAAAGTTTGTTTTTACATTTGACACAGATGACGAGACTATGAATAACGATATTATTAAGAATTTTTTACAACTTTACTCTAATATTTGCGAGATTAATTACGGTGATAGTAAAAATAAAATTGAAGCTATTAATGCTAATTTACAGGATAAGCAATTCGACGTCTTATTACTCGCTAGTGACGACTTAATTCCCTATGTTCAAAATTATGATGATATAATTTGTAGTCACATGGAAGAATTTTTTCCCGATACTGATGGCAGTATTCAATATTATACACCTATGTGGGCAGATACATTAGATATTATGTGCATCTTAGGATTTAAGTATTTTAAAAGATTTAATTACATTTACCACCCTGCTTATAAAGGGTTATTCTGTGATAACGAATTTACTGACATTAAAAAGAAGCTAAACAAAAATAAATTTGTTTGCCAACAACTATTTGATCATAATTATACTTCAGGCGATCCTACTTCATGGAGAAGTAATTTTTTTCAACATGAAGATTGGCGAGTTTATGAAGATAGAAAATTACGCAATTTTGATCTATAATTATGTTTTCAATCTCTAACGTAGCTTTTGCAGATAAGGGGTTTTACATTAATCTCGATTCGTCTTTAGATAGAAGAAATCACGTAGAAAAGCAAATAGAAAAATTCAATATTAAAAATATTGAAAGGTTTTCAGCTTTAACTGATGAATTACGCCAATGCACTGCTACTAAAAGTCAAAAAGCAGTATTTGAAAAAGCTATTAGCGAAAATTTAAATACTGTGTTTATTGCTGAGGATGATTTTGATATATTAGAGAATATTAAGCAGTACAATAATAATACTGTTTCTCTAGAAGACCACCTAAAAGAATTAAAAGTAGAATTAGATACTTTAGACTGGGACATATTTCTTTTTGGTTGCACCCCAAAAACATTTTTAATACCTTATACTAAAAATATTAGCAAGGTTCATAAAAGTACAGGAGCCTGGGGTTATCTTATTAAAAAAGAAGCAATGCAATATATTTTAGATAATTTTAATTACAAAAGAGATTATTTAGCAATAGACGATATTTTACCTATTTTAAATTTTAGAGGTTTTAAAACTTTTTGCGCATCACCGATTACGATTCACCATGCTAAAGGGTTCGAATCTACATTGAACCCTCGAGGACCAGTTAACTATGATAATATGATAGATGGTAGCTACCACAAATATCTAGAAGGATTTATTAAAGATGATTATTTAGATCAATATTATTTAGAGCGTAACTTAACAATAGTAGTCGCAGGGCACTTTGCAGAGAATTTTTTATATTATTTGAGATATTTACTATTTAGTTTGCCTGAAGAAATTACTAAGTGTAAATTCCTCGTATATTACGATCACAATCCTAATATAGAAAATCCCATATTACCACTTTTACATTATTTTTATAATAGAAATCGTACAATTACCTATGATATTAAGTTTGTAAAGTATGGTTTGATAGACACTGTTAAGACAATGCTACAAGACATAACTACTCCATACTTTATGTTTTTAGAGCATGATTGGGTATTTTTAAGAAAAGACAATATTAACTTTAGATCTATACTAAAAGCATTTGATAAATATGACTTTATACATTCTGTTTACTTGAATAAAGATGACAATAATTTAAGAGGCTTTGAAATTTGCCAAGATAAAACGGGTGCTACATCACCATTTCAATTGGAAGATAGAGTTAAGGAAATAAACTTAATTACAACTTGTAGATGGTCTAATAACCCCTGTATACATAGAACAAGTAAATATAAAGAATGGTATACAACATATTTGGATTCTGTACATAATAATGTCGGTCATGGCCAACATGATGTAGAAGAAGTAATGATACCCGCTTATAGAGACGTTATTTCTAAATCTAACTGGATTGACATTAGAGATAATTGGGGTACATATTTATATGGTAATATTGGTGAAGGACCATACGTTGGTCATACAGATGCTTCTAGAAGATATCTTACATCAGCAAGATCTCAGCCAGAAGAAAATGGTGATGAATTTATAAAGAACAACCCTCTTCCCGAACATGATTAATATACAAAAAATTTTAAATTTTAATAACAAAAAGTTTGATCCTTCTATTGTTAATTCAGATCAAATTAAATATATTGTAACTTATCTTGCAGAAGCTATAGAAAGCCTGGAAGGCGATGTTGTTGAATTGGGATGTTACGTAGGAGAGACCAGTAAGTACATTTCAAAAACATTAGAAGTTGCTAATTCTAATAAAAGCTTTTTTGTATTTGATTCGTTCGAAGGGCTTCCTGATTTGTCTAAATTTGAAGAAGGCACAGGGTGGAAGCCGAGGACTTTAAACACTACAGAAGAAGTATTGACAGAAAATTTTACTATTAATAACGTAAAATTGCCAATTATAACTAAGTCTTGGTTTAAAGATATTAGGGACGATCAGCTTCCCGAAAAAATATGCTTTGCATTTTTAGATGGTGATTTTTATACCTCTATTTTTGATAGTTTAGAAAAAATTTATAACCGAGTAGTTGATGGCGGGTATATTTTAGTTCATGATTATAAGCGTAATGATTTACCCGGGGTAGAAGCTGCAATATTAGAATACTTTAGATTGAATAATATAGAACTTAATATTATAGAAATATGCGAACAGCTAGCTGTTATTTGCAAAAACAAAGAAATCAAAAAGATTGAACCCTCAAAGTCAAAATTCACTATTGTCACAGGCCTTTGGGATATTGGCAGAGATAAGCTCAAGGAAGGATGGTCTAGAGGCTATTCTCACTACTTAAATAAATTAGAGGAGCTTTTGAAAGCTGATTTTAATTTAATTATTTTCGGTGATGAAGAATTAGAAAAGTTTGTTTTTGAGAGAAGAGAACACTATAATACTCAATTTGTTAGACGAGATTTAAATTGGATTAAAAACATGCCATTTTTTAATAAAATTCAAGAAATTAGAACGGACCCTAATTGGTATAATCAAGCCGGTTGGTTATCTGAATCTACACAAGCAAAGCTCGAGCTCTATAATCCATTAGTAATGAGTAAAGTATTTTTGCTCAACGACGCTAAAATTTTAGATAAATTTGATTCTGAGTTTCTCTTTTGGCTAGATGCTGGTATAACAAACACAGTACATTATGGGTATTTTACACATGATAAAGTACTAGAAAAGCTACCTAAATTTTTAGAGAAGTTTTTATTTATAAGCTTTCCTTATCCCGATGGTGGAGAAATACATGGGTTTTCTAGAGAAAAAATGAATGAATTAGCGGGCGTTGAAAATGTTGAATATGTCTGTAGAGCCGGTTTTTTTGGCGGCCCTAAAGCATCAATCTCCGAAATTAACAGTATATATTATACTTTGTTAAACAACACACTTAATGATGGGTATATGGGAACAGAAGAAAGCATCTTTACATTAATGACATATCTCCACCCCCATCTTTTTACAAGAGTTTCAATAGACGGCAACGGACTTTTAAGTAAGTTTTTTGAGGACCTTAAAAACCTAGATATTTCAGAAAAAAATATTGATTTGGATAGTAGAGTACTCTCCGGTGTAAGCATATATGTCATAACATTTAATTCGCCAAAGCAATTTGAAATTCTATGTGAATCGTATTTAAAGCATCCAGGGTTTTTAAAAGAAACTAAAAATTATCTATTAGATAATAGCACGGATGAATCTACATTTGAAAAATATAAATTGTTGTGTGAAAAATATAATTTTGAGCACATTAAAAAAGACAACTTAGGTATATGTGGCGGTAGACAATTTATTGCAGATCATTTTAATGAAAGTGATTCTAAGTATTGTATCTTTTTGGAGGATGATATGGGGCTTTGTGAGCAAACTACAGATCTTTGTAGAAATGGTTTCCCAAGATATACAGATAATTTATTTTACAAATTAGTAAAAATAATGGATATAGAAAAGTTTGATTTTCTTAAATTGTCGTTTAGTGAATTTTTTGGAGATAACTCAATACAATGGGCTTGGTATAATGTACCCCAGGTAGTTCGCGAAAGATTCTGGCCTCATAACAAAAAGCTACCAAAAATGGGTCTAGACCCTAATGCACCTAGAACAGAATTTAAAAATATAGATTTTATTGATGGGCTTGGTTATATTACAGGAGATATATATTACTGCAATTGGCCTCAAATAGTATCTAAGGAAGGCAATAAAAAAATGTTTATTGAAACTAAATGGGCATCGCCATTTGAACAAACATGGATGTCTTATATGTATCAGCTTACTAAGGAAAATAAATTAAAAGGCGCGTTGTTATTACTGTCTCCTATTGAACACAATAGATTTGATCATTACTCTAGAGAATTACGTAGAGAAAACTAATTTAGTACGTTTAAATACGTGTATTTTAAGTAAATAATAATGTGAATTATGTAAATTACGTTTTGTCGAGCGTACAAATTCCCGGATATCCTTCTGTATTAAATCATTATATTTTTATTGACCCTGTACTAGGAACTTCTATTAATTGGCCTGCCTGTGCAAACGGAAGCTTTTTTTCTGAAACAACCGGCACGTTTGTATACCCCGCAACTGCTAAAGGCGGTTTATTTTTCCCTTGGGGTTATTCAGTTGAAAACACCACACTTACAGCAGATTTAGGCATATTTAAAGGGCAGGTAACTCTTTTAATTAGCCCCTCAGCTATAGATAATACGTATTTTACAACATTAAAAATAATTTACGATTTTAATGATAATGAGATTATTAACATTGAAAAGGGTATTGTAGAAAATATTTTACCAGGCAATGTTGCTTTTCTTGATGCTGGCAACCCAAACGATAAAAATATATCACACGTATATACATCAAAATCATTAAGCGGGACAACTTATTATCCAACTATTACTGTTTTAAACGGTAATATGGCATTAAGTGTTTTTAATTTAAAGCTTTCACTTCTACCTGGCACAGTATTCGATTTTGAAGATTTTCATCTAATAAATACCTCACAGCTTTCTAGGTTTGACGCACCGCAATTTAAATCATTAGAAGTGTTTGAATTAGATGAAGAAAACAATAATTTTGTATCAAATTTTCTTTTAATAAGCTCTTATCCCACCCCTACGCCTTCCTACACGCCAGTGCCCACCCCTACACCATCAATTACCCCTACTATAACACCTACTATTACTCCTACTAAAACTGTTACGCCTACGATAACACCCTCACCATCTATTACACCTACTATAACTCCATCGAGGTCGAGTTTATAAATATTTACTATGGATGTAATTAATTTAGATAGTACTAATTTTGTTGGTTTGTCAGCAAAATATAGCAATGATGAAACTTTAAAGTTTAATCAATCTATTATATTTTCTGAACAAAGCATCTATCTATCGCTTAACGAAATATTGAAAGAAATTTACGATAATAAAATAAACAACTATTCTAATTTGTTTTTAACAAATAAAAACGTTCTATCAACCGGTATATATATTGATAAACTAGAGCCATTAGAAGATGAAGGGTTCTCTACATATTTTGCTGCTAATGCTGCGGGTACTATAACACCATCTACTAAATTTTGGGTAGTAGATGAACCCGCAATTAGCGTAAATGTAGCGCAAGTTAAAGTAGATGGCGAGTTTAGTACTATAAACAACAAGTATTTTTTTGATGTAGAGCTATTAACTGAAAAACTTTGTAAAATTTCCCACGAAAACAGCAACGTTACTAGATATTTAACTGTCGATTATACCGGTAATCTGTCTTTTGCAAAAGATGCAGGATTAGATTTAATTGGCCCTCTTAGCCCCCAGATATTTTATTACATTTATGATAGAGCTTATAATTATATGGTTTTAATAAAAAACATAAACGATATACCTAAATTTGTTACTTTTAGCGCTAATAATGAAGATCTTGCATTAACCGATCCCATTACAGGTACGAGTATACCGTATTCAATAACTTCTGTTTTTAGAGTAAGAGAAAGAAACCCTCTTCCCAATAAAACAGAATTATTAGATCCTTGGGTTAGCTATACAAAAGATTTTAAAACAAATTCACAAGATATTAATGCTGATAGAAGTTTTGATAACACTAATACAAACTTTTTAATTAATAACCAGTATTATACAATTTCTGGTAACGAAATTAACTTTAATTTATTATCACTTAAAAATACCTCTACCCCGGAATACAACATTTCTAGAGCTAATCCTTTTTTTGATGAAATAAATGTTGAGTTTAGAGACTATAAAAAGCTTCATACAGGTACATATCAAAATTTAGGAAATGATAATATTACTGCTGGGTTTGAAAGTTATACTAATGCTATAACTCTTAAGAAAGATAAAGTAACATATTTTCATATTCCTCAAGTATTTTATCCTTTTTTAAGACTTAATATAAATGATTCTGGATTGACAGAAGCAGGAGCTATAGCTGGTGATCATCCTTTAAAATCAGATAAAATATTTAAGAAAAAAGCTGATTATAAATATACTTCTAATTTTGGCGATACTGCGGAAGAAAATTCAGGCGAATTTTTATGCGCATGGCTTTCCGGAAATACAAGCCCAGACGTTAGACCTGTGTGGGTAGATAGATATTATAATCCAAAGAAAATTTCTGGTTATCAAGCTCTAACTGCATCAGACTTTAAAGCAATTAAATATATTTCTAATTTTGACTGCTTGGTAGAGAAAGCTTTTGAAACGTTTGCGAGGGATGTGGATGTTTTTGATAAACCATCTGACTTAATTTTTGAAAAAGGAACTTATTATGCGTATCATCATTACGGGCCAAAAGACGTAGATAAATTTATTGAAACCCTATCTCTCGATCTGGTAGAAAAAGGTATAAAGACTTATCTTTTCAATAATGGTGCTGACGCTACATATACTGCGGTAATAAATGAAAGTGATGAGGTATCAGAATATTTATTTGACGGTAAGAAATACGGTACTACCTCACAGTTATCCGCTATTCAGGCGTCTAACCAATTTACTTTAGTTTTTGATGGCTACAGTTCAGATTGGAATAAACCCATAGGAAATCAATTAGTTGGTAATTATGATAGAGACGGTTTTGGTATTTTTAATGAAAATTTAGTTACACCCACTTTATTTGTACCTATTTTAAGTGGTCTGTATGTTACAAACTTAGATTATAGAATTCTCAATACATTAAAGTTCGATAGTAATATTACAGGTATTATAAGACTTCAGGGTATGAACGATTTTTATGGCATATTTGAAGACAATAGCTTTAGAAGATTTAATTTAAATTACTCTGAAACAAGACGTGGTTATCCTGCTGATATAACAGATGAATTAGGTAAAGTTAGAGGTGTTGATTATAATGAAACAGATGCAAGAGTTCTTATTGGCGATAACCCCGGGGTTAAAAAACTAATGAGGCTAGATTTAAACTCTCATGAAATTACAGATATTACTTCTGGTACTTTTAATTTAACAAAATACCCTAGAAGAATATCAAAAGGGCTTAATATAAACACAGCAAATTCAATAGTATTTTATAATGACGTAATGTATTTAACGCAAGGTTCAAAAGCAATAAGAGCCAAAGATACAATTTTTTATAATTTTGAAAATTCTCAAATACTACAATGGAAGGATATTACTAATTTAACAAGTATTAATCCAATAACAGCATTTGTATCAAGCACTACTATAAATGACTTTTCTGTAGACTTTGATAGCAATTTATGGATAGTATTTGATAATAATAAATTTGCAAAATATAGTTATGACCGCGTTTTTATACTTTCTGGTGAATTTATAGATACCGAAGACAAAAACTATACTAATTACAAAATAGATTTTACTGCAGATTTTAATTTAGGAAGTTATTCTCAACATGCGATAGTTACTCGTCAATCATATACAGGAGAAAAAAATAATTTACAATTCGTAAAGCTTTCATTAAGCGGTGTTACTGTAGATAGAAAATATTTTTCAGAATATACGCCTTTAGGTAATAATTATATTTGTAAAAACGTTCTAGTAAAGGACGTATTTACAACTTCACCTACATTATCTGTACAGTACCCCAACGGTATTGTTTTAAATCAAATTATTCCCAGTGAAAATTACACCAACCTTATTTCTTTTAGTGCTAATATTGCAAATTACTTTTATAATAGAAACTTACAAACGTATAATTTTGCAAATTCTAAATTCTTAACAACTTATGTTAAGGATAAATATCCTTCAAATAGTATAAATGTAAAAGCGCAACTAACCAATATTTTTAACACTAATGATACAGTATTAACAGAAATTATTTTTAATTTATCTGCATTAGATGTAGGGTATCATAATTTTGCAGTCAGATTTGATGCTGACGGCGGATATATGCATTTGTTTATAGATGGCCAGCAAAAAGGAGTAACTGAATTTTCACCTAGAAAATATAAATTTAGTAATTTAATATACCGTCCATTTTTAATTGGTAGTTCGAGTTACGCATATTCATTACCTTTATTTTCGTATTTAAAAAACACATCATTTCTTGCATATGATTTCAGAGTAAAGAATTTCTATATATATGATACACCTCTTTTTGATTTTGATATTATGTTTCATGCAAGAAAAGGTATGAGCATACAAGATATAGTATTTGATGTTGCATGTGGTAGAAGAAATTATTTTGAAGAAATTGAGAGGTACTTTAAATTTACACCTCCCGGCTCTAAATCTACACAATATAATTTAATTATTAAAAATTCTGGTATTCAAGACGAAGAATTGCAGTATGCTTTGGAGCAGCGTATTTATGAAATAATAAACAGTACTGCTCCAGTTTATTCAAGGCTAAATAATATTAAATGGGTAAATTAAATGAATATATCTAGTGAAATATTAAATGAGGGGTTAATATATGATAGATATCTTGGAGAAGAGTTATCATTACCATATACTCTAGATGATATAAAGGTACAGCCTAATGATACTGTGTCCTCTAGTCTAATAAGTTTAAAATTTAAACATTTATATGACAATTTTTTATATTTGTATAAAAATACTCTCCTTGCTTCTAATGTTATACCAGTTTCATCAACTGCAATTGCTGGTATAACAGCATCATCAACTATATTTGCGTGGTACGAAGGTTTAAGCTCAAGAGAATTTAAATCATTATCAAACAATTCCAATTTACAAGGTGTTGATAATACGAAAGCAATAATGCTTTTAAAAAATAAAGATTTTGATAGATATTCACTTTTTACATCATCAGGAACAGCTATAAATATATTTAATTTTGATTATAATGCAACGTACATTGAAAAAGTATTAACCGTTTCGCAAATTGATCAAGGATACGGAGTGCCGTTCAAAAGCGTTTGCGATTTTGAATTTTATAAAAACAATTTATTCGTTCTAGATTGTGAATTAAATAGGCTTATAAAATATGATGCAAGCGGATTTTACGAACTTAATACAGTTACAAATAATAGATTATTTTATATAGACTCTATTGGCAATTATGGAGATCAAAACTCAAAAACGGATTTTTACGACCCTAAAGGCATTACAATTTTTAATAATTTTATTTTTGTGTTAGACTCAGGCAACAAATGTATAAAAAAGTACGATACAAATTTAAATTGGAAGTATACTTTTAGACTTTATCAAGACTTTTTATCCGCATTTCCTATTGATATTGCCGCAGATAGCAACGGTAATTTATTTGTCTTAACTGATAACGATAAAATTTTTATTTATGATAATGATATTAAAAATAGAAAAATTATAGATCTCGTGGCACTAAAAGAAAATGATGAAAAGTTTAAAAAGCTAGTTTTTTCTCAAAGCGATACTAATATTTTTTATTTATATTCAGATAAAAATATATACAAAAAACTAGTTAACAAGCCTTATAGTACAGTAGGAAAATATTTACTTTATTTGTTTAAATATGATGACCCTGCTGAAAAAATAAATGCATTTGCATCTGCGCCCACACTAGATTTAAAAAGCGATTCAAATATTATGTTTTCTGTATCTGGTAATATAGGTAAATTTGGATATTTTTATGATAATATTAATTTATTTGATATATTAGCAGTTAGAGATTTTGATATATATGGTTTCGATGAACTAAAATTTAATTTTGATGAATATGTACAGAATTGGGTTTTTAATAAGAATATTTCTAAACTTTTATTAGGCATGATGAGATTGAGAGATGAAATAATTGGAAAGTTTATAGCTTCTAAAGACTATAAAGGTAATATAACCTTTACAGGTACCAGATATCTTATTCCTCAAGAATTAGATACTATTTATTTTGAGCAAGATATTACCTTTTTTGTAGGTAATAATGAGCTTCTTACAAGCAGTATAATAAACAGACCTCTTACAAAACTTTTTAATGTTCAAGAATCATTATTAAAAATTCTTGATGCTGAAATTATAAGAACACCTAGTAACAACACGCCAATAACCCTTAACTAATATGTCAAAGTATATTTTCAGACTAAATGCAGGTAAAGCTCAGGAAAATATTACCCCCATTTTTCCTACACAGACGCCTACTATTTCTCTTACACCTACTAATACTCCTACAAACACACCTTCATCTAATATAGCTCCTACTAGCACGCCTACACCTACCGCAACTCCAACAAGAACATCAGCAGAGACACCCACCCCTACGCGAACACCTACCTCCACTGTAACACCTACATCTACTATTACCAGTACAAACACTTCTACTGTGACACCAACTACAACTAATACTGCTACAACTACACAAACACCAAGTACTAGCCCATCTGCTACTTTCTCACCAACACCTACTACTTCACCTACAACAACAGAAATCGGCACACAGACACCAACAACCACCCCTACTAATACTTTAACGCCTAGTTCTACTGTAACATCTACTGCAACATTAACACCTACACCTTCAGTTACTGAAACAGCAACACCTACTATTACACCAACTGAAACCCCTACTCCTACTGTAACACCAACAGTAACACCCACTGAAACACCTACACCTACTGAGACTATAACTCCAACAACTACAACAACAGTTACAGCTACTCCTTCGTCTACTAATAATCCTACACCTACGTCTACCGAAACACCGACAACTACACCTACACCTACGTCTACCGAAACACCCACTCCTACTGAAACACCTACAACCACACCAACTACTTCTGAAACATCTACACTTACTCCTACAGTTACACCATCTGAGACAACTACAGTAACACCGTCAGTCACAGAAACACCTACTTTAACTGTTACACCTTCTATTACAGAAACGTTAACCCCTACTAATACCCCCACGTGTACTTCAACAGTAACACCCACTGTAACTGTTACCTCAACGCCCACTGAAACTGAAACCCCTACTCCTACT